GTGCAGCCTACACCACCATATCTAGCTTGTGACAAAGAATTAGATGTATATGCGTCCATCACATTTGTTGCGTATATTATTTTATAAATACTGGATACTTGTGTTGTGTTATAGTTTGATCCAGTCGATCCCCCTGCAAAGTAACCTGCCGTTGCACCACTACCCGGATTTATTTTCGGATAATGCAAATAATCTCCATATATGCTGCCAAGATAATTTGCAGAACCGAAAACGATCAAGGAGCCGGAACCTACATATTCAGAATTTTCAAGTATAGCAGTACCAACTAAAGATATATTTTCAACTATGTCATACGCAAGGCAGTAGTCGGCACATTCACTATCAAAACAAAACGGAGTCTCTTCCAACTGAGGACAAGATTCATTTAAAATTCCTTGCTCTATCAAATACTGTTCATCATTTTTATAGACTGGTTTTGTGAACTTTTGGAACTTCTTAATTGGCCAATTCCAGTTTTGTTTTTTCAATTGTTCGCAAGCCTCACGGGGACTTCTCGCAATCAAGGTTACAATAGACCTTTTCCTACATTCGGGAGATTCTTCATTGAATGGACCATTACAGTTAGTTAAGTCTAAGCACTCTCCTTCGATTCTATAACCATAATAAATTTCTTGTGCAATACTGTAAAATATAGGCAGGGAAACATTTATAACTGCTAATACTTTATAAGTTATCGGCAAAGAAAGTGTAAAGCTATAATTATTATAAGTGCCACCTAAAGTCACTCCACCTGAAGATGTATATGCATATGAATTACATGAAAAAGTTGCAGAGCCATATATTATTATTGTTCCCTGTGTGTCTATATTTGTATTAATTATGAATTGAGCATTTCCAGAAATTAATATGTTGCCTTGTGATAAGTATATTGGTTGCGGAACTGTGATCTGAGAAACCGCAGCCAAAGCATATCTTGCTTGAGACAAAACAACAGGCGATAAAGATGAAATTACATCTGTGGAAAATATAATTTTATCAATTACATCCGAAATAGTAGAAGAACTCCTTCCTCCACCTATAAAACCTTTTGCGTTAGAGTATCCACCTTTGGTTAAATTAACCCCAGCCAACGCATATCTTCCAGAACTAAGCACATTTGTCAGAGCAGATGTTGTGTCAACAGCAAAAGCTATGGTATCAACGGAATCATAATTTTCTCCAATCCCACCTAAAAAGTAACCCTTATCGAATCTGTTTCCTATACCAGTTAAATATCTCTTGCCATCTGTCAAGCTTGCTGATTCAGTATTTCTACTTATTTCAGTAGTATAGTAGAATATTTCTGTCAACCTTGTGCCGAAGCCTGCTTCAATGCTGCCTCCACCAACATATCCCTTGTAACTATTTCCATCTATCGTACCCATGGCATTTCTTGCTGTCTCCAAGTTCGCACTTGTCAACGCAAGTTTTGTTTCTGTGGCAAACAATACTTTGATAGTATTTTCTGTTTCACTACCTGTGAAACCGCCAACGAAGTAACCTTTAGATATACCTTGTGATATTCCACCTAGTGTGTCAGTAACAGTATCTAAATCCAAACTTGTCACTAAATCAACTACATCTGTAGAATATGTGAGCCTTTCTGTAGAAAGAATGTAAGCACCAGTATTGCCACCAGAAAAGTAACCAACCGTTATGTTTTCTGATAAACCCGCTTGTTTTTCTCTGGCAACATTAAATGCTGCTGTCGTACTTACCAAAGCCTCAGTCGTATAATCTATTTTATCAAAAGTTGACACTACGGTTCCGGCGACCGAACTTCCTCCAGCAAAGTACCCATAATCTCCATCTCCAATTAGAGGTGGAAAATCAAATTCAACAAAAACCCTGCTCACAGCTGAGAGGCCTGCCCTTGGCTGATCAAGAGCTTGATCTGATAGTAGCGATAAGGCATTAGTAGCAAAATCAAGTCTATATGTAGTGTCAACTATCGTGTTTTCTTGATTTCCTCCTGAAAAATAACCTCTACTGTAATAATCCGATGCGCCAGCAGAACTTGATACTCTTTGCTGTAAATTTACAGTAGTCAAAAGACTTGTTACTTGTGTATTATAATTTACCTCATAAATCCTATTAGACAAAATTGCAGCGCCTGTGTCTCCACCAGCAAGATATCCTTTATTGTTGTTTCCATCTATGCTTATCATAGCGGATGTGGCAATTTCAATCTTTGCCGTGGTAACAGCATTTAGCGTATCGTTCGAGTAATTCAAAAACTCTGCTGTTTGCAGCATGGTCCCGCTACTGTAACCACCTATAAAATATCCGTCCAACCAAGCGTGAGATACTGATCCCATGTATCTTTTTTGTTCGGATAATACAGGAGATGTAAGAGAATTAGTTGTGTCAATTGAATAGTCTATCTTATCAAAAGTATCTACCTGAGCAGAGGAATAGCCTCCAGCGTAATAGCCGTATGCGCTGTTGCCATGCAAAGATGCCATTCCCGATCTTATAGTAGATAAATCTGCTGTAGTGACAGCAGCAATAGTATCATCTGCATATGCGATGCGATCTGTTGTATTTACAGATGCTCCTGTGTAGCCTCCTGAAATATATCCTTTAGAATAGGAGTTTGTAGTGCCCGCTGAGTAAACCCTTGCCTGCGACAGGGTGGCCACAACAGCCGACATAGTTTCTGTGTAGTAGAGCATCCTGTCTACTTTGTTACTAGCTGATGTGGTGATGGGCTCGGAGATGGTGATGGGCTCGGAGATGGTGATGGGCTCGGAGATGGCGATGGGCTCGGAGACGGTGTTGGGCTCGGAGACGGTGTAGGTGTGGGTGTCGGTGTCGGGACGGGCACAGGAGTCGGAGGAGTACCATATAAAGCTAAAAATCCGTTCTGAAAAGTACTAATTTCAGTCCATTGAGTAGTAATGTCTGCAACAGTATTGACAGGGGAAGTATATTGTAACTGATTGTCTGTTCCCAAAGCACCGTAATATCCACTTCCCCAAACCCAAAGAGAGCCATCAGACTTTATAGCGCAAGCATTTGAAGAATTGACTCCATATTTTACTTGCACCCATGTATTACCTCCGATGTATGTTTGAACTGGCGATGATTTACTTGAAGTAGTACCATCACCCAAAACACCGCTTGCCCCAGCCCCCCAACAAAATAATTGTCCATTATTTCTAATAGCTGCCGTATTTGAAAAACCACAAGACACATAGACCCATTGCTCACCTGCGACCAACAAGTCTGGAATAATTCTGTCTGCTGTGTCGTTTAATCCAAGCTGACCTTGGTCATTTCTTCCCCAAACATATAATTCATTCGAGGGATAAGCAATCGCAGCAGCATGATAGTAGCCACACGAAACTTGGCTCCATTGTGAATTTGTTGCTTCTTGCACAGGAGAACTCTGACTTACTCCATGACCACTAGGCAGAAGGATACCATTGCCTAATTGCCCCCAGTAATTATCTCCCCAGAGCCAAAGACTTTTGTCACTAGCTTTTATTGCAGCTGTAAAATTTGCTCCAGCTGAAACAAATTTCCAATCATATGAAGTATCTAAAAGACTCGGACTTAATACATTTGTTGTATATCCATTTCCACATTGTCCGAAATAATTGTAGCCCCATGTCCACAAAGACTGATCGTTCCCTATTCCAGTAGTATGAAATCCACCACAAGATATCATACTCCAATTAGAAGCGCCAGTAGTTACATTGACAGGACTATTAACAAAAGGACCGAAATTACCACCTAACTGACGAGAACCATTTGCTCCCCACATCCACAACTTATCGTAGGAATCTATTGCTCCAGCATGTAAGTTGCCAGAAGATATACCTTTCCATGATGATCCCGCTGCTATATTTTGAACAGGGGAACTTCTACTAACTATTGTTCCATCACCTAAAGTTCCATTTTGATTGTAACCAGAACCCCAAATATTACTTCCTTCTGTCGGGGTCGGAGTAGGAGTCGGAGATGGAGAAGGTGTTGGCAAGGGCAAAATGCCCAAGCCTGCTGAACCATAGGCATTTCCAGAAACTTTAAACCATTGATTGCCACCAGCAATAGTCTCGACAGGAGAGTCATAAGAAACATTATTATTTGTTCCAAGCTGCCCAAAATTATTTTGACCCCAATTCCAGAGACTATTATCAGTCTTCAAGGCTCCAGTCCAATTGCTGCCAGCATCAACAGCAGTCCAGTTATATCCTCCCGCTTGGGTCTGTACCGGAGAACTAAAAGCTAATGTAGAGCCAGTATAATTAACCCCACACGCTCCATAAATGTTACTTCCCCAACACCATAGTTGTCCTGTTCGGGTAATTGCAGCTAAGTGTGCATCTCCAGCAGCAATAGTACTCCAAGGCCCAGTCAAAATAGCCACATTTATTGGTGAACTTTTACTAACAACAGAATCATCTCCAAGTTGACCTATGTAGTTGTATCCCCAAGTGTAAAGAGTGCCGTCTGTCTTAAGAGCAGCACTAAACCTATCTCCAGCTGCAACATATTGCCAATCTGTATCTATGCCAATTTGAACAGGGCTGCTTCTATTCGTGGTTGTCGAATCACCAAGGGCTCCAAATTCATTGATTCCCCATGCCCATAATTTACCAAAGACATCAACAGCCAAAGTGTGATTTTTGCCAACTGAAACATCAGCAATATCAACTTTTGTTGAAGAAAGTAAATTTACTGGATTTGTATTATTTCTACCGCATTCACCAAATGTATTGTTACCAGCCATGTAAAGAATGGCTGTGTTTGAAATAGCAGCAAAATTCGTATCCCCAGCTGATATTTTATTGAATTTCAAGCCACCAAGCTGAATTGGAATAGAAGAGTTTGTAGGACCAAGTGCGCTATAACCATAAACTGGATATCCCCACCCATACAGGTATCTGTTGGAATCAAGAGCAATTTTGTATGAGTTTCCTACATCTACATCAACCCAATCTTGTATGAGTCCTCCAACCTGTACTGGTGAGCTTCTTGCAATTACGCCCGAAGCTGCGCTAGTATTATCTCCAAGCTCTCCATTTAAATTTGTTCCCCAAGTATAAATCTGATATGTTGGTGTTGGTTCTGGTGGTGCGGGAGTTGATTCTGGCTCAGGGGCTGGTGTTGGTGTTGGTACTGGAACAGGTGCGGGCACAGGTGAGGGAGATGGACTAGGTGATGGAGAAGGGCATGTGTAAATTGTTCCAATTACACCAACTCCAATTCGATATCCCGGTGGCACCTCTCGCAACATACTGCTGTATGTTACCCGTAATTTTCGTGTTTCCTCATTGAAAAAAATCGGAGGGTCACCAAATTTCTCACGATTGCGTCTTAATGTTTCTCCCCTTTCAGGTTCAGGCACTCTTTGACATAAAAGTTGCCCTAAAAGCCAACCTTCGCAAACCTTGGTTCCTTCTTCTGTCCATATTGGATACCCACCTGACTGAGTTGGCTCCAACCTACTTACTCTCAATAAGGAAGTAGTTCCCCCTCGACACGATGGATAAGGCTCTAATCCCTCAAGATTGCATTCTCTTGGACCAATCTCGTATAACTGAATACATCCACAACAATTATTGTCAAAAGTTATGTCAAAACCTACACTCGTTGCATCATCACCTAATGGAAATATTTCCCATAGTTCACGGGTACCGCTGGGCACAATGTTAAGACTGGAACACGCCGGTTCATTAATAAGAGTTTCTGGATTAGGGCTATAATTTGGATTCAGTTGTGCCCGAAAAGTACGGACTTCATTAAAGAATTCTCCAAAATAAAAACCATTGCAAGCCATTTTTTCTCCAATAAACCTCTTATACTATTAACTTTTCATAAATCAAAAACTCACATAATTTTTGAAATTATTTCCCAATCCAATTTTTTACCAACGCCAAATCCTAGTTATTAGGAGGTGCAAACTGAATCTCTCCCAATCCAGCTGTAAAACTATAACCAGCAGAAACATTTGTCCAAATTCCACCTGTAGCTAATGTTTGTACTGGAGAAAATTGAATACCATAAGTGTTATTACCGATTTGTCCACTACTTCCTAGCCCCCATGTCCATAAAAGGCCATCATCTGTAATACCTGCTGCATGATTACTACCCGCTGCAACCTTAGTAAAAAAACCACCAACTATATTTTGTACTGGAGAGCTTCTTGGTAATAAATCTGGGGAAGCAAGCTGTCCGAAGGTATTATTTCCAAAAGCCCATATTTTGCCATCATAATCAACGACTTGTGTGTGTGAATTTCTTGTGTCTACATAAACCCAAGATTGAGTTGCCATGACTGTTTGAACAGGGCTGCTTCTATTAACAGTATCATTTGTGCCTAGCTGTCCATATGAATTATTTCCCCATACCCATAGCTCTGCTCCTGTTGAACTATTATTTTTCAAGGCAGCAACAACGAACTTTCCGCATGCAACTTGATGCCAGTCAGTATCAGCACCAACTTGAATAGGAGATTTTTCGTATTTTTGAGTTAATAAAGGCAACGCAAAATAACCATCATTATTATTTCCAAGCTGGCCGTATGAGTTATTTCCCCACACCCAAAGCGTCCCGTCCGTTTTTATGGCAGCAGTATTTAAATATCCACACGAAACACTAGACCAAGTTGTATCCGAACCAACCTGCGTAGGACTACTCCTCGTATCCGTATCATTCTGTCCTAAAATACCAGCTATATTATAACCCCAAGTAAAAAGTGTATTGTCGCTCTTTATTGCAGCTGTATGAAATGTTCCACAAGATATTTCAGACCAATTATTTGCAGTTCCTATTAAAACAGGAGATGTACGAGTAATATTTGTACCATCTCCAAGCTGTCCGTTGTCATTCATCCCCCACATCCACAAATAGCCATCTGTGGTAATTGCCCCAAAATGATTTCCACCAGCAGAAATTTTAGAATAGTAAAAATTACTATCGATAGTTTGTACGGGGTAACCATATGATGGTGGAAATCCATATGGAAAATTAAAATTACCAAGTTGCCCATAACTGTTATCACCCCACAACCAGAGATTCTTAAATACTGCTGGAATAGGTGGCGGTATCGGGACTAAAGGAGTCGGTGTCGGAACAGGAACCGGGGCAGGTGTGGGCGTAGGCGTTGGTGTCGGCGTTGGTGTCGGCCCCGGAGGAGTCGGAGTCGGTACAGGCACAATAGGTGCTCCGGGGCTAAAAGGAGCAATTGGAGAAACGGATGGAGTCTGTGCAATTATCGTATCATCAGGTATGCGAACGCCACCATCCTTTTTTTCGAAAAGGATGTCAGGTGTTTGAATTCCATAATGATTTATAATATCATCTTGAACTTTTCGTTTTGATGGCATGCCCTCTCTCGTACTTTCATTATTGACCTAGTTTATATAGGCAAAAACCACGACTAAATATCATAATTTTTCCAACATAGTCTTAATCAGAGGATGCCTTACAATTGCATTGTCACTAAACCTAATAACAGCTATTCCCGGAGTTCCCTCCAGTCGTTTTACGATATCCATCAAGGCAACAGGGCCTCTTAGGTCCGATTGAGCGGGGTCACCATTGATAATCAGCTTAGCATTACTTCCAATTCTGGTTAAAAACAGTTTTAATCCCATGTAAGTAGCATTTTGGGCTTCGTCAAAAAGGCAAATAGCGTCTTTATGCGTCCTACCTCTTTGATATGCGATAGGTGAAACCTCAATACTGTGGTTGATAATGTCTCTTTGCAAGCCAGCTTTGCCAACCAAATCATCGAGAGAATCATACATCGGCATCAAATATGGCGCTACTTTTTCAGAAAATGATCCCGGCAAATATCCAAGACTTTCTTGACTTTCAATAATTGGCCTTGTCAAAGTAATTTTTTTCTTACTTTTAGTCAAAATTGCTTGGCAAGCGTAGGCTGTACTCAAAAAAGTTTTACCAGAACCAGCTGCACCGAGGCAAAAGATAATGTCATTTTCTTCGAATGTTTTCCATGCATTTTTTTGCTCAGAATTCAAAAATTCTATATGGAATGTGCCTGATTTTTTTTCTCTGGTTTCTGTAATTCTTGGTTGGCTTTTTGGTTGTCTGACAGTTTTTTTCTTGCTCAATTTATCCCCCGTTGATACACCATTCCTGAATGAAATCAACTTTTTGATTTCCCATCTGGTACGATCCCATCTGCAATCCTACCATGCCAGATTGATTTGCTTCCGCAACATTTACAAACACATCAATCCAAGATGGATTCAGAATTACTACATCTGAATGCATGAATATTAAATACTTTGATCGAGGGTCTGAAGCTTGTACCCCCAGATTGGCTGCTTCGGACCAATAAAGATTCTTGGGATTTCTAACAACCTTTACTTGTTCTTGTATTTCATCAAGAAATAATTGAGTTTCTGGACCAGAAGCGTTATCAACTACAATTACTTCATAAGAATTATTCCTTGAATTTACAGCTATCGACTGCAAGCATAAGTTCAAGTAAGACGGTCTGTCTTTGTGGATTATGATGATGCTTACTGCTTCACCAACACAATCATCAAGATTAAAAACGAGATCAGGTTTATTACCTTCTAATGGATTGTGAACATGTGGTGTTTTCATGCGTCTTCAACCTCTAGTTCGTGAGGATGTCTCTCACAAGCAAAACTTAGTTCTCCTTCTGGAGTTGTAATTTTTTCAACCCAAGAAGCTTTTTCCTTAGACATAAAACTCTCTACGACATCCTTTGATTTAGATGCCTTGTCCACTCTGACAAATAAATTACGGCCATCAATTTCCTGTGCGACAGTTAAACAAATAAATACTTTCATAAAGCTCCTGTTGAACCAAAACCACCTAAATTTCTTTTTGTGACACTCAAAATATTGACAACAGACCAATCAACTTCGTTGTTTTTTTCGAGTAAAAACTGAGCTATTCTCTCTTTTGGCTGTATTGTTATTTCGTTCGATGAAATATTCATCAAAATCACCTTAATTTCATCTCTGTAATCTGAATCAATTATTCCGGGAGCATTTGGGATAATCAGTCCTTTTTTACCCATAGAACTTCTGATGCAAATCTTCCCGTGATACCCATGTGGAATTTCAACCTTGATTCCAGTACCTACCAGCATAGGAATAAAAGATTTCAGAACTAAAGGTTCTGTTATTGATGCCCTCAAATCGTACCCAGCTGCCCCATCAGTTTGTCTCTGAGGAAAATAGTCACAATTATCAACAACAATGTTGACAACAACTTTTTTTTCTTTCTTCTGTTTCAGCTTCTCAAGAATTCGCTTGATCATCTTGTTTCTCCGAAAGAACGCCTTGTTCCATCTGCTCTTGTAATTCTAAGATATCCTGTTTTGCAATGACAGGGGTAGGATCAGTTTTATTTTCTTTGAGTAGAAACTCCTTGTTTTTTCTCTCGCTATTGATTTTGATACAATCATTCAAAATGCTTTCAAAACGAGAAAAAAAATTCTTCAGGGCTGAATGAGGATATTTTTTAGCTCTTTGCAACATCATATTTTTGATTGTTACATCTTCAATTTTTGCTTCAATATAATTGATTATTTGACTCAAATAAATTGGTGTCAAATCCGTTGTCTCTCTAAGCCTTTTTTCTCTGTCAGACAGTCTATTTTTGACTGAATCAGAGTTTGATATCTTGAAATTCGTATTTTCTGCCGTCATAGTCTTCCTTCATTTTATCGAACTGTTGTTGTATATCTTGTGTCTCCGCATATTCAACTGGGCCGACAACTTGAATTGGTGCGTAGATATCCTTGTTTATTTGTTCCAATACTTGTTTTTTTTCATCATCAGTCATTTCTGAAGCAGTTATTATGTCATTTGATTCTTGATCATAAAAACATATTATCTTTTTTCCATCTATATCAACAAGAAAAGACAATAAACTTTTTACTGTTATCATATAAATAAGATAGTAATGAGATTTTCAGGGTTCAAAAAATTCATCGAATCTATCGGTGGAGGCAGTTTTCTTCCAACGACTTGGACTGGCACAGAAGCCGATCCAAGTTCTTCCCTTGCTGGGCATCCTACATTTCTACCGGGGACAGATGTTGCAATCAGTTATTCTCCCATGGAAATTCCCAACACTCAAGTAGACGGCGTAGTCAAACATTTCAGCTACCGCACTAATCCAATTACTATTGAATTGGAAAACGGAACTAAACTAGCGATGGATGTAAAACAATATAATAATATTGTAGGGGATTTGCCAATTGTTCCAAAGCTTACATCACTTGTAATTCATTTTCAAAGAAGACCAGATGACAACAAGTCTGAAGTATCACAGATTGTCAAATGTATAGCTAAGTTTATTGGACCAGAGTACCTTAAAGCAAGTTACGGAATTAAGAATAAAAATCAGATGCCATGAGCAACTAAGAATTTTCTCACTTCATCTGGATTACTAAATCCTTGTGGCATGTCTACTATGACATTCGCAATAATGTCGCCTCGTTTGAGGTTGTTTCTGATGTCATACATGCCTTTATTCTTCACTCGTAGTTTAGTCAAACATTCTGTTTTAGCAGGCATTTCAATTTCAACGACATCATTTTCTGCTGTTGGTATTTCTATCTTTCCACCAAATAACATGGTACTAAATTTGGCCCTTACATTACAAAGAAGATTTAATCCATCAATTTTAAAAGTTTCGTCAGGTTCGAAAACACATTGCACATAAAGATTGCCAATTCTACCGTTATTTCCTATATTTCCTTGCCCATTTAGGCACAGAGTCATATTATTCTGTATTCCTTTAGGAACCATAAAACCAATTGTTTGTTCGTCCGAATTGGTTTTTTTGGAACCAAAACATTTTTCACATTTATTTAAAGCAATCTTCCCGTGACCCAAGCACCGACCACAAAGGGTTTGAAACTGGAAGATAGAGTTCAAAGCATTAACGACATGTCCTGAGCCATGACAAGCATCACAAGGCCTAAAGGATGTTGCTCCGAACCCCCTGCAAGTACCGCATGGTAATTTCTTGCTAATGCGTAAACTTTTTTCACCGCCATGGATACTGTCTTGTATTGTTATCTTGTAAATAATTTTTATATCTAAATTTTCTTGATCAAATATATCAAAAACTAAATTGTTATTTCCACCTTGTAAACTGAAATCGTATTGTTGTCTTTTTTCTTTGTTTTTCAAAGTATCATAAGCATTTTGTATTTCAACAAACTTAGAATGCACTTCAGTATTACCCGGATTTCTATCAGGGTGATACTGAAGTGCTTTTTTGCGATAAGCTTTTTCTATTTCATCTTGAGAAGCAGCATGGCTAACTTCCAAGATTTCATAAAAGTTCACGATTAGACTAAAACACCTTTAATGCAATGTGGCTCCATCAAAACACGATCTCTCTCTGAATCATCAAAATTTGGCACAGGCACACCACTACCAGAAAGAATAACACGATCACCAATCTTGAATCCCCAGTTTTCTGGATTCAAGTTTGGCCCCAAATCCTTTACAAACGCTTGGTATTCATTTGTAGGCTTGTTGTTGTTCAAATGCAGCTTGGTGTTCATAATCTCTTGTGCTGTAAGCAGTTCAAGAAGTACTTGAGAGCCAACAGGCTTGCAGCCCTTAACTTCCTTAACTTCGAAATTAGCACAAGCCTTAGTCTCACAATTTTTCTTACACGCCATTCTAAACTCCTAATTTGTTGAATCTGTTGTAGTAACTACGGAAATTGTGTTCGTAGTTGCCAAACTATAATTATTATAGTTACCAAAGTGCGGTAGTGAATCGCTGAAAGGCAAAGGAACATAATTTGAAACAAAATCCTCTTGGAAACTAACTGTATTCCAAGTAGTATTGTTATATGTTGTCGGACACAAAGTTGTATCTGTTTTAACCTTATCATCATTAATGATCAAGCTTGCTGTAAAAGGTTTCTTTTTTTGATTTATGAATTCTGCTATTGCTTGTTCTGCAATTATTTCTGATAAATCATGGTAAGAATTTACAGCCTTCTTATAAACAGAAACTAAAAGCTCTTTTAAGTCTGCAAGATTAAATTCAACCTTATCCATTTTTATTCCTCGATGATGTAGCTGATGAAATACGATCTGGTGTCTATTTCACCAATTAAAATGGTAAACTCCGCATTTTTCCATGTAAGTTCGGCATAATGGTCGAATATCGGTCCTTGCCAGTCTTTCCCATGTGGAAATGCTTCACATAAGCGTATGAATTTATAAGCATCCGTACCAGATAATGATTCCATATATGTGATAGGTTTAACATTTATTGCATCACAATGAACATAATCAGAAAGACATCTTAAAAGTTTCGATATTGTTACCCTTTGAAAACCATGTCTTTTTAAAGAAATTGATTCTTCTATGCTTTTTATTGTTGAACAAATTTCTTTAGAAATATTTGTACATCCCATTTTATACATGACATCTTTTTTATTTTGCAAATCATCTTTCAAATTATCAATCAAATTTGAGTTGTGATAATAATTTTCTATATTGAATATATTCGAAGAACTTGATATTGTTGTATTGTTTTTAATATGTATCGACTGATTTTTCTTATTTGTTCTTGAAAGCCATCTGGTCTTTTCTGGAAGAAAGCGAGTATACACTTTAGTAACTTCTGGATTACCTACAAAATTCAAAAAATCTGGTTGTATTTCATCTATGATAACTTTCGATAGCGATGTTAAATCCTTTTTGAGCGAAAAAGCTTTTTCTTCACAAAATTGTATGATTGAATTAATTTCATGACACTTTTGAAAAAAAGCAGGTGTAAAAACAGTTTCCAAAAAACCAGATAATCCTTTATGGTTTAAATCAATTGCATTAAAAAATTCATGAATCCTAGCAAAAGGATTATTGTAATTTTTAGACACAGGGCTACTTAATAGTGCTAATAAATTTTTCAAGCAAGATACAGAGCTAAATGTATCTATTTCTTGTTTTGTTTCACACAAGATTGAAGAATACAAAAAATTATTAGCTTGTTTAATTTGTTCTAGATTCATTTTTTTGTCCCACAGGACTTATCGTGCAGCACAGTTTTTGCCCCGCAAACTTCAAAACACCGTCAACTTGTCCATAATCTTTAGTTACTAAGAACAATTTTTCAAATGTTTGAAAACCAATATCCTTGTGGTTCATTTCTCTATGAGTAAATTTCATACTCACTAGAACCTTTTTTTCTTCTTGCAGAAACCTTACAGCCATCTTGGCTTTGGTTTCCAAATCATGATCTGTAATTGATGGTGTCAGACGAATTTCTTTCAGAACGACCATCGTCTTTTTCTGTTTTTTACGAGCTTCTTTCTCTCGCAACTTATTTTCATATTTAAACTTACTAAAATTTTCAATTATACAAACGGGAGGATTTGCTCCCGGTACCGTTTCTATAAGGTCTAAACCTTGTGTTTGTGCATATTGCCTAGCTTTATCAACAGTCATGATACCTAGCTGATTATTATCATGACTAACTCTTACTGTATTTGCCCGAATTTGAAAATTTATTCTGTATCTTTTATGATCAAAACTCATCAGATTTATTTAGCTCCTCATTCTGCTGTGGGTGAATCTAAAACCTCAATCAAAAAACCTTCTCTGTCATTTGGAAATCTTCTTGCCCAACAAACATTGTCACCCAAATAGCAATGATAGTTCGGAACATTTGATGCTATAGGTGCTGGTGCAGTTGCACATATTTCCAACAACTTAAATTCTAGGAAGTATTTTCCTGAAAGACAAGTGTCATCAGGCATCCATTCATATATAAGAGTACTTCTTATTAATTGATTTTCTAATGTTGTTCCATCTAGTTGCTCAATATCTTGAAATTCCATTTCTCCGATAGCAGAATTATTCAAAAATCTTAAAAGTCGTATGCCTGTTCCTTTCTTCCAACTGTATATTTCTGTATTCATTTGACCACGAAATACATTTACAGTTTTATTTTCTTCGTCTATTGATTCTACAAGCATTCTTTCAAATGCACGACCATTACCAACTTGGATAATAGTATCCATATTAATTTGCTCAAATCCAATATTATCTGCAAATTGAATAGTCGATGTTAGTGTCGTTATATTAGACTTCAATTTAGCGTTAACCCACATACTTGCTTCAACAACGAGGTTGGTCAAGTTTATTGGCTGCTCACAGTCTGTCACATCTACTTTGAAAACTGGTCTGGTATCATGCCTTTTTATCGTAAAATCAGCACAATCTACCGGAACACCATGACAGTCGTACTGAATTTGATTGCTATAGTTTATCATACTATTATTTATGCTGTCTAAGGAATTTTGTACTTTGAACTGTATTTGTATGTTTTACATCAATTACTAGATTTCATATAAACTTGAAAAACTTCTAATTGACAATCATAATTGATCTTTTTCAATTCATCAATTCTAGCTCTTTCGTTTTTAGTCAAAGATTTGGTTATGTGTTCAAATGGTACTGGAAGAAGCCGTTCCAGTTGATTGGACTCATTCATTTCCAAGCTGACTATAAAATTATAAGTTTTTATTTTTTCAATTTGATTGGCATGAAAAACGAACGAGTTATTTGTGTGGTCTATGAGTGCAGGGTTCAAAGGAATAAAGTTATTAGTAGGAATATTTAAGCGACGATTGCTAAAAAACTCTGCGTATTTAAACACAAAGTATACTTCAGTAACGCCTTTTATTTTTTTTAAGTTGAAATACTTTTTGTACATTACAAAAACTCATCCGGTAACAAATTATACCAGAATTATTTTTTCTTTTTGTTTTTTTTCTTCTTTTTCTTGGGAACAAGAATCTTGGGAAATTCCTTATTCATCTTTTCCCATGCAAAAGGAGGTGAAGAGGAATGTGATGTAAAGCCAGCACTAGGTGGATATGCCCCATATCGAGCCCACGCTTCTCTAGCCCTTGTAGTAGCTGATGATTCTCTTGTTTTTAACCACTCTGCAAATTTCTTCATGCAATATATATGTTCAATAAAATCTTTTTGGCATTCTAACTTTTTTAGTGGTTATTTTTGTCAACAAATCAAGGTCCATATTTTTTTTTGCTTCTGCGAACATGTCCATCAAAAAATAAAACTTATTCGATAATTTACTTAAATTTGGTATAGTTGTATAATACCCTGTATGTTCTACAAAATGTTTGGCCGTTCTAGTAGTATAAAAATACTTTAAAAAAACTGATTGAAGCTTAGTTTTAAAATATCTCTTGATCCAAACATGTTCTTTAGGTAAATCAAATTTATGATAACCTTGATTTATAAAATACAAATTTCTTTCGAAATAATTCATCTTTCTATATTGATTTTATAGCCTGCTTTAGCTAAAGTCCTCATTACTTTTTGCTCTTCTCCAGCAGCAAGTAATTGACGGCCATATTTATCCTCATACTTAATTTTATAAATCTCCGCTTCTGGCAAGGTGATAGAATTGTCTTTTTGGGACAATCCCATATTATCAACAGCAAGCAAACTCTTTTCAAAAACTTTCATCTAGAAACTCCTATCTGAGGTCATCCATTAAAGAATTTCTCAATTCTTCAATTTGTATCCTTAGCAATTCAATGTCTTCTGACTGTTTATTTTGAACTTCCAAAAGCTTCATGTTAGCTTGCTTGTAAAAATTCAAATCATCCAAAAGATTCTTCAAATCGGCTTTCGAGTTAGCAAAAAACTCATGGACCGCAAAGTCATATTCTGGTTCCCAGTCTCCTCCAGCCCACATCAAGTAGTTTTTAGCACCTATACTGGTGACTGAAAAATCTCCTTGAGGAAGACTGTTGAGTCTTTTTTTTATTGCTTCCAGATCGGCCTTACACCTTATATTTAACATGAGGCCTCCTGTAACATTCTAGTTGTAATAACAGTAGCGAACCAGCAAAATTAAAAATCCCGGCTTGTAATGATGTGGTACTTTACAATCAATTAATTGATTCATGCAAGTAACGATAATTTGAGAGTCTCTGGTCACAGAGCCATCAAACTCATCATCATCATCAACAATCTTTTCGTACTCTTGGTGCGAAAATTTTTCAAGCAATCGCAAACAAACATCAACCGACTTTTCAAAAGATTTTTCATTGGTAAAAGAATTTACAATATTAAAATCTTTTTGTGTGATGTTTTCTGTAGGTTTGAAATGGGGATAAAACTCAAATATTTTATGAAAACATTCATTGATTTTATCGTATGCAGTAGTTTCAGTCACAAAACTGCTATCTTTAGATAACTCGGCATCAAAAACATCAGTAGCACGGATTTTCATAAAGCTCATAAATCCTCCTTGAAAAAAGTGACATCCTGTCAACCCAAGAGCAAGATACCAAAAAAAAGAACTCTGTCAACTCAATCTTTTTTTTGATCGTAACCTACTACTGCATGATGTAAAACTGGGTAACCGGGGCAATTGTCACCCAAAGGCACACGGTCATCTGAAAAATCAGTTCGCAAATGGTCAGCAACAGCCTCATCAATTTGCTTCTTCTGTCCTGTCAGTTTGAGGCAATGATACACACCGGATTTCAAAGAATCCTCTGATAAATATCTGCACCCATCATTGGCCTTAGCCATCAAGTTACAAACATGAACTACATGCAAATTAGATAACGGCATACAAACCCCTAATTAACTACCTCAACTTCTTTACCGTGGTCAGAAATCAAAATTCCATTGTGATGATCAATCTCATGTTGACATACTACGCTAAACAATCCTGAAAAAGTCTCGCTGATATCGTTAACAGTAGCATTACTCTCATTAATGGATAATTCCTTGCCTTTAAACAAAGCGTTGTTGTATCGCTTAACCAAAAATCTACGCATACCGCCATTTTTGTCCTTGATACTCAAACAGCCCTCTAATGAATCTTGTTTAGCCTCTTCACTTGTGTATTCCATATCAACAAAACACCTGTAATTCATGCCATCCTTACTGGCTATAAAAAACTTGAGTGGAATACCACATTGAACAGCAGAAAGTCCAACTCCATGATTTTTCATGCATAGTGAAATCATGTGTTTTGCTAGCAACGACAGAAATGCCACATCCTCGCTTGATGCTTCAGCAATCTTGCTGGGATGTGGCATTTCTGCAATCTCAACAATTTTTAATGGGAACCATTTTTGAAATGTTGCATGAGTGCTTGCACTTTCGTGTTGAGCCATTTTTCAAGACTTTCTGCATTAGAAACGATAGAATTTGGGATGTTTAAAACAACTTTAACAGAATCTGGCTCCGCTGACAATTGCTTGTCAACATAGTCTCTAATAACTTGACTAATTGATACTCCACGCTTGTCCGCATGTTTCTTCAAAATTTCTTTATAACGAGTATCAACAACCAAATTCAGTATTCTATCTTTTCTTGTTGCCATGATATTATCTTCTTTCTTCCTTTTTCTTTTTCTTCTTAGGAGCCTTTTCAATAAAAGATTCCTTAAGTTTCAACTTAAGGAGAGTTGCATCCTTTTCTCTCTGCTTTCTTCGGGCAATTTGACTTTTTGATTCATAGTACTCAAGCCTTTTGATTTCCTTCATAATGCCTGCTTTGTTACAAGCTTGCCTGAAGGATGACAATAAATTCCTGAAATTCCTTTCCCGTTCCTCGAAAGAGGCATTCATGGGCAAGTCTCTAGCTTCAACTTTTACATTACACTTCCGCATTTTTTAACCCTTTTATCTTAAGTAATTTGCCAAAAAACTTGGGAGTTGTTAATTTAATAATTTCCGAAAAATTAACATTCTTATGTTTAATAGCAAATTTATCCGAATTTTGCCTTTCATCAAAAAATTGATTAAGACATGAAATTATATTATTGAAATAGTAAGCATTCAATGTACTATCATCCATGTTATTGAAATTTAAGAATGAAAAATAGTTTTTCATCCTATTTCCAGAATTGTATACCTCGAACTCTTGAATCTTTTTACCCTCGAACCATGTCAATCTTTCAAGTACCGACAGACACTTGGATTGACTTAGGGCACCAACGAAAAATGAATTACCAAAATAATCAATATAGCTTCCAATTAAATGGCATATCGTTAGTATTTTCTGAAAATCGCTTTCCTTAATAAACAATAAATTTTTATGTTCTAATCTCATGCTCAAATCAAAAGTAAAATCATTTTGAATACAGATTACGCCTATGCCATTATCCAAAAAACTTTTGATTATACTTTGATATAAAAATTCATAATGCTCGATTGCATGATTTTTACCGTATTGAAAACTAATGGATTTCTTAAATGGCATTATTACAACTTTATTTTGTGGTAAATCTGGCAATTTTTCATTTAAGAATGTAGGCAAATGTGCTCTTGAAAAGAAGGGTGGAAAAGTTACAAGAATCTCTGGGTGTTTTTGAATAAATTCATCAGTCAAATAACTTTTAAAAAATTTATTATACTCATGAGCGTGTTTTACATTGAAAAATACTTCGTTCAGACTACGAGATAAGACTCTTAATAATGTAGATTCATTATTTATACCATCCGTATGTCTATACAATTCATCGGTATTATGACCATTTCCTAAATACCAAAACTCATCAGCTTTACCAAAAAAGCATCGTAATCCATTCCAAGAAATTACGATGTTGTACGAATTGTCATCTGCAACTTCATAGTCATAAACAGTCTTGGCAAAGAAAACTGTTTGTGCAAGCTCTCCAACTATTACGAAAATTTTTACGGACCTTATATCAGCAAGGCTCTTTTGTGTGATTTTTTCTCGTTGTAAACCTGTTTTGTTTACATATCTGATGAGATATTCTTCAGGACCATTCATTATTTTGTCTATCTATTATATTTTGAACATAATCGGCATCATCAACAAGACCAATCTTGATACTTGTGTCAGACCTTAACAACTCATTTGTTGCTTCATGAATAATTGAATTAAATTCTGCAATATTTTCACAAACTTTTTTATAATTACACAAAACAATTTTCTGCTTAGTGTTCGCAACATTCAATAATCGCAATCGCAGCCCTTCCTGTCCAGCCCCATAAAGTTGATCAGGGCTTTCAACAAGCAAATATGGACAATTTGCAGCCATGCTCAAACGAGTGGAGGCCGTCCAAAATTGAATCGTAAATTCAAAATGTTTTAAAAAAGCAATAACATTTTCTAAATTTCTCGATTCGGGCATCAAAGTCAAATCAAGTATATCATCTACTGGACACTTATGTACGCTTTGTTTTTCTCCCATCCAAACTGGATTGAAACCTTTTTCCTTAAGATCATGTATTAATTGAACATAAAAATCTTGACTCAAATTTCTTCCATAAGACTTTCTTGATCTCGCAAATATTCCAACCATTCTTGGCAGTTTGTTTTTTTCGGCCCACTCCAAAGATGCTATCGACGGTTTTGGCAAAGGCAGAAAATGCCTTTTGTTTTTTTCAGGAGCAGAAAAAAAAGATCGTCTTATATTATCTTTCAAACAAACTGGACAAACTTGTCTTGAGTCTCTACTGCCAAATGCTTTGCCACATTCAAGGCATCTTGATTCCATAAGCATGTTACCTAAAAAATGGCTTGGCAGAACCTCTCCAAAATTTTTCAAGTATAATTCTAGTTTTTTTATTGTCTTAGAATGATGATGCAGAGCCCTCACGGTTTCTCTAAGACCCATACAGTTTTCACTCAGTTCCCAAAATTCATCTACTAAATGTTTATATAAAAATTCCCTTCCATACCAACCAACTACAACTATGTTTTTGTCTTTGTTCCTTTTAGCTATTTTCGGTAACAGATAATGAGGAATCAGCCATTCACAACCGAACTCAACTAAAGCAATTATAAAAATAGTTTTATTTTTTTTATACTGATTATAAACATTTCTATAAAACTCTATATTTTTGAGCTTCTGCTCTTGAACAAATTCTTTTCCATCCAAATTGTCGTATCCGACATTTAGAAAGATCAAGTTGCTACCCTTGTCATCGTAGCTGGCTTACCACACTTCGGGCAACGAAATTGTCTTTTTTTTCCACAAGTAGAGCAATGATTTTTAAGCTCATACAAATCTTTTAAATCCTCTGAGGTTCCTGTGGATGTTCTCCCCCAACGGCATTTCAAACACCTAATCATGTATTGCTTTTCCATAGAGATATTATAGTTAAAAACAAAAAAGCCCATGCAAAAAATTGCATGGGCTTTTAATTATTATTTTATTATTAAGCGTGGTATTGACCGTCTTTAAAACTTCCACCTAAAGAATTACTAATCTTTTCAATTTGGTTTCTCAAATTCTCAAATTTCTTTTTGAAAGAACTAGCCTTTTTCTCGTTGAGGCCAGTTTTAGTATTCATTTCAACTTCAAGATTGTATAGGTCACGCTTGAGTTTTTCCAGTTTTGGATACGCTGGATGAGCAGCTAAACCCGCTGTCACCTTCACTTTATTTTCTTTATCAACAGCATCTGGACCAACTGTATCAGGGTAAATAGGATTGGGATTATTGGCTAATCCTACGGCTTTTTCGCCGTTGTCTAGTTTGCCAGCTTTTTCAAGTGATGTCTTAACTAAATCATTGAGAGGCTTGCCTCCATCAACTTGATATTGTCCAGCTTTTTTTTCTACTTTACCAGTTCCATCTTTTGCCTTCTTAGCTTTTTTCTTTGCTTTGGCTTCATTCAAAGCAGCTTCCATAAGCACAGTTGTCTCGTCGGGGAACATCTTGCCACTTCTGGTAATAACATCAGTCCAATAACTGGCATCGTCAGAGCTTAGTGATTTTTCTTGGACAGCATAATTACCAAAGAAGTCACTCTTAGGAGTTTGATCAACCTCTGTAGCCTTAAATATGCCTTTATTCTGGGCACTATCCCATAAATCACAAAGCCTGTTGAACTCATCTTTTTGTTGTTGCCATGAATCAGTCATGAATTATCTCCATTTAGACCTTATTATATATCATGGTTTCAGCAATTTTTTGCATTCTTCAATTGTCAAACCCTTAAATTGCTTGTACCAACCGTCATGTTTGCCAACATATTTGTTGCGCCCTGCAATTATGAGTCGCAAAGCATTCCTCGTATCATGCAAATACTTGCATTTATTGATAATAGTAATATCGAAAGTATCCAAACTATTGTAGGCTGCTGCCCTTACTAATAAAGTAAACAAACCGAACAAGCATTTGTCTCTCCAATAAGGAGACAAAACTACGAGCATGGCAGTTTTTTTAGCAGTTTTGTATATCTTGCTTTTTCTCTTAATGAAAAGTTTGGATTCAAGAGATTGAATAAAAACTTTTAACTTTTGAAACTTATATTTCTTATGGTTTATAAAAATATGATTAGGCTTGGGGTAATCTGCATGAAATATTTCTCTACAGTCATACCAACACGGTACACAAACTTTATTTCTGAACTCTTCTGCTACCGAAAACGCTATATTGCAGCAATTGTATAAGATGGGTATTTCACAAATATCATCCCTCACAAATTGCATCAACACATTTTTCGTTATCTTCAGCATCTTTTATATATTCTATATTTTTTTTACTATTTATATCTGTTTTTTCAAAATACTGATCTAAGTTATTTATTTTCACTATTTCCCAATGCATATCATCCTTCGGCACATATTCTTCTTTTGTATAATAAAAAATTTCAAACAAATATTCATATGTCTTTGCTATAACCATAGGTTTCGTCATACCATTGTATAAGTCCATAAATATTTTTCTAACTAATCTTATTGCTTCTTTTCGAGGAGCTTTCCCCAACTTTGTCATCAAGGTTACAGCTTTTTTTGGCCCTATGTTTTCTAAGAACAGAGCCTCAACTATTTGTTCCTTCAAATCTCCATCTCTAAGTTCCGCTATGGCTTTATAACATGCCATAACATCGCCTTTTTGAGGCCTATGAGTCAATACATCCTTAAAGTATTCATGAAAATTTGAATCATCAATAACAAGTTCACTCATCTTTTTTACTTTCTTCTATCAATACGAGTCGATAATCCATACTTTTTTCTTTTGGGAGTTCATACCTTTTATGCCTTGGAGGAGACTTAAAGGTATAAGTCGAAAACCCATTAGATGGTGGACAAACCTGTATACTAATTAAGTTGCCTTTTTTTAATTCTGATTTAAATCTTTGGTAATCATCATCCCAAATCGTTATCCTTCCCATCTCAAAATTATCATCCATAACAGACAAGCTAGCAAAAGAGCCTTTGCCACTTTTGAACTTTTTAATATTTACTTCGAGTATCTCACAAATTACTGTTGACCATAAAACGCCTGCTTCATCTTGTAGTTTGAGATTGTTAAAGTTTTTGTTCGGCTGATAACCTGCTGCATTTCTAATACGGTTATCCCATGGATAACCATAATATGTCTCCTGAGCCAGCCTACTATTATTTAGTAAAGGCAAAACCTTCGCATCGTCAATTTTTACTTCCTCGCTGACGAATGTTTCCAAAGTTGGCTTAACAGGAGCCTTATCAGCAAATCGTTTAAGTGCTGCTTCAGCTTTTTTCTTAGCACCTGCTAACAATGAAATATATTGATCTTTATTTTCAAAATCCTTTCTTTCGATATAATCAGATAATATCTGTATATTTTTGGGTGTCGCAAGCTTTATGACATGCAGTTGCTCTGGCAATGCTTCCTTGATGACTTCGGCAAGTTTAGTCAAAGAGGCTTCAAATCTTTTTTGTCTATCCTTCACTATCTTTTGATAATCTGCAAATAATAACCAAAATTTATAGAGTTCAACCGGATTGTTTTCCTTGAAAACTCCTAAAGGGATCAAAGCCCTTAGAACAGTTGCCTCGGTTCCAAAACGGGAAAGAAAGTCTTCAAAGCCATCGTATGGCTGGAGTTCAACAATTCGCTTGGCTTTATCCTCACCTATACCTTTGATGTTAGAAAAACCTATGTAAATCTTACCATCAAATATGCTAAATGTTTCCTTAGACAAATTAATATCTAATGGACAAACTTCAACCCCATGATTAATTGCCTCGGAGATATAGTCCCTTAGCTTTTCGTCATCACTTTCACATTGTAGAGTTGCTGTGTAGAATTCTAAAGGATAATGTGCTTTTAAATACAACTGCCTAGCAGAAATATATGAATAAGCTACGGAATGGCTTAGATTAAAACCGTATTCAGCGAAAGATTGTATCTGATCAAAAAGTTTTGTTACCTCTTCTTTAGTAGTTTCCAAAACAAGCTGGCCATTCTCAATAAACTTGTCTTTATATTTCCCAAACGCTTCTATTTTCTTTTTAGAAATAGCTTTTATAACGACATAACAATCACGAAGAGGAATCTTGCCTACAGCAGCAAGAATTTTCATAACATCCTCTTGGAAAATCATAATGCCATAAGTTTTACCTAAAATTGGTTCTATAACAGGATGCAATTTATATTCCTGTTTGCCACGCTTTCTGAGTGTGTATGTCTCATCCATTCCTTGATTCAAAGGGCCGGGACGATACAGAGCTACAAGGTTAACTAAATCATCAAAGCAATCCATTCCACATTTTCTAGCTAATTTTCTGATACCTTCAGAGTCATACTGGAAAACACATTTAAGATCACCAGCATTAGCCATTTCCATGCATTTTGCATCATTCAAGTAAGACAGATCACTCCAATCCCATTGACCTTCTAATGCAGAAATGTTTTTCAAACTGTGCCGTTGTTTTACCATCTTTACTGTTAATGCAATTTGCCAAAGACTACTTACAACCAACAAGTCAAATTTGATCAAGCCAACTGGGCCAAGGTCTTGACCACTCAAGCCTTCAACCCACGCAGAAACAGCTTCTCCTTCGGAGCCTTTGACCAACGGCACAAATTTATCAATGGGTTGATTGCAGAGTATCAATCCACCAGCATGTTTTCCCATGCTTCTATTGCGATGTAATAATTTTTGAACTGCTGCTGCCACATCAGGATGCTTTTGACAATATGCATTCAATTCAGGATACAACTCCAAAGCTTTCTGATAAGTTAAAGCCTCCCCCTCATCATCTTTAAGTCGCAAATTTGTTGTGATTTGAAGAATTTCTGATCTGTCAAGCCCATGAACACGGGCCATATCAATAAAAGTGCTTTTGAGTCCAAAAGTACCATAGTTTCCAATATTGCATACTTTGTCTTCGCCAAAAGTTTGAGGAGCCCAAGTATTCTTCAGATAATCACGAACTATTGGCAAATAATCTACATCAACATCTGGATATTCCCCATTTTTTGTCGATGGTTCCTCATCAAGATTTACATAATCAACAATATCAAGAAGCTTACATATTAAAAGATTGTTTTCGTTATTTGGATATTTTTTACCTTCATAAAACATTTTGATAAAATATTCTTCTAGGTCTTGAACCTCAACCTCGATTAACTCCCATTTGAGTCTTTTTTCAAAATTCTTATGAAGACACAATTCAGGATAAAGATGCTTCCTTTCAAGAAGTAGGGATTTCAATTTTTCCATTGTGTCCTCAAAAACAAATTCACAATAATAAATAGAATACGAGGTTTAATCATGGCACTTACCAATTTTAGAGAATATCTGAACTCCAAAGGCAAAACAATAGAAAAAGCCGAAGATATTATGGATTTGCAAATGGATAAGTCACCAGATGCACCAGAAAAATATGCTACCCATGGGAAAAACTATGCGTTTTCGGCAGCATTAGATAGCAAGCCATTGCCGTACTCAGCCAAAACAATTGATGTAGCTCAAGGTAAGGAAGATCAAGCTGGTTTAGGTTTCTTTGGAACTCCCGGCATCGAGTACACAGACACCAGAACAAATGTTGTTAATTTTTCTGAATTGAAGGAACATTGTGGATGCGAAAGCAAAAAGGCACCATTTGTTGTTGCTTACTCATCAGGAGCATTCCATCCTGATCCAATTCAAGCAATCAAATATATTGTGTATCTGACCAATGAGAATGAAAATATTCTAAAAGCTTTGATGCACGAAGCAAGGAAAATGGGATGCCTTGAAAAGTATACCGATTATCTAACAAGATTCCCAGAAGTATATCGAAGTCTTGGAAAGCGTTATGGCGGTGATGATGGGATTCATCACTTAGCTCATAAAATAAGTTCTATTTAAAATCATCTAAATCTATATCATCTTCGAATATTATCGGAGTATTTTCTCCAACATATGCGCCAGCTATGTTGAAATTAAAATACTCTATTGCATCCTCATAATCCATATCATTACACAATTTTTGAAGTATCTTCTTCTTGCTGTAAACAACTGATAATTGATGAAACTTGGTCCCCGTCCCCATGATTGCATCATCGAAACCATCCATAAAAAGAACATTGCACCCGAATTCTTCACACATATTCGCAATTTTTTCTCGCATGTTTTGTCTCCTAAACTTAAATATAATAGATGAAGATGAATGCAAGTCAACAGGGTGTTAAAATTTAATATGTATGAAATAGTAGTAGCCAGATTTGAAGAAGACTTGTCATGGCTTAATGGCATTAAACATAAAATCAAAATTTATAATAAAGGTCAAAACAACATCAATCGAGATTTTATTCCTCTTGCAAATATTGGAAGAGAAGCGACCACAATTCTTTATCACATAATAACTCAATATGACAACTTAAGTGAATACACTATTTTCTTACAGGGAAATCCATTTCAACACTATACAAAAACAAAAGAACTTTTACACGGCATACCAGAAAGCATAGAACCACTTTACAAATTCAGCGATGGCTGCTGGGCAATCGCAGATAAAATACTAAATGAAACTCAAGAGAAAATTAGTCCGATGCGAGTCTATCCAGCAGATTTTCACGACACATTTTTTAGAGTTCCAAAGAAAAATTTTCTATACGCTTCTGGAGCACAGTATATTGTTCATAAAAATAATATTCGAAACAAGCCAATCACATTCTATAAAAAAATCATGAGTTCATTTTCTTGGAAAGGACACGAACCATGGAGTATAGAAAGAGTTTGGCCTTCTATATTTGATAAAGAAAACAAATATAAAATAAGAACAAAAGATATGTTTCTTTAAGACTGTTTTGTTCCATCATGCTCTCTGAACCATTTCGTAATAATTACCTTTTCACCACGCTCGACAGGCATGCCCCAATGTTCTGTCCAAGGATTACCATCCCCATTTGGTAAAATGTTATTCCAGAATAAAGCGGTCCTTTTCTTGGGGGCAAAATCTATCCCGATCTTAGTAAACTTGGTATGTCCACCCGCCGTGACATCATTCAAATAAACCATAAATGTCCAAGTCCTTTGTCCCTTATCTAAATGAACTTGATTATATGCAGAGTTTTTATCAAACCAATCATTATGTGGCTTGAACTCTTGTCCCACTTCATATAACTGTCCTTGCGGTTCTTCAGAATTCCCATAGGGAATTCTTAAAAAATCATGAACATATTTGTTCATTTCCATATTTTCTGGTGTTTCGTGCAATCTAAGATAAGAAGTTCTACTTGTTCTTACGGTGGCTTCTGCCTCTGGGTTAGTCACCAAAGACTTGGTCAAATTACCTTTGATAATTTGCACAAACCTATCACATTGCTCATCAGTAAAAAAGTCTTCGACTTCATAAAGCTCTACATAGTTATTATCTATTCTATGTGCTCTTGGGTTATCAGCTAAAGGCTTGTAAAGAGGGAAAATAATAGGCTTTTCATCATTATCCAAAATTTTTTGTGTTTGTCTTCTGATCAAAGTTTTAACATTGGAAGGCATGAAATTTAATTCTTTGGCTATTGCATCCCAACAGAAGCCATGATTCAGGAGAATCACGAATAGATTCTCTTTATTCTTTTCTGCTTTCACATGATTCCAAATCCACCACTTCCAATCATCGCTAAATGTTTTAAGAAGCATTTGTAAATCTCCAATGATAAAATGATTGTATTACCATTTGATGTTTTTCGCATTGCAGATCATCTCTCCAATGGTTCATCGTTGTTCCCAATATTAAAGCACCATCGCCAACTCTTGTCTCAAATCCTTTGATGCCGTCTACAGTTTCAACATATAAAGGCCATGGCTTGTTGATATTACTGAATGTGCAAACAGTTAAAGTTATATCAAGACCTTCTCTATCTTTATGCTTTTTTAGCTTCGATCCATCATAATAAATTCTTGTATAACTGTTTTCTTCTTTGATGTTATTAAATCCAGTTGCCTGTTTAATTTGGGGAGTCAAATCATGCAAAAGCTTTTCATATAACGGAATCCTTGCTGTCCCATAACTGTTGCCATAATGTGAGTTATCGACCTCATGACTCAATCTATTCTCCATCATCATACGGAGAGCAGCTTGATTCAATTCATCGCATTGTTTTTGATTTAAAAGCTTTTCAAAGAAAATATACATAATAGCCTACTTTTAAACTATTATAGTATATTTTTATCCTAATTTGAAAATTTTAACTTAATTTGTTTTCCACCTCTAGCCTCGCTCAAAAATCTTGAGAAAAGCAAACCATGTCGTATCGGATCAACATCGGTGACACCCAATAAATAAAGAATCAAAGACCCACCACCAGAACCTCTTCCGGGGCCAACAGCCTCCCTTCCATCTCCCCAACCCAAAAGCTCAGGACAAACTCTTCTGGCCTCATCGGTCATCATCTTCTGGACTAGAAAGTAACTAGCAAACCCCTTTCGTGTGATTATATCAAATTCTTCCGCAACTCGTTTGCCGTATTCCCCTTGTGGCTTGATGTTTCTAAACCGCAATCCATCTGCGACAGCCTGCGCTAGAGCTTTCTTTTCTTCCTCTTGTAGTGGAAATTTTATGCTTCTGTCTAGTTCAACGCCCTTGGCTTTTTGACAAATAGCAACTGTAGTGGCCTTGGCTTCTTCAAATATTTCGAGTGGTATGACATCACTATATTTTTTTTGCCACATCTCATTAAGCTCTTCTTCTGTTTTCATCCACAAATTACTGTCTTGGAGTTCAAAAAAATCTTGATTTTCATTTTCTTCAATCATCTTTTGTATTTCTGGCAAAGTTCTTTTTGTCTGAATCATCAGCATCAATCTTTGATAATGACTATCTTCCTGTTTGCAATAATGGCAGTCGTTAGTAAGAATAATTGGAAGATTATACTTATCTTTCATTTTCAAAATGAAAACATCATATGGTTTTTGCTTTTTGAAATCCAACATCATAATTTCTAAGTAAAACTGACCTTTGAACATGTTGATATATCTTACTAAAACTTCTTCAGCTGCTTCCTCCCCTTTTTTATCGAATGTTCTGCCTATTTCACTTGCATAACAGCAAGATGTAAAAATCAATCCTTCTTTATGTTTTTGAAGCATCTCATAGTTTACACGGGGTTTCGCATAGAAACCCTTCAGAAAACCATAAGATGATAATTGAACAAGATTGGAATAACCTTGTTTAGATGTGGCAATCGCAAGTAAGTGACTGCCTTTTACTTTGAATTCTTCAAGCTCTTCAGGACCAAGTTGGTCCATGAATTTCTTTCTACTCTCTTCATCAGGAGTAGGCTCGGAGTGCATGCGGTTGACATATAACTCACAGGCAAAAATTGCACTAAGCTTATTTTTTCCGTGTTGTTCACAAATTTGTTCACAAGCTTTTACTTGTCTGGGAACAGCACCGAGCATGCCATGATCACTTATGCAGAGAAACTGACCATGGTGGTGCCAATGCTCTGCGTATTCTTCAACTTGGCCAAATCCATCTAAAAGACTATAGTTTTTTGCGCCCCCGGCATTAAATTATGCCGGGGGCAGTATGTCTGTGTGAAGATGTAGGTGTTCAAAACCTACTATCTTCACACTTGACCCTTGGTTGGACATGATTTTACCTTAAAACCTTTTGATTGAAGCCAGTTTTCAAAAGCACAGGCATCATAGTTGTCATTTTTAACACAGTTCTCAACAACTGTCAATGGCTGTAAATTTTCCAAACAATTAATTAATTTAATGTCTCTAATGCCATAGTCTAAAAATGCTTTAATAGGAAAAATATGATCAAGGTGCCATTTTTTTCCTATTAATTTATGCCAGTTTTTGTGATTAAATATGTGTTCCCGTAGTTGCACAGCGGTATAGCCCAACAATTCTTTTGTTTTTTTGTTTTTATTTATTTTTAAATATCTTATGCAAATGTTAATCATCGATCTGCATTTCTGTCTAAACAAATCATTAGTCCTTTTCTTTTCACGATCAGATATCCATTCATAATGATGAGAACCACTTCTTCCTAACAAAGAACAAGCAGGACACCTAGGAACTTTTTGGAAATTATTTAAAGTTTTTTTATGATTCTGTCCGCATTTACAAATAAATTCTACTGGCAGTCTTGCTTTTTTATATAAGCCAATTAATTTGCATCCTTGATCTTTGAAAAATTTTGCAACTTGATCTTGTGATAAAGTTTGCTTCTTTGAATTTTTTATGTTACCACATTTTTTGCATCTATTACCTTTTCTAAAACTATCAAATACTATTTTAGATTTATTGCCACACTCACAAATATAATCTAATTTAGCTCTGGCATTTATGTAATTTTCACTTAGAAGATAACAGTTCCTATCTTCAAAAAATTTTTTGACATAGTCATATTTAAGTTTGAATTTATTTTTTAAACAATTTTTACATCTGCCTCCTTGCATAAAATTACTTAGTTTTATATAAGAAATATTTCTGCAAACACAAATATATTTTAATTTATTTTTTGCATTACAATACCTGTCCAATAATTTGCACCCAGCATCTTCAAAAACTTTGACAACAAAATCTTGATCATATTTTTTACCTTGCGCCACAACCCACCTCAAATAGATTAGCTTTTCATAATCTATCTAGTGAGCAGTAGTAAAATTTTAATTTATCAACTTCTTGTCAAACCGAATTCCCTTTTATACTGTTCTCTTGTCAATTGAATTACATTTGACCCGTCATTCTCATCGCAATAAAACATGAGTTCTTCTTGGTTTTCATCTTTGGTGACCAGAAGAACTGATTTGCCAGAAACAGCATTTAATGATTTCAAAGTTTCATCAAGGTACGGCATATACAAAGTTCTGCCTTCCCATTGATGCTCTAAAAGCATTATGTTCCTACCAAGATGATTGTGGTCGGTCATCCTAATATCTGGTAAACCTCTGTTGGAATATCTTTGAATGAGCTTTTTCTTAATTTTCTTGGCATCCTTTGATTCAATTACTACTTCACCATTAGGATACTTTTTCCATTCAAAGAACTGATACTTTTCGCAAAAATCCTGAGTAAAGAATTCATTGATCAAATTGACATCATCATATATCTTTACAACTTCAAAAACTTTATTTTTACCCTCGCCAAGCTTCAAATCCCAGTTTTCTTTTTCTTTGAAACTAGCACAATTGTCGTAATCAGAACCAAACCTTCCTTTATCCCATCTTTCCTCAATATCTATCAACAAATTAAACCCAAGCTTATATGGGTTCATACTGTACTTACCACCAAGAACACCAGCCTTATGAATCGAATACTCTACAATTCCTTCATCATGACTCTTTTGACCCAAAGCACAAAGCCCTTGTTTGGCTATCAAATGGTAGTCAACATAGCTGGCAAATCCTTCATTCGCCATTTTTGTCATGCCTTGTGGAGCAAAATAGTGTGCTTCGTCATAAAGCATACTCATGATGTCTGATTGCCAAGGCTTGAGATTGCAGTTATCTTTTATCCATCCATAAATATCTCTTTCTGGAGACCGGGGTATTCCCAAATCTTCAATTTTTTCTTCTCTTTCAATACGATACTTCTCTGACTTAATATATTCTTTTGTATTGATCCAATCTTCCATATAATTTCTATCTTTGTCTATTTTAATCCTTTTTGGATAACGATATTTTCTTTCATCTCTAACAATAGGATTTTTTACTTGTCTAGTTTCCCAAGCTTTGGATGGATCAATCAAAGTTTCGATTCTTAATAAATTATCAATAAATTCAGTTACTTTTTCTTTCCCCCACCTTGCCATATACTTTCTGATTCTGCTGCCATGGTTAGCTAGCTCATTAATCATATTCTGGGATGTGTGTTTGAAATAGTGGTTATTCTTGAAAAAGTGGTTGTGCCCAGTAGCATGAGCAATAACAGTAACATTATCAAGAAGGGTATTGCTATTAAGGCAATAAATGTAGCAAGGATTTGTATTGAGAACCATTTCATAAATGCGATGCATTCCATACATGTAACCTCGTTGCAGTTCTTCGTACTCCATACCCCAACGCCAATGGGGATATCTTACTGGAAACCCTCCATAAGCTGCAACTTCGGAAATTTCGTCATAGGTAAGCATTTGAACCACGGTGGGATAGAAATCCAATCCGAAGTCTGTGCATGCCTTTAAAATATCTGGAATTAAAACCTTCAATTCATGTGGTATAGAAACACCGGGAGTGGTAGCACTCCCTTGCAGAATTGAAGAGCCATACATGAATTTGTCAGTCATCGCAACCTCAAGATATCTTTGTTTTACCAAGCAAGTCTTTAATAGCTTTTAAAACGGCCTCGTTTCTTGCCTCACCACTTAGGTTGGAGGAAGAATTTTCTATTTCAGCCGTCTTTATATTTTCACCAAGTGTATCATCCTCTTTAGCATCTCTGACTGCCTCCAAAACTGATCCACGATAGTCGTATGCAAAAATCTGCGTAATTCCAACAAAATTGACGACTTTTTCAGGGAATTCTTTTTTCAAAGTCTGAATAAAAACTTCGTTGTCATTTATTTGATTTTCACCATCGGTAAAGTAAAACACATAAATATTCCATTTATTTGGCGGGAACCTATTTTCAAATTGTTTGGCAATTAATTTTAGTGAGGAACTGCAAACTGTTCCACCACCAAATCTATATTTGTAAAATTTTTGTTCGTCAACTTCTTGTGCTTGTGTATCGTGCCATACAAACATTCTTTCAACACGCTTATAAAATCTCTTTATCCATACATCAATCCACCAAGCCATATCTGAAACTATTTCGCATTTTGCAGTATCCATGCTGGCGCTTCCATCTCTTGCATAAATTATCAATGCATTAGTAGATGGGTTTTTGATCTCTTTGTATTGTCTATACCTCTTGTCACTATTAATTGGCAGAATCAAACGAACTGGGTCTTTATACCCCGGCACTTGATGCAACTGATTGATTTCCCCCGTGCTACACATTCTTTTCAACGCAGTAAGCATGGTTCTTCTAGTATGCCTAAGCGACTCTGGGCCAACTAAAGAAATATTATTGTATTTAATTTTTATATCTTCAAAAGTATTATCTTCTTTCGGATTTAAATCAGGAAGTTCCAATTCATCTTGTAAGAATTTAAGAATTTCTTCCAAATCTAAACTGATTGTGATGCCTTCTGCCTCTTCCGAGCCAGCTTTATTACCTTTGCCTTTTCCCTTTGGATCATCTCTTCCGATAACATCTCCCGGCTTTCCATCTCCTCGTCCAACACCTGTGCCGTTGTTACCGAAAACAATATGTGGAATGTCAATTTTTGGAATGGAAATTGAAATTTTCCCATTCTTCCCTCTGCTTCTAAAAATATTTCCCGATTTTATAAATTTTTTAAGCTCCTTACGAATTTTACCAGAAACAACATCTCGAAATTCTTTATGGTCTTCATTTATTCTACGAGGAATAAGTCACCTCTCTTTCAGTTTCCTTTAAGTATACTTCTATGCAACCATGTTTTGCAAATTAATTTTCATCAAAATATATACGAAAAAACCAGAACCATTAGACAAATCTAACGGTTCTGGCTCTGTCCTAAAAATGCACTCATTGAACAATATTAAAAAAGAAAAGCTGAACCAATCTGGCCTTACTTGCATCTTCGACAGATAAGCCCTCATAAGTGCTGGCAGAATGTATCAGCTTTGCATCCCAAATTGCTAACCTATTATAAACAGCGCCGACCTTATCACATAGCTCCCAATTATCTGGATGTACAAAATTATATTGATTGTATATTTCTGAATCTGCTTTTTGAATCGCTTCTTGGTTGGCAAACTTGTGCGACTCTAGTGGATTAGCTGGAGGTCTACGGCATCCATGTTTCTTGCTTTTCCAGAAACTTGTGCCAGCAGTTATAGGGGCATCAGGTGTTAAGTATATTGCAGCTGCATAGTTTTGAGCATCACTATGGTATACCAAGGGGTCTTGAAAACCTGTGATTTGGAAACAGCCATTAGCAATCTGGAACAGCCAGCCCTCAATTTGTGTACCCAGAAGTCTTTCAAACTCTTCCTTTAAATAAGGCCACAAAAACCTTTCTGTGGTCCTTTTACCCTTATACCAACGAAGGTCTTCGTGAAACTCTTGTTCAAGAGCCATCCCTCTAATATCATCAGGATTTTTGTAAAAATTGTCAACTACAAGCAAATGTGGATTTCTTTTGTTGAAAATATTATGATTTACCGAAAATGAACTAGAAAAATTTAAATCTTTTTCCAAGACCCACATAGGAAGATCGACATCTACTGGCCTGACATAATACTTAGGCAAACCATCTAGGCCTTGGCCAATCTTTTCAACTGTACAATCTTGTTTAGAAAACCGTACTTTTTGGCCTACAGAAAATTTAGGATTCATTATTTTTACCCTTTCGCTTCTAATTTGAATTAAATTCTAAAATTATGACAGAATCAACAACTATGACTTGCTTTCCAAGAATATTAGTTATTTGACCAACTACTTTTACTGCTTTTTCTTGTTTTTCTGCTCGATCTAGCAAAACTTTTTGTTGTGGATTTGTAACAATTAACTGATGTTTATACATGACGGCATTCGGAAATTTTCCGACTGGCATATGACTAAGTGTTAAAATGTTCTTGTCATATTCAACATAGCCAGAAAAAGTTTTAGTTGGATAATTTTCTGAATCGAATTGACTAAAAATATCAAGTGGGCGTTTTTGTAAATCTGCTGTATTAATAAAACAGGTCAGCAACAAAAACGCCCACATTTTGATTACTCTCCAGAGTTAAAAGACAGATCAAAGCCTTTATCTGTCTCAAGCGGGGATGAGAACTTCATGTTCAAGAAAAAGTCTCGTAGCTCGTTGGGCAGGCTATTGATTAGCTCACCCAAGGTTGCATCAGAGGCCCATCCGTTCATGATATGCTCATCGAGGTCTTCAAGCAACTGCCTAGATTTGGCAGAATTCAACCAAGGATTCTTCAAATTAGCTGCACTCATGTTTGCTCCTTATTCTTCTGCTAAGTCACCACGGGCAAATATGGACCCAACATAATCTAGAACATCCCTTGCGGATTGTTCGTTGTATCCATATTCTTTCATCCTCTCAATTATAGCATCAATCTTTTCCTGAATCTTCGGATCAACAACAGAACTTCCAGAAACATGCAAAGCAGATAACTTAATATGATCTTTAGTATCTTCAAACAACTTCATCTCGAAAGCTTTTTTCAGTAAAGGAGAAGAGTCCCAAGCAAAAGTTTTCTTCTTGTGGCTCAATTCACCGATGAAAGCAGCAATCATTCTTCTGAAATCATCGACTGCGTTTTCAGCAACATCAATTTTTGTTTCAATGTTACGCATCAGTCGCTCATCAGGCTGCTCCTCACGGCCAGTATATGGATTCTTTACTTTAGACTTGTTGATATAAGCCATCAAGTTGTCTATATAGTTTGAACAAAGTCTAACAACTGCTTCCTCATCACCCACAAGTGCTTTTTGAACCTCCGCTTTCAGAATCTCATCAAGCTTATTCTTGGCCAAAGTAATACAGTTAGTATACTGTTTAATCTGGTCTTTGTTTGTAATCAAACTATGGTTTTCAAGACCATCCATCAAACTGTTAAGAACCATGAATGGGTTAATGTAATCATGCCTATCAGAAAGGCAATTAGCAATTTTATCTTGCACATACCTTGCGCTAACGCCACCAGCCATACCTTCATCTGGATACTTATCTCTTAGCTCTTTGACAGAGTCTTCGGTCCAGCCGGGGAGCATCTTATCATTGTATAGCTCGGCTTTTTCTACAAGACTTAGCTTACCGTCCTTATCGTCTTGAAGTCGAGTAAGAATTGCCCACAGCGCAGCAACCTCCAAAGTATGAGGTGCTACATGCTGACGAACTTTGCCGTTTGAGTAGTCTTGTTCTAAAACTTTAATTTCGTCATCCCACTTCAATAAATATGGGACATCAATCTTAACAGTTCTGTCTCGCAAAGCTTCCATAAATGGATTGTTTTTGAGTTTTTCAAATTCAGGTTGATTAGTATGGCCAAGAATTGCCATATCAACTCTAATCTGCGAAAACTTTTTGGGTTTGATTTGTCTTTCTTGCGATGCACCCAAAAGGTCATATAGGAAAGCTTGCTCTAATTTGAGCATTTCAATAAATTCAACAACGCCACGGTTACCAACGCATAACTCTCCATCAAAGCTGAAAGCTCTGGGATCGGAGTCGCTTCCAAAATGTGGGATTTTTGCGAAGTTAATGTCACCAGTCAGTTCAGTTGAATCTTGATTCTTTTCATCTTTCGGCTGGAAAGTAGCAATTCCCACTCTATCACTTTCGGAATGTGTCAAGCGAATCACACGAATGTGATTAGTAACGACTTTAAGCCAATCACCATCATACTTCTTTAAAAGCCTTTGCATGAATAGCTTGCACCTTGGGTCAAGCTCTCCATCGACATTCAAAGAATACAAAGTAGCCAAATCTTTTTGGTCTGCTTGATCTCTGTGTATTTTGTTGAGATCAGCTAGCACCTCTTGTCGCATATCCTCTGGCATCAAGCGCAAAGGCTCTTCATGCATAGGGCAGCAGTCAGTATCGGAAGTGTAAATACCATCTTGTCCAGTTGGTAAATTGACCCACTTGAAAGAATACCAAGCTCCCTCATTTGTACGACTATATTTTTCTAACCCTTTTTTAAGCAATCTGCAAATGGTACTCTTGGATGAACCAACAGGACCATGTAGCAAGAGAATTCTTTTTTCTGTACCGTAAAACCCAGCAGCACCTTTAATATGTTTCATAAAACGGTCTAGAGTTTCCTCCAAACCAAAAATAGGAATATCCAGATCGTCAAAAAAGTTGTAATGTGTAAGTATGTTGCGATATCTTTCGACTTCTCTGGTGCCTTTTGCGACAACCATATCATAAAGTCTTTGATATGCAGTTCTTATCAGCTTGGGATTTTCATAACACTTTTCGAGATACTCTTGAAAAGACATCTCTTCATTGATTGCTGCATATTCTGTTTTGTTAAATTTTTGTGCTACTTGTTCGAGTTTGCTCATGTCTTAATCCTCAAATGTGCAAAATTACTCAACTTCTCCAAAGAACTGACCACTTTGAATGTCATCAATCTCACGATATGGTTGGCCACCCACATGTGACGCTTCCTCCGCTTTACGGCGAAGGTCTTGCGCTTGTTCTAAATTATATCCAGCACGATAACCAAAGTTATCAAATTTACTTGTATCTTTCGGATTAGTAAATTTTATGTTGGAAATGAAAGTCACTTGTTGCTTCTTCCTCTTTGACCCACAGGATGGGCAAACAACATCTTTATATTTTCCAGAAGAATCAAAGTTTGTCAATGAGTCGTATTCTTTTTTACATTTCAAACAGGCAAAACTATATGTTGGCATAATTACTCCAAAAAATTAACCGAAGGCATCGGCCTTCGGTTAATAAAGTAAACACAAAAATAATTGTTACTAATTAAAACAATTCGTTTACCATTTTTTTCAGATTCGAATAAATTTTCTTAATGATTGTCAGTTTGTTTTTCGTAGTACGAAACGACCATAGCCAATCTTTACTAGCAACAGATATTGCATCATGTAAAATTTTCTCATCAACATCGCTTCTGAGAATATCTGTCTGCTCTTGCTGTGCCATGATTATTTGATCCTCTATAGGCATGTCCTTTTTCTTTTTCTTGCCAGAATCATCATCAAAACTATCATCAAAAGGAAAATCAAATCTATTTCCCATAATCGGCCTCCCTCATGAGCTAAAAACAATCAATTCATTTTTTCTATCTTTTCATTCGCCCAATCTTGCTGAGTGCCAAAAGTATTTATTAAAACAACGAACACAGATTGTAACAAGATGTTACAATCGGTATTAATTGATATCGTATTTTATATTTTAAACAGGCTTTTTCTTTTTTTATACAGAGGACCGAAGTGTGGACTCACATGTTTAGTCTTTGATCTAGTAATCAAAGCACGATGCGTACTTCTATCCCCACCATGATTATTGAAATTCTTTTCACTTAAAACTAAAAATTCTTTAAATGTCATTGTGCTCCCATGACAAGATTTTGAAGAACCTTTTTTTGCCTTGGGTCTCTAACATATTTGTCAATAGCAAGCTGATTTTTAGGATCAAGCTTCGCTGGTGGCTTTGGAGCATTTGCCTTGGCTGCTTGATTTTTTGCGATATCTCCCAAAGCTTTTGCCATGCCCTGTAAATCAAAAAATGATGCATCTTCATGGTATTGTTCTTGAACCCAATCTTTAAAGTTTTTCATTTAAGAATTCCCTTCACTTTTTGCATCTGTTTCTTTATTTACTAACCAATTAGCAAAATCTAATTTTTTGGATGGCAACGCTATCTTGGTTTTTAATCCAAAGTATCCACGAATTATTTTTGCGACTTGTTTTTGTCCCATAGGTGTCTTAGGGTCTTCGATAACATCATCTAAATCCTTGATTAGCGTGACATCATAAGGCATTGCACATGGGTTTTTGCTTCCGGGTAAGGCTGCTTTGACAGCATCGAGTCCTATCAAACCGCAGTCTCTATAGCCTATATCGTGAGTTTTACATGCTGCATCCACAGGGTTGATTGGGGACTTGGCAAATCCCTTCTCATCATATGGTCCGGGACCACAGAAGTTGCCGTAACGCATAGTTGAAAAATTAAACATACTATATCTATATATTTTGAGGTAAAAATGTTAAACTTTAGAGAATGGGTTTCCTACCATAAAATACTAAATGAAAATTATATTATTGAAGACACAGAAGTAGTATCATTGCCTCCCAAGGTTTTATGGATCACAGGCATGGCAAGCACAGGTGATGGACCAAAATTTCTCAACAACATGGGCTACGACTGTAAAGCGATAAGCACCCTCACAAGTAGAAAAGCTGCGTACATAGGAAGATTTGAGCGCTATGCTTGGGCAAAAATGTTCTTGCAAAAAAAGGCCGAAAAACTTGGCAAGGCTCATATGGCTGCAAATGTTGAAAAACACAATAAAGAAATTGACGAATTTGAACCGGATGTAATTGTTGGAACTAGCCAAGGCGGTGCTGTGGTTATGGAAATTATTGATCAGCATCCAAATGCCAAAGTTGTTTTAGGCAACCCTGCTTGGAAAATCTTCCATGCTGATCCAAGCAGACTACCTCACGATACTATTGTCATAGCTGGCAAAAAGGACTGGACTGTACCATATGATGATTCTGTAGAATTGGCAGAAAAATATGGTCTTGAACTTATTTCATTTGATGGTGGACACTCAGTTCCATGGGCAGAAATCGTAAAACAAGTCAACCGTCAGCTTGTCAGGCTTGGCATCACACCTCCATCAAAACCTATACCTGCTGAGATTTTATCTTGGTGATGATGTTTGTTGTAGACATGTTGCCATAAGTTGGCGCAAAACGAACTTCTTTGCAAAACTCTCTGCCTATGACAACTTTATTCTCATATTCTGCACCTTTTACTATTACATCCGGTTCTATTGATTTTATTATTTCAATTGGTGTTTCGTCATCAAACACAATAATATAATCAACAAATTCCAAATTTTCTAGCAAAGCCAACCTGTCTGCCAACTGCATAATTGGTCTGTTTTCCCCTTTTATCTTTCTAACACTTTCATCAGAATTTATAGCAACACAAAGTTTATCTCCCTGCTGAGAGGCATATTTCAAACTCGATAGATGGCCCCCGTGCAACAAATCAAAACATCCATTCGTGAAAGCTAATTTGAAATTGCGATTGAACAAAACATCAGGACATGTGACAATTTTACTACCTGTAGCTTGCCACAACTCCGCTGGGCTCAACGGTCTATTCAATTCTCTTTTAACATAAATAGCACCAGCTTCGAAGGCTATCTCGCAAGCATCTTTCATGCTAAAGCCTCTAGCTAATGCCATAGATAGAAAACAACAAAAACAATCTCCAGCGCCTATAACACTTTTTGGATCAGAAAAAGAATTTTTCGATCTATATTCAAAATAATCAGCCTCTTTGCCAACTACACCTTGTCCACCTTGTGTAATTACAACTGAATCACATCGGAGAGAATTCATAAAATAATCAATTTGATCATGCCAATTCTTTCTATCGCTTAACTGTTTTGCTTCAATAGAATTCGGTTTGAAAACTGTACAATCTTGCCATAAGTCAATGTTGCTGTTTTTTGGATCAACAACAGATTTTGATTTTTTAAAAAATTTTCTAAACCAAGGATAAGAAAACATTCCTTTGTTGTAATCAGAAAAAACATTCAAGTCGCTATCTGGAATGTTCAAATCAAGCAAGTGCTTTTTAATATCATCTAATCCAAAATTTTCTTTTTCAAAATCCCACCGGCAAATTGGAATGTTTTGCGAATACAATCTCTTTTTGCTTGGTATAGAAATGCTTCCGACAACTTTGCTATAATTTGTTTTTATGCCCCTAGAATCATAAATTATTTGTGCCAAATTAGAAAGCAAACAAATCAATTCAAAATTCACATTGAAATACTTAAACTGAAACGCAACATTTGCTGCCCCTCCCGGTATCATTCCAGATATGGGACTTTCATCAACGCTTTTATAGACAGGAATTGGAAACTCTGGACTAATTCTGTTTACAGCGACATCGTAGTACTCATCAATTAACGGATCACCGATAACATTAATAGTTATCTTACTTTTAGCATCGTGTTCTAGAAATTTTTTGATGATGTTCATATAATTAAAAAAAGTGTGGCCTACAAAAATTATAGGCCACACTTCAACCAGAAATAAGGAGACAAATTACTTAATGAACAGATGCTGGCTCACCCAGCGCATTAATATAGTGCAAACTTCGAAATAATAATTTTTATTTTATTTTTTACAACTGTTTCGAAACAATACCATATATAAACATGAGACAGGAGCGAACATGAGAATATTTTTTTTATTAATGACATTCCTGCTTTGGGTAAATCTAGTTGCAGCACAAAATAAGGTAAAAGATTTAGAATTACCTCCAAGTGTAGAACTTGACGCAAGCAAAAAAACACACACAATCGAAGGAAAATGCCAAGGTGTTATAAAATGGCTTGTTGCTAGCGATATCAAAACAAAATATACAATAGAAGAAAATAAAAACACAATTACAATTCAACTACCATCATCCGGGTCAGTTGATGTGATTGCTATCGGCATAATTGAAGGCAAGCCAACAGAGTTTGCAACAACTAAAATTAGAGTCAAAGGCGAAGACAAAAAACTCCCATTAGTTGAAAAAAAGCCACCCACAATTTACGCATTTGTTGATTTTAAAACACTATCAGATAAAAAATTAAATCTTTTTGATACAATATACCAAAATAAAAAAATTAATTTTGTTTGCAACGATTTATCTTCACCATTATTAACTCAACCAAAATTTAGAGAATTATATCAAGAAGTATCTGGAAATTCATTGCTTGTGGTTGAAGACGATTCTGGAAAAATTATTTTGTCACAAACAGTTCCTAGCAACGACCAAGAACTTTTAGAAATAGTAAAGAGATACTATTAATAAGCTAACACACTTACCTTGGAGAATCTATGGAAACAAAAACACAAATGTCGATGGCTGAACAAACCCAAGTCCAAAGCGATGCAGTTGCTATGGGCATGGCACCAACTGATGTAGCCGACATCATTTCAAAATATGGCCCAGATGTTATGTCCACCATGGTAGAAGGTCTAAAGAGCGGATTCAGCGTCCCTTTCATTCTTGAGTTATTCCGTCTTTTTGGACCACTATTTTTGGACTTTGCTATTTCTTTATTTACTGAAAAGAAAAAGATGGGCATGACTGAATCTGATGAAGAAGTGGAATTAGAAAAACTTCTTAAGGGAAGCCCCGTACAAGGGTTACCCGAAGAGCTAGTAAAAGTTCTTTTCACCAAACTGCTGCCATATGTAATCAAGAAGTATGGCCCAGATATGCTTGCTGCCGTCATAACTGCTATTGATAAGTATACAAAAGAAGACTAGTAGAATAATAGAATAGGAGATTTTTATGTTTGCATCATTAGTATTATCGTGTTTTTTATGTTTGGGGCAAGCAGATATTACTTTGCCACCAAGCACTAAAGCCGAAGTTGGTGTTTTTGTTCCAATCACAGCAACCACAAAAGGAGAAATTGTTCAATTTGTAGCAATTGATCCCGGACTATCGATATTTCCAGCTAATTTATTGGTTGATAAGAAAACCACAGTCGTTGTCAGCGCTAAACCCGGAAAATATCGTGTGTTAGCATACACAAGCATAGAAAATAAACCATCATTGCCAGCTTATACATTGGTAATAGTTGGAAATCCAGACGAAAATAATAACAACAACAATAACAACAATAATAACAATAACAATAATAATAACAATAACAACAATAATAACAATAACAACAATAATAACAATAATAATAATAATAACAATAACGACAATTTAGTTGATGAGGGATTTTCGAGTTCAATCAAAAGTATTTTTGGAGGCCTGCAAGAATCTGATAAGGTTTCGAATGTTAAAAAACTAGCTACAGTTTATTCTCTTTCGGCAACTGAAGCCGACAATAAAAACCATAAGACTGTTGGCGATCTACTTGGAGCTTATAAATCTATACTTTTCAAAACTATGCCTCCGGGAAGAATTCAGCCAATCAGAGATTCGATTAGTGACTATTTGGATTCCAAGCTAGGCACAGACCCAAATCTAATCAATACAAATCTTGACGATCAAACTCGCAAGAAAATGAAACAATACTTTTTATTGATATCTAATACTCTTGGAGGATTAAATGGCTGATGATATAGATAACGACCTCCCACCAGAAGGTGTTGCATTTGGCTGGGTAAATGATCCAGTTGCAGTTTCCGAAGTAGTCCAAACACTTCCATACAAATCATTTGATGAAACTCCAGCATATAAATTATTTGCAGATGAGCTTCCTGATCGTTGCTATCTTTGGGACTTTGCTAGACAAATAACTGGAAAGTTACTGCCTCCAGCAAACCAAGGGCAAGTTGGCAGTTGTGTAGCTTTTGGAACAGCAAGAGCTATAGAATATAGCATATGTGCCGAAATAGTTAATGGCCAAAATGAAGAATTTGCTAAACTTGTTGAAGAAGTTATATATGGAGGATCAAGAGTTGAAATAGGTGGAGGAAGATTAGGATATGGCGATGGAAGCATAGGTGCTTGGGCAGCTTCTTTTGTGAAAAAATATGGCATTATAGATCGTAAAGTTCATGGAAAATATGATTTCACCAAGTATAGTGAAACACGATGCAGAGAATATGGTAAGTATGGTGTGCCTAATGATATCGAACCTGAAGTAAAAAAACATCCTGTAAAGGAGACGGTTCTTGTCACAAACACAGATCAAGCGATGAAAGCTCTATATCAGGGGTGGGGCATTGCAATTTGTAGTGGCCAAGGATTCACTATGCGCCGTGATAGTAACGGTATATGCCGTGCTAGCGGATCATGGGCACATTGTATGTGTCTGTGCGGATGGACAACGATAGATGGTAAAATTTACTTTAGAATAGATAATAGCTGGGGGGCTAATGCCCACACCGGACCTACTGGCCCCGGTGATCCCGGTCCAGAAGGATTTTATGCAGCTGCTAGCGTTGTAGATAATATGCTGGCAGAAAAAGATAGCTTCGCTTTCTCTGCTGTCGAAGGGTTTCCGCTTCGTAAAATTCGTTGGTGATACAAGTACAAATAAAAAAGCCCCCATAGAATTTCTATGGGGGCTTTTTTATTTAACAATTAGACTTCGTAGCCAAGCTGCTTTGCTTTATCTTGCCATTCATTTTGCTCTCTTTTGTTTTCAGTACTTATTGAACCAACCAAAGAAACGATTCCTTTTTCATTATTAGATCGATTGTAGTTCTTCAGAGCATCAACCTCCAACTTAGTTAATTTCATGGCTCCACGCATTATGTGGTAGTCTTCCCATGCTTCAATAGTGTGAGGTACAAGAGGACGAATCAAATCAAGTATTGCATTGGCATAAACCTGAATTTCATATTGAGCATGACTGTCAGCCCTTAAAGCAAGAAAATGCAATAAGTTATGCAAGTCCTGTTTCCAATACCATTCTGTATAAAGATTCAAGGGAAGAATCATTCTTGCCTGTTCCCTTGAAATACCACAATCAAGCATGTCCATATACCACTTATATGATTCTGAACATTGATCAGCTATAGCCTGAACATACTTTTGAGCTTCAGTAATATCAACAAAACCATCCGATCCCTGTTTATTTGTTTTGGATTGCATTCTAAGTTCCTCTGCCTTGGGAAAATAGAATTCATCCTTCATGACAGAGTAACGACCACTTATTTCATTCAAAGATACTGTTCTATGCCTAATTGCTTGTCTAGCAATGAATATAGGCATCTTCATGTGTAGTTTAAATTCTATGCCTTCAAACGGGCTTGTATGAGCATGTCTCAATAAGAATCGTATTAATCCCCTGTCCTCGTTAATACTCTTTGTACCATCACCATAAGAAACTCTTGCCATCTGCGCTATTGCATAATCACATGTTTGCCCGTCTGGAATAATCCTCGGCATAACATCAACAATCTCAACAAAACCCTTATCTAAACAATCAATTCTTCTAGTTTTCAGAAGATCGAGCGCATCCATTTGTTTTTCCCTATGAAATAAAAAAACGGGATTTTAAGGAAATCCCGCAAACCTTTAACACATATGTGTTGACCCCTTGATTTTCCTATATTAAAAATTATCAAACCGAACAGTTAAAGTCAATAATAATAATTACAAAAAACTATTAAAAGGGGCCGAAGATAACATAGTTACCCTCTTTGTTTTTTTTCACTAAACCGCATGGTATGTATTGGTCCAGCCAATCCAAATTTTTTGATATTTGCAAATATTCTTCTAAAAATTTGACCGCCACCAAAAAGTTTCATAGGAACATGAGCGACATTAGCTGTACTCGTACCAACTTCTTTCAATTTAAGCCATTCCGAAAATTTCATGCTGGTGCCCCTCCAATTCCCGGCATTGCACCTGCTCCACCTGCACCCGTGGATGGAAATCCTAGAGTCATTAAGTCTGCTGCTGTATCGGTGTCAATCCATCCAGTCTTCTTTTTTAAAGCATTTGGGTTTTGTGAATTTTTATAATACGCTGCTGTATTTTTATTTTGCAGTATGTTTGGATCAACCTCAAAAGAAGCCCCAACTACACGCTTTCCTTTAAGCTTAGGGTTCATTTTAGCGACAGCAGCGGAATACTGATTTTTACCAATCACTTTCCCTAGCAAATAACTGCCAGTATTAACAGCATCAGGTATATCTTTTTGATCGATACCAACAACTGTTGTCAATGCTTGAAAAGGAGGCCCTTTGTCTTTGTTGGGGTCGTTTTCATCAGCTTCCAGAAAAGACTTAAAATTTAAGACTGTCATGTTAATATATATGCTTATGAATACAGTAAATAGCAACACTATAGGATTCAAAGCTTTTTTCGATGCAATATCACAAAAAGAAGCAACTGAAAACGATATTCTTGGATTTTTGGCAGGCAAAGGCCTATCCATGTTCTTCAAATTCAAAGATAAAAATACAGGCAAGCAGCATTTATATGGCTCTAACGAAGATGACAGAATTGCGTATTCAATCATGAAAAACCCACGCAAAGAAGACCCTGTTGATAAATACGAATACTTTGGTGGAGTTGATTTAGAAGCTGCTGTCAAAGACCCTTCTAATATGCAACAAAGACCTTTTACAAAAGGTGATATTCCAAGCATCACAATAATAGAGGATAAAAAAGATGTGGCAAAAGAGCTTGCCAAGATAAAAGATGCTAAAACTTATATTCCTTATGAGGACAGCGGATCATCACTTACTGACAGATTATGAGCATCAAAAACACAAGAGACTATGTTTGCTTTGTCTGCTTCGAAGGATTTGAGGATATCGATTCATTCAGAGATCATATAATCACAAACCATGAAGAAGGCACAGATTTTATATTCTGCCCACATTGCAAATTTCCACTAAGAGAGCTTAAAACTCATCTGGCTTTGAAACACCCAGAACTTCAAATACCAAAAGACTATCCAACTAAGCCAATTATACTTCGTGATATTAAAAAGCAAAAAAAGAAAAAACCAGCTTACAAACAAGGCAATTATTTTAGTAAAAAAAACAACAAGGATTTATTTTTCAGATCAGGCATGGAACTAGAATTTTATAAAATACTAGAAGATAAAACCGATGTATCAAAATATAATGTAGAGCCAATTGAAATCGACTACATATTTGAAGGATCATCCCATCGATATATCCCAGACATACTAGTTGAATACAGCGATGGGAAAAAACAATTGTGGGAAATTAAACCATTCCATCAAAGAAAGCTGCCAAAAAACCAAGCTAAATGGAAAGCAGCAAACGAATACTGCAAACGCAGAAACTGGGAATTTATCGTCCTCACCGAACGAGGACTGAGACTGTTCAAAAAAGGAAGAAATCCGGTCTAAGCAAGATTGTTTGCAATAGGAACCAAAATACTTCTAGACTTCTTGAGAAATGTCAGTTTATCTGATTCATTTCGTATAAAAACATCGAAATACTCAAGTCCAGCAGGGGCATCCATGAGATTATTCTTGTTGATAACACCGTCAATTAAATGATCCTTTGCATAAATGATCAATGGTTTTAACTGTGCCTCTGAAGGGTTAGGATCGTTATTCAAAAATCCATCTCTGTAAATTAAAACATTTATTCCTTTATTTTCTCTTACACTTTTTGCCTCATTAATATATCTTCCGTCAGAAATAATAGTATTCTTATTTCTCGCTTCTCTAAGAGCAATTTTTATCCAAATGTCTGGGACAATTTGCCTGAAGCCATCTCCTATATTTTGAAGACCTTTCCGAATTGGTAATAAAAACCCCGGAGGTGGCTCATCGATTCTTTTCCATTTTTCAATAAATTCACGATCTACATCAAAGGAACGGCAAAAAGTATCTTTTACGGCGTTAGCAAATGCTCCACGCTCCCATTTATTTTCGGATTTTTCATTCAAGGCTAATGCCAAATCATCACATAAAGCATCTTTTCCGTTTGCCAGTTGACCGTAGACAGCAATTAATTTCATTTTTTTCTCTCTTAATTAAAATAACTATATTGAAATTTTAACATAGAGAGGAATGTCGTGTCAATAAAAATAAGCAATCAAACATTTGGTCTCCCATCAATCACATTCAAAGTATCAAACATAGATTTTCCTAAAATACTTTCTCAATCTTCTCCAGACGGCAACATGGAAAACATTTTATTACAGCTTAAAGCTCAAACTGTATGGATACCTTATGTTCCTAGACCTTTAAAATATGGGGATACATTTACCCTCCATGAATTTGAAGCTTTGGAAACCTATAATAACTTTATAGGCAAAGAGCCAAAAATTCTTGAGGTTGTACATAATGGATTCGATTTCAAATAAAGTAAAAAAAATATGCAATAACTGTTTGCTTTACAATAGAGCAAATTCAACATGTAAAGTTGCAGTATTGATCGAAGGTGATGAATACCACCTTCCAGTTGATCCGGGAGATAGTTGCCATATGGACGAACTTGGAATCGAAATCAAACAAGTAAGGTGGTGGGTAGAAGATGAAAACGGAAATCCAACTGATGGTGATGGAAAAGTGAAAATTGAATATCCAAATGATTTTTTTGGACCTGAAGATATGGTCACAAAGTAATTTTAAATACTTCCTTCTAAATACTTTTTTAGTGTATCTGGCTTCAATCCACATACTTTAGATGCTTCTTCTAATTTTTGTAATACATCTTTTTTATTCTTGAAACCCTTTTCATATAGTTTTTCTGCTTTGATTTTACCAATTCCCTTAACTTCTATCAGATCAACTAACTTAGCTGGAACGCCATGTTGCATGCGTTTTTGCAGAACATCAAAAAACTGTTTTTGATTCCATCCTTTTGCTATTGAATCTATCCCCTTAAGAATTTCAGATACTCTTGGGAAATCGTTTTGTAAGTTTTTGTATACTGAAATATGTCTGGCCTCATATCTACCGTTCATAATTTTGTAATACAGAAAGGCAATTTTCAAAACATTCTCTGGATATTGTTTTGTTGACCTCTTGCTTATCGCACTAAGAAATTTTTCCATTTCGTTTTTATCTTCTTTAGATAAATTTCCAACTAGATTTGATGATGTATTTGCCAAAGCTAAAGACAGATCAATATCATAAATTTGTTGATTTTGAAATAGTTTGTTGAAGTTTGAAGACCAGTTTGCAACATCATATGGGTTAGCATAAAACAAAGCGGAGACCTTACCGAGTCCTTTAATGAAAAAACTTTGTGTTGCATCATCTATGCCTATTATTCCAAGCATAACCAAACGAGATACTGTTTTCTCTAAAATGCTGTCACTTAGTTTTTTATTCTGAAATGATGCTAAAGTCTTGGAAAACCATGTTTTTATATCGTCAATATTTTTAACATTTTCCACATGAATTTCATAGACTATATGAAATGCTAATGTGTCATAGGTCGTTAAAGCACTTATCGCAAGCATACGAGATTCTATATTTTGTGGTGTCAAAACAACCTTTTCTAGCTCTGTTCTTCTATTAGCAGGGAATAAAATATATGCGTCCCCTTGGGGATCAAATGCTGGGCGGCCTGCTCTTCCAATCATTTGCAAAACATCATATGACGGAACTACTTCATTTCCTCTAGTAACTCCTGCAATAATCACTCTTCTTGCTGGTAAATTAACGCCCCACGCTAATGTACTAGTTGCTACCAAAACTCTAAATTCTTTGTCTGATTTGAATTTTGTTTCCAGCTTTTCTCTCTGATCTTTATCTAAATTTGCGTTATGAAATTCAGCCTTGATATTTTTTCTTTTGAGTTCTTCAACGAATGTCTCTCCAATTTTCTTGGCATGAACAAAAATAAGAAACTTGTCGCTGAAATGCCTAAGTACTAATTCACAGGCTTCATCAATCATTTCGTAAATTGATGATCTGACACCTGATTGATCGTCGTATGTTTTTGTGTGAATATTCAAAACGCAAGGCCTATACTTGCTTTTGATAATGTATGTTGGTTTTTGATTCAAGGATACTGACATCCATTCAGCTATTTCATGCACATTAGGCAAAGTTGCTGACAGGAATACCATTCGACATTGTGGGTTTATTGTAGAAAAATTCATTAGCGCTGCTTCTAGATGATCTCCACGACCCTCTACTGTTAGCAGGTGAGATTCATCTACAACGCATACCCCTATGTTTTTAACCCAATCTTGATTTTTCTTACTAGTCCTTAACTTGTGGTTTAACATTTCCGAAGTCATTATTATGACATCAAAGCTATCAAAATCGTTTAATTTGTTATCTTTCTTATAATCACCTGTAAATATGCCGATTTTCAAGTCTGAAAAATGATGTGAAGCATGCGTCCAGTCATAATATTTTTCATTAGCCAAGGCTCTAAGAGGACACAAAAATAAAAACTTTTTTCTATTTTTTCTTATTTCATAAGACCCATACATTTCTGATATTACTGTCTTACCAGCACTTGTAGACGCTGCAATCAAACAATTACAGTCTTTTTCAATAGTTTCAAATATTGAAGATTGAACTATATTGAAATTTTCAAAAGGCCATTTCGCAAACTTATGATTTGAGGTTGCAACTAGATTGTTTACTTCTATTAGTTCAATTGTTTGGCTCATGAATTAATTATCGAACAAATCAGCAAAATGTCAATAGAAAAGCCGGATTCCCGAAGGAATCCGGCAAATTGAGTCAGGGTTGGAAATCACCACCTTTCAAGGGAAACGACTCAATTATACGAGTTGTTCGGACCTGAATCCTCTTTTATCATACTCTTTCAGCAAGAAGTATGTAAGCATATCTGTCAACTTATCAAATTCCTCATTGTTTTTTGCATTTGATAAGCAGTAGGATGCAGGGTTAAGTTCATTTTCATCAAGCTTCAAAGTATCTAGATAATTCAAAGCTTCTGCAAAATCATCTTGATACCTATAGTGTAGTCTGCTACACAGGAAATTAAGATCACCATCACCCAGAGTATGTGCAAAAGTTTTGAATACAGACTCTGGTTTCTTACTTGCCATGAGATTTCTCCATGTCAATTTTAAAAAAAGAAAAATTAGCAGATTTGCTAACAGCCAATTGGACAAAGTTTATTGATTACAGAACCCTTATGAGCCTTGCAATAAACTCTGTAAAATTATATGCAAATAATTGGTCGATGTTAGAATATGACAAAAAAATTCAAGGAAATAAAATAATGATCAGCAAAACCATAATAGAAAAACATGGTTTAGTTTTCTGGGTAGACTTTGAAGTGCCAATAGAAAACAAAGTAGCTATTGGCACTATTCAATTCTGCCAAGAATTATCTGGTAATTACCGTATAGAACAAATAGTTGGTAATTTATTTTATAGTCCTTAGACTACATTCACTTGTCTTATGGATATACCATCAGAATCAACAAATGTTTCATCTAGAACTATCGCTTTGTCTTCGTCTTCAAATCGAATACCAAGATTGTAGCTATCGATAACAGCTGCTCTGTTCTCTTTTTTAGCAATAACCCAACAGTAATCATCTGACTTCAGAATTTTTCCGTTTTCACTTTCTTCCGTGATCCCTATCTCTAGAAGAACTCCATCTGGTAGCCTTAACTGAATGTGCCCATGTTTTAAAAGATGGTTGATGAGCAAGGCCTGAATCTTGTCTGTTTTTTTCATTGAAGTGTCCTTTATAAAAAAGACTACTATATTTATGCTATACAGACATAAAACTAAATTAATGCTGATCACTTATATAAGCAAATTTTCTTCCCATATAATATTTATACTCAACTTCCTCCTCAACTAGTGGCAACGGCTCACCATTTTCATCCTCTACCTTGGTCCAACAAAAAACTGTAGTGCCTTCTCTTACAAATGAAAAAAAGATATTTGAATCTTGATTCCCTAAAATAGATATTCCAACCTTGAACACAATATGAAATGGCAAGGTAAAAAGATTCTTACTAAAAATCTGAATGCTTCTGACTATACTTTTCTCAATTTCTGTCTCTGTGTAAAACACACATATGTTATATCCGTCTAAATCAACATTCCATAATCTGTAAGCATTGAACCTTTTTTCTACTTCATAGCTCATTTTAAAAGATGAAAAAGGTCGCATGACCTTAGCCCAGAGTTTGCAAAGATCGACCATCTCTATAAAATTTTTTGATTTCAACATTATATTTTTCCTTGCAACTCTTCTATGAGGTTTCTGATACTTGGTTTACAATATTGAATTATTTGCTTCCAAATATTCCCATCATGTAAATGCTCATTCAATGTTTCATTCAGTCTAGATATTACCCATAGAATAACATCATCTTCATCAAAAAAATCATGAATGTTGAGGAATTTGTTTACTTGATCAATATTTGCATAACTAATATCACCTATAAATGTTGATTCGTAATTCAATTTTTTACATCTTTCAACAAAACATAGAATTAACTTACACCAATTTATGGCATCATCTACATCCATGCAAGCATCATTTCCCATAATCCTAAATTCAACTGTCTTCCTCTTTTCCTTTTTATAATGGAAAAAATTTATAGCAAAATATTTATTTTCACTTAATATCTCCATGCATTTTTTTATTGTGACTCTACATGAGCCATCAAACTCATAGTAAAATCCTAGCGGTTTGCAGTATCTGTTCAACCACCTGTTTTTCTTAGTCAAGAAAAAGAAAAAATGCTCAAATTGAATCCATCTCGCAACTAAAGCGCACAAATCTTTTTCATCAAAGTCCTCAACCTCTACATGTAAGTGCAAGCTACATCTATCGTCGGCAGCAATAGACTTGTGGCTTAACAAGCCCTCAATTACTTTACGAATTTCTAACAAGGCATGGTAAGGCTGATCCGGCGGGCTGCATACTTCAAGACCACAACTAGAGTCTGGTTTGACAATCCAATGATCATTATTATTTGTTTGATGCCATTTATTAATATCAACACTTTTTCCAAGTGTATTTTTGATTATGTCTCCAAAAACATAAATACCATTAGGCAGATTATTTTCCGAGCTTGAACGACTGAGCCGATCAAATGAGTTGTATTCTAATTCAACTCCCATCCTTCTAGAACAAAAACTAAACATTTGCAAACCTTATAGATTTGTACTTATAATATTATAACCATAAAGAAAGGCAATATAATGTCACAGAAAATTTGTTTGATGCTCACAACGAAAGAAAATAGAAAATTTTTCATATCAAGAAAATACCTCAAACAACTAATTGATTTTTCGGAAAATTTTGGATGCAATATTTCTATTGTCAAAACTGATACAAAAAACATCAAGACAATTCAAGATTTCATAAAATTACTTTGCAATCAAAACTATACGGATAATAACTCAAGTTATGTAATTATGAAAAAAAATCTACAATTAAAAAAAAGACAAAATACTAAAGCAAAAAAGATAAGAGATACAATCGAAAAAACATTCATGCAAAATCAAAAAACTAGCCTTGAAGAAATCAAGAAACTTTTTTTTGCAGAAAATATTTCTACAAGTAGCCTATCAACACACTTTTCTGAAGTGCGAAAAAAATTGAGCATTCGTGGAATTCAAATTGAAATGGTCAAAAAAGGCACTTATATGATCAAATCCTCTCCTTGATCATGTCTGCAACATTTGATAATGTTAAATTAGCAGAATCTTTTTTATTCATATCAAGTTTAATATTGAACTTATCTTCAAGATTATATATCAAATCAACAATATCCAAACTATCAACTCCTTTGCTGGATAAGCAGATGTCGAAATCTTCAGGGCACAATTTTTCGTTGAATATTTCGAAATAAACTTCTTTGATGCCGTCTTGAACAGTAGTCTGGGCTTGCATACCTTTCCCCCAAAAAAACAAGGACTCCCGGCATTGTACCGGAAGTCCTTGTTTTTTGCAACAATCAAGGTTCAGCCTAGAATGTTATCAATCTCTTCGTCATCCCCATCGCCAGCATCAAATGCTTCAACATCAGGATTGTCAGTAGCATTGATTGCCTCTTTGAATGGCTCAAGATATTCCAAAACCTCCTCAGATGAGCTAGCATCGATCAAGGACGGACATTCTGTTAGCACTTCAATAGGAACATCATTTCTTTCCATACTTGATTTAAATTTAAAACCTTCTTTTCCGTTTGCATATTCCGGCCTGACTGTAAAGTTGCCAGCACCTCCAGCTACTATTCTATCCGCATCTAGCAGGGCTCCCAGAAGCCCGCCAATAGGATTAATTCCTTTTTCGAAGAATAGAGGAATGTTCTCAACCTCAATAAAAGGTCTAACACTCCTGTTTTTCTTGTTGCTAATTTTGATGTTGATGCCGATACTTTTTTTCTTCGCAAGTCCCGGCACTTTTTCTTCAATCTTTTTCTGCGTTTGAGTGCGAAATCTCAAAGATGCATAAAAAGGCAAAGAGTTGCCCCCGCCTGCGGTTGTTTCAGGATTTCCGTATAGAACTCCAATTTTATCTCTAATCTGATTCATAATCACAACACTAACATTGTTTTCTTCCATGATAGTATTGAGTTTTCTAAGCTCCTTGCTACAAATCTTTGCCCGTTCTCCCGGCTGCTCATTACCGCCAACTATGCGTTTAAAATCAGCCTGTGTATATCCTTCAGGCAGATCAGTCTCCCTGAATTCTCTGGCACAAGGGCTAACAGAAATAGAGTCATAAACTATTACAATAGGCTTATCAGCATATTTCTTGTTGCTACGAATATGCTCAATTGCAAGATACATGACATGGAAACACTTTTCTAGCGTTTCTGGTGTGTATCTAACAATTCTATTAAGGTCAGCGTGAGAGGCCTTCTTAATGAAATCCTTGTTTATGGCGTTTTCACTATCAATCAATATCGGTATGCCACCAAGCTTCTGACAACCGAAGAGTAAATTAGTCCCCAATAACGACTTTGATGAAGCGCTGGGGCCGAATATCTCTGTTAAACGACCACCGGGAACGCCACCTTTGATAAACCTTCCTGAACAACAATAATTAATTGCTAAATTGCCAGTATCGATATAATAGTTGGAGGCTTTTTCAGATTCCCCTACTACCTCACCGCCAGTATTGCTTGCGAGGCTTGCAAAAATATCGTCATCGCCAGCATCAGCTTTTTTTGCTCTTGCCATCTCAAATCTCCTAAATTTTTAAAAAAAAGAATACGAAAGGACGCACCAAGGAGCCAAACAACTCCTTGGTGCGGGTAAATTAATATCAGCCTAGCTTATCGAGGGCAGCTTGCAGTTCGTCATCCATTCCAAGATTGATTAAATCCTCGATCTCGGACTTGGGAGCAGCTTTGGCAACAGGTTTAGCTGCTGGCGTTGCTGCTTTTACAGCTGCGGGTTGTGGTTTAGCTGACTTGGGGGAATCATCTTCCCAGTCAGCCTTTTCATTGCCACCGTTGAAGAATTCAGCCATTGCAGCAATGATTTCTTCCCTAGGCAACAACACCCTGAAACTGTCAAGATCATGGAGATTTGCAAGCCATGATTTGATTTCGGAATCTGTGCCAAGAGGAGAAATGTCCTCAAAGCTACTTTGAGCATAGTCAGGGTATTCAAACCCACCGTTGCCTTTCTTGATTTTCTTCACCAATCGGAAGTCTCTGCCTTCAGATGGATGGAGAACATTGCCAAGCTTCTTCAAGCCGGTTATTTGATTTCCATTGATGGAATCAATTATGATGGTCTGCAAGGTCTTCCCGCAAGAAAACACCTTGGGGCCAACATTGGTGTCCATGGAATTGGTTTTTGGATTCAGCTGTTGGCGCACAATCGTGTTCCAGTAAAATCGCTCGATTGGCTTGATGCCACGGGCGGTATTCTGGGTACGGATTTGCTCATCACCATGTTGGTTGTTGGCAATCTTCCACAATTCACCATATTTTTGGCAAATTGGGCAGTCATCCTTCGGGTTGTTTGTGGGATTCAACCACATAAAACCTTTTGGAGTCTTGACTCTTTGGCGAAGGCAATGAAAAGTTTTTGAATTGGGGTATTCACCAAGACGGTGAATTCTTGTGGCGCAGAAATGCCACTTGCCTTTTAGGGCTGGGAGCAACCGAAGAAGGACATATCCTTCTTTTTCGGGCATCTTAACAAAGTTATCCATCGCTGTGGTTTCTTTGTTAAGGGCAGCAGCCTCTAGGCCCATTTGCTCCATGTTAATATCTTCAATTTCGTAACTCATGTGTAAACCTCGTAAAAAAAGTAAAAAAAGTAAAATTTGTCAAGTTGATTGCCTGCATTCAACGAATGCATTAAAACAAACAACTTAAATTATTGTATTATTATCACGCCAATTTTCAATCAGAATTTTTCTGATTTTGTAAAGATTCTTCTTTTTCCTTTACAGCAGCAAGCATTTCCTTTTGAAGTTCAAGTTGTTCTTTTACGCTTTCAACATTCTTCTTGTTGTCTGGGTTTTCTTTCAAATATTCTTCTTCCAAAGCTTCAAGAATTTTCATGTTATTTTCAAGTCTTTCCTTTATCTCTTCAGCGGAAAGATTCAAATTTTGTTTTTTTGCAAAAGCTCTTTCATAAGCTTCATCTCTTTCACGGACGAGCTTTGCCTCTCTTCGGGCTTCGAGCCTCTTCTCAATAATTTTTTTCTTAACAGCTTTTTGACGAGCCTTCTTCTTCTGTAACTTTTTTCTTTCTTTGCTCATGGCATCACCTCAATTTTGGAACACTACCGTCTTTAACAACACCACTCCAGTTCAATCTATTGTCAACACTAGATTTTGATCTTGACGAAAAATCAACTTCACTATCTCCAATTAAATTAATATCATCTGATACAAAAAGTTCATCATTTACATGTACTGTATTTCCAAGATCATCAACAGTCTCGATAATTAATCCAACTCCATTCATAATTAGTTTTTCTGAAAATACCGGATACCTTTTGTCAATAGTGAACTTATAAGGAAACTTTTGTCTTGCCTCTGCTGTCAGCGGGGCAAAAACAACTGTTTTTATAACTCTTTTTTGTTTTGGAGGAGGCGGTGCAGATGCTAGATTGATGTTGGTTTGTTGCACAACAGGCGCAGGCCTTGGAACCAAGTCAGGCTGTGGCGGTGCGACAGGATGGTGCTCTGGTAAATGTTTGTGCCCTAATTCTGGAACATCAGGCGCTGCATCTGTATCTTCATCTTCGTAATCAAAAATTGGGTCATTTTTAATCGTAAATTTTTTGTTCTTTAAGTTAAAACCATTTTTTGTTTGTTTGAAAGTAATCTTTTTTCTTACAAATTCGTAGATATCAGCATCAAAAACTAAAATGTCTCTTCTTGCATATTGCGTATTTACATGAGACATCAATTTTTCTATAGGATAATCCTCATCAATTTTCCCATATACTTTTTTGAGTATTTGTGGATTATCACAGTCATAGTCAAAGGAGTTTTCCTTTTTATTGTAATATTTAAAATGTATTTCGTAACCCATCTTTTGCTCCGCTCCAATAATTCTATTCTATTGCTGGAAAAAATCCAAATAGAGAATACAAACTAATTACAAAACTTATCAAAAACTGATTTTGCCCAATCTAAATCTGGCTTGATTTTGTGTACATCAATACCTGTGTGTTCTATAAATGTATTCCAATTAGCTTTCATTTCATCATCATACAAAACTGTGCCATGCCCATCTATCATATAAATTTTTTTTATACCATGTTCCCAGAGAGCCATTCCACAATCAAGGCAGCATTGTCCAGTAACATATGCAATACCACCATCAGGCCTAACCATACAATTTGCTAAAGCATTTCTTTCTGCATGAAGCATCCATGTGTACTTTTTTGGCCTTAAGTTTGGCAACTCATCGTCCTTCATACCCCTTGCAAATCCATTATAACCGATGCTCAAAATTCTGTTTTTATCATCGGTTATGACACATCCATGCTGCGTCTGCATATCATGACTTCTTTTGCTGGCAATCGTTGCAATAGCCATAAAGTAATCAACAAATGATGGTCTGATTATTTTTGATTGAAACGCTCCCTCTGTCATTGCCTGCCTCTTTTCTCTTCAAATGATATTTTTTTCTATCTTGTTTAATCTTGGCATGTTTTTTTTCAAAATCATCTTTATGTAGCCAAATTTCGTTACCGAGATAGTTATATTCCCAAAAAATTTTTCCTAAGACCGGATCGATATCTCCACGCCTTCTTTTTAAAATAGGGTTCATTTTAATTTTTTCCATTCTAGCATTTCTTATATTTTTACTTCTTTGTTTTATAGCCTCTTTATTTTTTTGCTTGTATTTCTTATAACTTTCTTTTCTGCTATCTGTATGCTTTTTTGCCTCTTCAATCGTTCCATAATAAACTTTATGTCCATAAATTCTTTTAACAACAAGCCCTGCTGTTGTTGGGTGGGGATCACCAACGCAGACGGAAGGAGGATTTAAACTAGAGCATCGTGAATAATATTTTCTTTTAGCTTTTCTATTTTGACCTATGTATTTTTGAAGCTCTTCAATGGACCCCCATACAGGTTTGCCACAAGTTGAAACACGGATAAAATACAATCCCGTTTCTGGATCATGTTCTCCTCTACAATATTTTTTATCTTGAGAACCATTTTTATATTTTTTCAAGAACTCATCGTATTGCTTCCTTGCATATTTTCTTCTGGTCTCATCCCATTTTTTAAAAACATCTGGGGATAACCATACTTCCTTTTTCTGACCTTGTTTATACCTGTAAGCCCAAAACATTTTTCCATCTTGTCTTACAGTTTTCCTTTTAATTTGCATCACTAAATCCTTTTAAAGTCCAGCGACACCCATCTTTATGTCCATATCCAATTTATCCATTTCTTTTCTCAACATATGACCACGATTATGAGCATCATCTCTGGCATTGTTAAGAGCATTTAAATGAGCATACAGACGATCTTTGATATATTTTGCATTTATGACTGCTTCTTTTACCAAAGCTACATCAGGGTCTCCCTCTGCATATAACTCAGAGGTTTTATCGCTCTTGCCCTCTTCCTTGTAAAACTTGAACTTGCCTATGTAATCTTGTTTATATTTTGCTTCCAGCAAAGAGTGCTGTCTTGTGGCTTCAGACAAAGCAGCACCAACATAATCAGTAATTCCTGAAATCTTTTCAAAAAAAGTATTCAGGGTCGCATCTGAAAACTTGAGGTTTTCAGCATTAATTTCAAAAGTTTGCTCACCAATTCTGAAATTTTCACTCGGCATAATCTATCTCCTCTTCTTCACTCTTGGGTTCGTAATTTTTGTTTTCAACCGCACCGTCTAAATTAACTTCACCAGACTTAGCCTGTTGGTAATTGTGCATTCCAATGCGATACAAACCTTCGGAGCACTCTGATATATCCAAGTTCTCTTTGTTGTATTTGACAGTAAAGCTAAACCTACTTCTTCCATTCCTGTGTTTTACCACAAACACTCTTCCGAATCCAGCAGAAGTTTCATCATTCGTCTGATTAATTGACCACAAACCATCCAAAGGCTTGAATTGATCAAAGCTTCCACCAATCGTACCTTCATCAATAAACTCTGATTCTGCTAAATTTGCAGCATTTTTATTTGGCTGCATTGCGGTGAAAACACACATTTTATTTTGAATTGCAAGGCCACGCAAATCACGCATGATTCTGTATTTGCTTTCCCATTGTGGAATACCCGGAGCATCTTTCATTTCACCGGGGTAATCCACTATGAGAAGGTCTGGCCTGAATCCATAAAGCTCTAATTGATTCAAGTAGGCAACAATATCGTTAACATCTATCTGACCAGATGGGAACTGCTTGATTAGAAATCGATTCTTGTCTGTATAATTCCTTGTTTCCATCGACAAAAGATTGACAATCTCTTCACGATGCTTGAGAAGATTGACATGGGGCAAGAATGTGAACTGACTTGTGAATCGTTTGGCGATACTATAACAATCCATTTCTACAGACAGATACATAACCTTCTTGCCACGCTTCACATTGTCTACAGCAGCCTTAACAAGACTCAAAGATTTGCCCTTTCCGGGCATACCAATCCACGCAAATATCTCTCCACGCTTACAGCCCCCGCCAGCAAGAGCGGTGTCTATCTTCGAAAAACCACTTGTAAATGTATCTTCGACACATGTATCTTTACCTAAATCAGCAAAGAATAATTCTATATCCTTGAAATATTCAAATCCTATTTCAAAATTCTTATTTATATTCATAGCGTCTCTAAAACGCTCGTATATTTTAGTCCATACTTCTTCGCTTTCTGGGTCTTTCTTCAAATCCTTTTGCGAAACATCCATGGCTATTCGCAGAGCTTGGGTTTTCGCAAATACCAATATCTTGTCAAGCAGTATTTCCCTAGATGCTGTCGAGGGAACAAAAGCTTCATATATATTTTCTAATTCGTTTTGATAGTAAAGTATTACAGATTCTTGTTTTTGTTTTATTTTTTCCAACAAAAGTTGTTTGACAACAAACTTCTCAGGCATGGACTTGTATTTTTCATGGTAATCATAAATTGTACTGCAAATTTGAACATGCGCTTCATTTGTAAAATATTCTGCCTGAATCAATGATTTACTTTGAACCAGAAAAAAACTATCTGTGAGAATCAGACCTAATATTCTTCGCTGAAAATTATCGTCCCATTTGAATTTAGATGGTTTAGGAGCACTTGCTATAAGTGAAGTAAGAGTTTGTTTTTCAGATTCACTTAAATCACTCATACTCACCCATAAACAAGATAATCATGATCGGACAAACTTACTTGACCACTTCGGATCGGCTTTTCCCTAGTAATCTTTTTACCAAGGTTTCTCTGTGCATTCCATACTATTTGTTTGCAATAGGTAAAAAACTTGGCATCAAAAATCAATTCTCTTTTTTTATCAGGAATTCTGAAGTCTCGTAAATAGCATTCGCACAAATTGTCCAAAATTTTCTCTTGATGATCTCCAAATTTTTGCCGATTAGCGCCGTGACGAGTACGATTCTTCCATAAATCAAACAATTCTTCCAAAACCATTCTGGCAACTTTATCCATCTTGCTATCAAATAAAGCAGAAAAACTACTATCAATATAAACTTGCCTCTTGTAATATGAGCCAGCACGAAGTACCGCAAGCATTAATTCCTGTTGAAAATCATCCAGATCACATTGATGATTATTATTGGAGTTCTTGCGGGTTAACTGCCATGCAGCATAATAACACAACTGGCCAAATTTCTTTTCGAGACTTTTATACTCTTCAGATGTGATCGGAAAATTTAAATATATTGAACTCAAATTACACCTTCTTTTCTTTTCTCAAGTAAAACCATTTTATCCAGCGTTTTTCCCAACTTTGCAGTTGTTTTTAACTGTAAATTTGGCATCAGGTTCAACTTACCTTCAAGAGCTTTTTTTGCACTATAAAAAGCTTCCTGTATACTGTCTTTCTTAATTGCCAAGAAATATCCGTCATGCACATGAAACGCAACAGCGAAAATATCTTGAGCTTCTCTATACAATTTTAACAACGATTCCAAACAAATTAAAGCAGAAGGAGATTGTATTATAAAATTCCTTGCCTTATATGATTCCCCATCTATGAAATATCTTTTTCTCCTGAAACAGTCTTCAAGATAACCCTTAGAAGAAGCCTCATTTTGTGCAGCTTCAACATAATCAAAACTTTTCTTGAAGTATTTTTTGGCGTTATTAAAATATATTTCTGCCTGATCTATTGATATGTCTAATGACTTAGATAGGCCATTCTTGGTCTGCCCATATATAAGCGGGAGAAATATTTTTTTACCCAAATTTTTTGCATCTTCGTGATTCTTTACCCCAGTAACCTTTTCAAATATCTTTGAATATACATTATTATCAGGAGACTTTACAATATCAAGAAGCTCGGAGTCTTCAGACAATTCAGCCAAAACCGCAACTTCCATGTTCCGATAGTCGAATTGCATAAAATACTTGTAATTCGAACTATAAAATAAAAGATTTTTCTTCTCTTCTCCTAAAGAATGTGGATTGAAAACATTCTTCTTATTGCAAGAACATGAGAGCCTCCCATTCTCTTGCCCCTCAATGTTATAATTACTATAGACTATAGTTCCAGTATCATCATTCAATATAGGAAAAGATTCCATGAATGGAACAACTTTGCTTATTAAATCACGATAGTAACTTGAATATAGCTTGTATGTTTCTGCATCTTTTATCAGAGATTTAAAATTAGATAAGCCCAAATTCATATTACCCTTACTAGATTCAATTGACCTATAAGACTCGTACCAAAAAAGATCAATTACATTAGTCAAAACCAGTTCAGATCGACAGACACGACGATAATAAGAAAATAAAGATTTAAAATTATATCCAAGTATAAAAATTTTCTTAGAAGAAAAAACAGACTCGATTAAACGCAGAATAGAAAAGGAATTTTCCGAATTCAGGTCCAGAGTACGACTATAGCCAGAAATGCTCTGTAAACGAATTTTAAGGGCCAAATTAACCAAGGTAGTTGAATCAGGATCAGAAGGGGACCAGTCTAAAAATAAAATAGGCTCTTTGGAACCAACACTTAAAAACTCAGCGCATAAGGCTTCCAAGTCAATCATGGAATATTCCTATAAAGAAGGGAATCCAATAAGCATACAAAAACGGCACAATAAAACAAACTAAAATTTGGCTTATTATAAATCATTTAAAAATAAAACCAAACCGGGGGGCAGGCTTAAGGAGGTGTGAGAAAAAAAACTTAAATAAGTTTTCTCACAGCTACTTAAACCTTATTGCTAAGTATATAAACTTAGTCTTGGTTTAATGTGTCGATTTTAAGACGCTTAACCTGCACCCCTGTAATTAGTTAGACTAATTACTGCCTGCCGTTTTTGGCGAAGCACAGGCTCACCTTGTCTTCAAGTCGGTCATTAGGTTCCCGTATTACCTAATGGGCTTAGCAGGGAGTACCGCTCCGACAGGTTTTGATTTTAAAAATCAATTGAATAGAATTTTTAACAAATTCACTTCTTTCAATTTTTAAAATGATCATCGTTTGGGTTGACACTTCACCCTACTTGAATCACAAATGCATTATAGTCTATTGCCAAACATTTTGTAAAGTGTAAACTTGGAAGTATGAAATACGACCCACATATGGCTCTGGAACTAGGACTCAATCAAGATGAGATTCTTGCCTACCAACTTTGTTGTCAATGGATTGAATTAACAAGAAAGATTTTACCAAATTATTGCCACCCAAGGGTAGCAAAAAAAGGAGATATTCGAAAAAGTATTGTTTTCAAACATATGTTGAAGTTTGTCAAAGCAAACAAAGAAACATTGAGTGGTTTTCAATTTGTTCTGTATATGAGAGCACAACTAGAAATAGCACACAAACTCCAAAAAGAAGGCCATCGTATACTTGTTGATCCCTCATTGTTGCATGGAGATAAAGCAAAGGCCCGATGGGCTGTGTGGAAAAAATTAATTAAGGAAAAAAGGCAAACTACAAAAGTAGCTTATGCTCATCTCGAAGCCAATGTGGTTAGTGAATTTGAACTTACTCTGCGTACAATAAAAGATTTATTAAAAGAAGATGTTTCTTTAGAAAATTATATTAAAGAATCTCCAAATATTTTGAGGTTTGTCATACTTAAAAAAATAAGTCCATTATATGTTTTTTGCTCGAAATGGATTCAGAAATTACCTGATCAAATAAGAACTGATATAATAGACCTATCGAACATAGAAAACCTAAAAGACTTTGACATCAAAGAATTATCAGATATGTACAATAAGTATTTTGGTTTTGAATTTTAATAGGTATATAGAGCGTTCATTATACACTCAACAATCTCACTATTTTTTTGTTTAGGAGAAAAGTATTCATCCCATTCACTAGGTTGGACTTGCCAAAGATGTTGTCTTGTAGGACTAGTAATTTCATTAGCCCAGCAACGAATCAATCCAGTATCCTTATCGTAATTCAGATGTATATCAAACTGCTCAACTCTTTTGGCAGATGGGGCCTCAACACCTTGTCCATTATATTGCAAGTATATTGTGTAATCATTTTCTCCATTTTGAATTACACCCTCAAAGTGCATACACCTAGGATGATTTGCTCTCACATGTTGAGCCATTTCTAAAACCAATTCTCTGGTGCCTTCAAAATTTCGTTCTCCACCTAACATCATTCTTTTATCCATTTCATTAAGCTTATCTGCAATTTTATTTGCTATCATATTTTCAATATGATCATCATTTTCTCCATTATGATTATAATCATTAATAAGTGGATATATTGAATAACAAAGTGGTATGTAGCTTCCCTCCAAAGTGGTTGCGACTTTTCTTAATATAATTTTAAGAGAGCCATATGGAGATACAACAACTTGCATTCTGTCTGCAACATCTCCGTAGCTCATAACATTTTCGAACAATCTTTGAGGCTTTTTATTATTAATTGATCCGAGCCATCCTAATTCGTCTAAAATGAGAGACACTTGTAGCGGTTCCAAAGGCTCTTCGGAATAAACTTTTGTTTTTTCAGTTGCTTTTGGTCCGAAATTTCCCACAAAACCGAACATTTGTTCCGGGGGGACACCAAGCCATTCCATAAATGTCATATTTTCTTGCATATATTATGTATAAATAAAACATGAATACTTTTTCAAATTTTAAAATTTGGATAGAATCTGAATCAAGAAATACATTTGATAATATCAAAGACGCACTTCTTATTCAAATACATCCTATAAAAGTTAAAGACAACAAAGAGCTTAATCAAAAGCGAATGAAAGAGTACGATCTTGATTTGTTGAAAGCAAAAATAATGAATTGGAAGATGTTTGAAGATTTATCCGACTTTACCAAACAAGAAATACTTAAAATGGTAGAAACTGGAAACGCAACTTTAGCAGAATTGGTTAAAACAATTCTTGGAGATTAAAAATCTAATACTTGTACCTCATGCCCTTGTTCTTTTAGTATCTTAATTCTTTTCATGCTATGCTTGTGCAAATATGGATTAATATCAAAAACAAAATCAATATAATTTAAGTCGTCTTTATCCTTGGCTGTTCTTAATCCTCTGCCCATTCTTTGGATAATCAAGTGATCTGCCTGACCCCCAGCAGCATTTACAAGGTTATGCACAAAAACATTAATTCCAGTATTAAAGATTCCTTGTGTAGCAATAGCAATGCAATTTTTAGATTTTTGTAGCTTTTTTATAACTTCCTGTCTGGTTTCATTATCATCTTTTCCTTGTACCCACAAGGCATGCGGAATTAATTGTTTCAGGGCATCCCCATGGGCAAGTCTTTCAACAAGAATGAGGGTTCGACCTTTCATATCCATGGTAAGGCCAACGACTTTTTGATGAAAAGCAGTATTTTCCACTAGGCCTTTTGTAACAGCGTCTATATAAATTTCATAATCTAATTGAGGTTCTTTAATCTTATAAAATGTGCATTTGCTTTTTGATAGCCTTCCTCGTTCCTGTAATTCTTTTGTAGTGATTAAACCTGTTTCAGTAGATTGAATTTTAAATAATGGGCCAAAAAATCCTTTAACATAATATTTCTGTATCTTATCTTTTTCTCCATATTTAAATGGTGTTGCACTAACCGCTATTCTTACAGAGCAATTTTTGAGTAACCTATAAACCTTTTTAGGTGCAGCTGACATCATGTCATGTATTTCGTCAACAAGTAAAACTTGAGTTTTTGGTAATATATCCAAAGCTTTTTCCATGGATTGAACTGTTGCTACAGTAAATGTATTCGGCTCGTTATATCCTTGCCAGATTCTACCTACATTGGGTAGGCCCCACTTTACATACTCATCGTAGTTTTGGGCAGCAAGGGTCTTTCTATTTTGCAAAATAAGAGTATTGGTTTCAGGAGGCAAAGACTTTAAAATAGATAACATAATTAATGACTTGCCAGCGCTAGTTGGAGCAAATATAATACCACGCTTATTTTTTATAGCTTGATTTGCTAATTCACATTGATAATCTTCGAGAGTGATTGGACTCATACCTTCAGGAAGCCATTGATTCATGAAATCAGGTGTAATTTTACTAATTGCAAAATCACATTTTGTCCTATTATCAACAAATTCTACTTTTTCATTAAAGTGTTTACATGCACCATAAACTTCTGGAAGCAGTCCAGTAAGGAATTTACCATTAGTTTGATTAAAAAAATTAGTATACCCATCCCACAGGCGCTGTCTGAATCTAGCATTGTGAAAATATGATCTATCTCTAAATCTCAAATTATCAAATAGAAATTTGAGTAATTCGTTATTGTTTGATGACAATACGCTAATGTCGTTGTTGACTATTATTTTAGTGCTCATGTTTTCCTTAAATTGCCCATACGATGTTTGTTTTAGCTCTTGAAGCAGCTGTGTATGCCCATCTTCTGTGATCCCAAAGATCACACTTTTCCTCAATCACGATGATTCTATTCCATTCATCACCTTGTGCCTTATGACAAGTGATACAATATCCATAATCAAAATAACCTTTATCCTTTTCGTTATTAGCAGATTCATGCAACTTATCTACCCCAAATTGAGGCATAAATGCTTTTACAGATATGATATTGTTGGTATCATCCTTGAATGTAATTATATTTCTAGCCGTATTTAATACTGTTCCTTGCATCCCGTTAAATATACCAAGTTTTTTATTATTTTTCAAGCATATAATCTTTTCATTCTTAACCACAGTCTTTTCATATCCGAGAAACTCCCTGACTTTTCTATTAATCAGATTTCTTGTTTTATTAAAAGCACATATGACCTGATCAGTTTTTGTAAAATCTTCTGTTTTTACAAGTCTCTTTGGCAATAACTGTACGGTGTCATCAAATTCCTTAAAAGATTTGGCATCGTTTCCTTTTCTAAGGAAATCAGCAAATTTAGCAATCGTGTTTGCATTACGGTGAATTGTTTCAAGAACAACTTGGGGACTTTTCATCAAATTAAATTTAGATTGCACAGGCTCTAGCTGCCCATGATCACCAAAAAAAATAATAGGAACACCAAAACTTAAAAGATCATCAAATATATCTTCACTTACCATACTGGCTTCATCAACAAACAGTCCTGAAAAATCAATTTCATTTTTAAATTTTCTTCTAAATTCAAGTTCTCCCTCATTATCGTAATACTCATATATAGTGGAATGTATTGTGGCAGCGTTTGCTATTCCTTTCTTTCTAAGTACATTTGCAGCTTTGCCGGTGTAAGCGCACACCTTAAAGTTTGCAAGTTTATTATGAAGGTGTGCAAGGCAAGTTGATTTACCCGAACCAGCAACGCCTCCAAGCGTCAAATATGGTTGTTGTTTATATTCCTTTAAAACAAAGTCTATAAGATTTTTTTGTTCATCCGTGAAGTTGTACATGTTTTTTTCCTGTGGTAAAAATCCAATAATAATTTAATTCTTGAGGATTTCAAGAGGCAATCATGGGACTCACAATAATAAGTCATTTCTACAACGAAGAGTATTTGCTCCCGTGGTGGTGTAAACATCATAAGCGAATTTGTGACGATGCCATACTAATAGATTACGGCAGCACAGATCGAAGTGTTGAAGTCATAAAAGAAATATGCCCTGAATGGACTATCGTAAAAACTACAAACAAGCACTTTGATGCAGCATCAGTAGACAGAGAGGTCGAGTACTATGAAAGAACTGTGTCTGGATGGAAACTGGCTTTGAATACAACTGAGTTCCTGTATGGCAATACAAAACAGCTTTTAAACATAACCGATCCAGAACAAAAGTACCTAGGAAATTATGTGTTCATAGATGTAAACGGAAATTTTGTACTGGACAAGAATAAGCCTTTACATGAGCAATGTTTCACAGGATATAAAGACTGGATGGATAGAACCAACATGTTGAGTATGTGCTTTCGTTCTAGCAGAAGCATACACAATAAAAATATAGAATATCCGATTGAAGGTGGAAGGCATTATCCTAATCAGCCCTCATTTTATGATTTATGGATATTTTATTACGGATTTTGTTCTATGGGTCCAGAAATGCAAATGAGAAAACTACAGATTCAAAACAAGATGTCTAACCAAGAAAAAGAAAAAACAGTCAATCATCCAAACAATGTCGATTGGGATGAATTGTATTGGAGATTGATCTTATTTCAAAGAGATGAAATACGGAATGTAAGGGAGGATGTTGAATGGATTGCAAGTTTCAATTATTGATTACATTAAAACCAAATGTACTTTTATATTTAATTTAAAGAGTGTAAATAAGCTACCGAATGAAAGGGCACTCAAATGTATGAAGAATTAGATAATGTTGTCCGAATTTTCAATAGCTTAGAAAAAAAAGCGGAAAGAATGGTTGAAAATCAAGCAAACCTTGGCAAGAAGGTAGACGGATCAATTAAAAATTCGCAAAACTTTTTAGACAAAATGACGGTAAAGAAACATAAAAAAAAGAAAAGCCACAAATAATAATTTATTTCTTTCCTCTTTGTTTTACTTGCAAATAAAATGTATAGCTATTTCTATTCCCCGGTGTTAGGCTTTTTGGAGATTGCCTATAAGAAACCATTAGCTTGGTATCAGGATTTTCATAAATCATGAAATCTTTCAATCTAGATAAAACACTTTGAATAAATTCTTTAGAGCCTGTAATACGCAAACCATCTTCCTGAATTGTTGATCCTTTATGGTCATATGAAATGGGCTTCAAAGCAAAAGGCATATTGGTTTGTACACCCTTCCAAAAATTCATAATCTCATCTTTACCCGCTTTCCAAGGCTTTATTTTTACAGCAGGTGTCGCAGGAGCAACCGTAGTAGCAGCAGGTGCTGGTCTAGGTTGGGGCACGGGATTTTCAACATCCTCGTTCAAACCTCTCCATCTGTCAAATTTGATCATATTATATTTATTGTTTATGGATCAAATTTGATTTGATTTGCTATAAATACTATCGATGAAAACTTTCAGGGAATATATACAGTATCTTTTCAAAGAAGAAGATGCACCGCCTCCAGATTTAGGGGCAGCACCACCCCCCGGAGGGCCACCGGCTGGAGGGCCTCCTGACATGGGAGGAGGACTGCCACCGGGAGGACCACCACCAGATATGGGTGGAGGTGCAGCACCGGCTGGGGGAGCACCCAAAACTAAAATGGATGTGTACGAAGTTTGGAAAGATTTATCTGACTATATCAAAGAAAAATTTCCACAAGACACTAATAAGTCGAAGTGATTTGTATTTGAATTTATTCGGATTGTTGGTATGATGCCTTCATGGCAAAAATACTTCTTTTCTCTGACATTCATGTTCACCCACATAAAAAGAGTCACAATCGTTTAAACGATTGTCTTAAGTGTTTGAATTGGTGTTTTGAGCAAGCTGTTGAAAATAATGTTGATGCAGTATTGTTTGGTGGTGACCTATTGCATGAACGACAGAAAATTGACTCTTTGACTTTTACAGAAGTTTTTAAAATACTTGAAAAATATCAAAATTACAATTTTAAAACATATTTGTTGCTTGGCAATCACGATATGTGGTTTTCAAGTAATTGGAATGTGAATAGCATTTACCCTTTTGGCGCACTTAAAAATTTTGAGACTGTTTGTGAAACCAAAAGTATAAAAATCATGGATGCGAATTGGCACTTCATACCTTACACTCATGATCCAATCAAAGAACTAGAGAAATTACCTTCGAATGAAGTATCATCAAGTTATTTACTTGCTCATATAGCTGTTGATGGCTCAAAGTTGAATTCAGCTGGATCAGTTTCTGATGTTGTCATCGAGCATGATGGAGACATGACCAAGGTAGACAGGAAGATTTTTTCCAATTATGTCCATGTTTACTTAGGACACTACCATAGCGCACAAAAGCTATCTAAAACAATAGAGTACATAGGTAGTCCTCTGCAACTTTCTTTCGGTGAGGCGCATGAGTCTAAACACATAATCTTGTTGGATACTAAAACAAATAAGATGAAGTATATTGATAATAATTTTAGCCCTAAGCACTTTTATATCAGAGAAGACCAGATAGACAATTATGATAAAGATGTGTTAAACCAATCGTTTGTCACAATTATTTCCGATGAAACGATTGACAGTAAGGCAAAAAAACAAATCGAAAAAAAAATAGAGAGTTTGAATCTTGCATCTGTGCAAATTCGACAAAATGCGAAAAAGCTTGAAGAACATGTTTTGCATGATGCAAAAAGCATTCTTGCTGATGAAAACAAATTGGTTGAAAAATATGTGATGCAGGTGAACCCCAATAAACTAGAAGAAGAGCTTCTGGTAAAAATTGGCATGAGCATCATTCATCACCAAGATAAAGACGGAGAATAACCATGAAAAAGATCAACTTCAAAAAGATGTATGCTGAAAATTTTATGTGTTTTGGCTCCGATGGAGTTTCTATAGACTTTTCAAATTTCAACAACATAGTTTTGATTCGTGGAAAAAATCTAGACACAGTTGAAAACACATCAATTACTGAAAAGCATTCAAGTAATGGTGCTGGAAAATCATCTATTCCAGCAATTCTTGTCTACGGGTTATATGGTAAAACTATTCGGAAACCCAATAAAATCAACCACAAAGACATAATCAATCAATCAGTTGGCAAGAAGCTTAAAGTTGAAATTTATTGGGATGACTACAAGTTACAAAGAACCAGAAAGCCAGACAGCCTTCGTCTTTGGAAAAGTTCTGAAGACAAGTGGGACGAATCCTCAGAAATAACACTTGGTGGCATGCCTGCTACACAAGCATTTATTGAAGATATTATCGGTATGTCTTATGAAACATTTATAAATGTCGCTGTGTTTACAGATGATTCATCAAGTTCGTTTCTAGAATGTGATGCAGCGGACAAAAGAGAAATAGTTGAAAATTTGCTTTCGTTAGAGAAATACAGAAAGTATCATGAAAATGCCAAGGTTTTGCAAAAAGCACATAAGGAAACTATAAAAAATTTAGAAAAAGATATTTCATTCTGTCAAAAAAGTCTTTCTGACGAAGAATTGAATTTGACTAGATTGAAGAAGTCACAAGAAGATTGGAAAGAAAATAAAAAATCAGAGCTACAAAAGTTAAAACTAGCTATCGAAATTTTATCTGATGAAAAAGAAAAAGCATTAGCTGACGATTCTGAACATAAAAAGTATGAACAAGTAGTAGAAAAAATTACGATACTGGAAAAAAATATAGCTGATTTGGATGATAGTCTACAATCTCATGAAAAAAACGAAACAACTTTTTCTGAATTAGCTTCTAAAATGAAGTCTGCATTTGATTCACAAACAATAGTTTGTTCGGACATTCGTACTGAAATCAGGGATTTAGATTCAAGCATATTTAAAGCTAATTCAAATATAACAAAAATTGAAAATCTGGAAGATGGAGTTCAATGCTCCCATTGTCTTTCTGTCGTGAACAAAGAATCCCACGATTTAGTTTTGCAAAACTATAAAAATGAAGCTGCAAATTACACACAAGAAAAACAATCAAAGACTGAAAAGCTTGCATCAGAAAAAGAGAAATTAGATAAAATAGATCAAAATTATAAAGTTTGTAATCAAAAGTTAAATTCTATAAAAGATGCAATCAAAAAATGCAATCAAGACAAATCTACTTTTTCGAAAGAGTTAAACGAACTTTTGAAGATAAAAAAACCTGAAGAAAATCAAAAAGTAAAAGCTATCGAGCAAAAGATAGAAATAATAAAATCGCAAATTACTGAGAAAATTAAGGAAGCTTCGGCAGGGAGTCCGTATTCAAATCTAATCGAAGTTTCTGAAAACAATATAAAAGATATTTCAGCTAACAAAGATATTAAAGATAGGGAATATAATAATCTTTCTGAAACTACCAAATACTTCGACTATTGGATTACAGCATTTGGTGATTCGGGAATTCGCAAGTATGTTATTGACGAGATCGTTCCGGCTTTAAATGCGAACATAGACTATTGGATGCAATTTTTGATAGAGAATAAAATAACTCTCAAATTCAATAATGAATTTGAAGAGACAATTGAAAAGTATCCAACCGATGAAAAAATTTACAATTATGAAACCATGAGCAATGGACAAAGAAGAAGAATAAATTTAGCTGTTAGTCAGGCTTTTGCACATGTTATGTCTTTGAATTCTGGTAAAACTCCAAATATTGTATTTCTTGACGAAGTTACATCAAATGTTGATCCTCAAGGAGTAAGTGGGATTTACAACATGATTTGTGAATTGAACAAAGAAAAACAGGTTTTCATCACTACTCATGATCATGATTTGATTGATTATCTCAATGGTTGTGACACTTTGGATTTGGTTATGGAAAAAGGTTTGACAAAAATCGAAAAATAAATTTAATTGAATAAAATAACGAACCAAGTTATAAATAACTTCCCAACAATTTAAATGAGGCAAACAGCATGTCTAGTAAAAGAAATATTTTTGAAAAAAGAGTCGCATTTAAACCATTTGAATACCCGGAAGTTAGCGAGTATAAAAACGCAATAAATCATAGTTATTGGCTAGTAAGTGAATGGAATTTCATAGGAGATATACAAGATTTTAATGTTAAGCTTTCTGACATAGAAAAAAGCGTTCTTAAGAATGCCATGCTTGCTATTTCACAAATAGAAATATCTGTCAAAAAGTTTTGGACGAAGCTTGGAGAAAGATTTCCAAAAGCAGAGTTCGATCAAGTTGGTGTGACATTTGGGGAGTCAGAAGTAAGACATAGTGATGCGTATTCGCATTTACTAGAAATCCTTGGCATGAATAATGAATTCGATCAGTTGTTACAAAATCCAGTAATTCAAGGAAGAGTTGATTATTTAACAAAATATTTGAAAGGCGCTTCAGACAACAGCGACGAAAACTATACTTTGACATTAACTTTATTCTCTATCTTTATAGAAAATGTTAGTTTATTCTCACAGTTTGTTGTGATAAAATCTTTCAACAAATATATGAACTGTCTTAAAGATATTGATAATGTTGTGCAAGCAACACAAAAAGAAGAAACATTACATGCTCTTCTTGGTGTTTATATAATAAAACAAATACAAAAAGAATTCCCAGAGTGGTTCAACGAAGAATTTTATGAAAAGCTCTACCGTGCTTGTAAAAAAGCATACGAGGCAGAGGCAAAAATTATCGATTGGATTTTTGAAGCGGGAGAACTTTCATTTCTCAAAAAGTCGGTCGTTAAAGAATATATCAAGCATAGGTTCAATGAAAGTCTTCAAATGATTGGTGGAAATAAAGTATTTGATGCTGACCCAAAGGCAGTAGCAGAGCTAAAATGGTTTGAAGACGAAATTCATGCAGAAGTCAACACAGACTTCTTTCACAAGAAACCAGTCACTTACAGCAAGTTTTCAAAATCATGCACAGCGGAGGACTTATTCTAATGTCAGATTACAGATGGCTCACAGAACTTTCCCGTATTTTCTTGGAAAGAGACTATTTGGTAGACGGGCAAACAGTTGATAACAGAGTAGATGAAATCTGCAATTGTGCAGAAAAAATACTGAATAAACCGGGATTTGCAGCAAGATTCAAGGAGAATTTCAAGAAAGGCTGGTACAGCCTTTCTACCCCAATATGGACTAATTTTGGAAACGACAGAGGTCTTCCAATATCTTGCTTTGGATCGACACTAGGCGATTCCATGGAATCAATTGCTTTCACATGGGCAGAAGTCGCTATGATGACCAAATATGGTGGAGGTACTTCTGCCACATTTGGTAATTTAAGACCAAGAGGATCGTCAATTCGTAAAAATGGGACTAGCTCTGGTTCAGTCCATTTTATGCAGGCTTTTGAAAACCTGATTCAAATAGTCAGCCAAGGCTCTACCAGAAGAGGTAATTTCGCAGCCTACCTGCCCATAGATCATGGCGATATCATGGAGTTTTTACAAATAAGGACTGAAGGTTTTCCGATACAGGATTTGTCATTTGGAGTCTGTGTTCCAGACTACTGGATGCAAGAAATGATCGACGGAGATACCGAAAAGCGAAAAGTATGGGCCAAAGTACTCGAAATGAGGTCGAACTTTGGATATCCTTATATTTCTTTTATTGATAATGCTAACAATAATACTGCTGATTGCTACAAACAACAAGGTTTGAAAATTACTCACTCAAACCTTTGTAACGAAATATATCTTCCAGACAACGAAGAAGAGTCTTTCGTATGTGATTTGAGTAGTATGAATATTCTTTATTATGATGAATGGAAAGATACTGATGCTGTAGAGCTTTTAGTATATTTGCTTGATGCAGTAATGACAGAATTTATTGACAAGGCTAAGAAAATAAAATTCATGGAGAGGTCTGTCCGGTTTGCCGAAAGGCATCGTGCGCTGGGCATCGGCTGGCTAGGCTGGCACAGCTACCTCCAAAGCAAAATGATTGCTTGGGAAAGCATGGAAGCCAAATTCCATAACACCACTATTGCCAAAAATATAAAAGAATCTGCATATAAGGCAAGTGCTAAGTTAGCTCAAGAATATGGTGAGCCTGAAGTTTGCCAAGGATATGGCAGAAGAAATACCACGCTTCTAGCTATTGCTCCAACAAAATCATCAGCCTTCATACTTGGTCAAGTTTCAGAAGGTATTGAGCCTCACAGAACTAATTACTATATCAAGGACTTGCAAAAGGGTAAGTTCACGGTAAAGAATCATGAGCTTGAAAGCCTTTTAGAATCAAAGGGCAAGAATACTGATGAGGTTTGGAAAAGCATTCTTATGAATGCTGGTAGCGTTCAACATCTTGAGTTCTTGACGGAACATGAAAAAAATGTTTTCAAAACATTTGCAGAAATTAGTCCGAAAGAAATTGTGATTCAAGCAGCACAGCGCCAAAAATATATTGACCAAGGACAATCGTTGAATCTTATGATTCATCCATCCATACCTACCAAGGATGTAAATGCCTTATTAGTTGACGCTTGGAAGATGGGTGTAAAAGGTTTTTACTATCAAATATCAATCAACGCAGCACAAAACTTTGCAAGATCAATTCTAACCTGTACCTCTTGCGAAAGCTGATGCACAATAAACTACAAATGGTCCTAATCAATCTTGACTCGGACTTCGAGCCATATGGTTCGAGGTCTAGGTCAGATGATTGGGGACCAGATTGTAGTTGTGGATGCAAAAACTTTATTAAATTAGAAGGAAAATTAGGATCGGATTGGGGTGTTTGTTGCAATCCTAAAAGTCCTAGAAAGGGACTTTTGACTTTTGAGCATCAGGGATGTTCTTTTTTTGAAGAATAAAATTTAATACACTCAATTAAATGAAATAATAAAAATGTTGATTCACTTTGTACTTTCTGTACAATTGAAAAAACCAGTCACAGGGAAAAAATATGGCCAAGTACATTGTTGTTTGCGGTGGTGTTATTAGCGGTACTGGCAAGGGAGTTTCAATAGCTAGCCTTGGACTTTTATTGTCATTAAGAGGCCTTAAAATAGTCCCTATTAAGTTCGACCCCTATCTAAACACGAATGCTGGTGTTTTGGCTCCAAGAGAGCACGGAGAGGTGTTTCTGTGCGACGATGGGTCTGAAACAGACCTTGATCTTGGAACCTACGAAAGAATTATCAATTGCCAAGTAAGTTCAAAAAACATACTTACTTCTGGTACTGTATATAAAGAGATACTAGACGAACAAGATAATGGTAAATACTTGGGTCAAACAGTTCAAATAGTTCCACATGTTACTGATAAAATTATTAATAGATTGCTAGACTTAGGTAAAGATGCAGATATTGTTTTAATCGAAATTGGTGGGACTGTGGGCGATTCGGAATCATATCCGTTCCTTGAGGCAATTAGGCAATTTAAACAAAGAAATTGGAATGATGTAATCATTTCTTTAGTGGCACCAGTTTTGTGGGTTCCAACTATTAAAGAGTTCAAGACCAAACCATTTCAACAAGCGGTTCAACAAATGCAAAGCTCTGGCCTACAGCCAGAAATATTATTCTGTAGAACAGACCGTGAAATACCAAAGTCTATTATGGACAAGATTTCAAACTTAACTAATGTTCCAAGGTCCGCAGTATTCGAGGCTCCTGATGTCAAATCTGTTTATCAAGTTCCAATAGAATTTTATAATCGACATGTTGATGATCTAATTATAGACAAGTTTCATCTTACCCGAAACGGAGTCAGAATTCATAAATATCGTGACTTGGTAGAAAAGTATATCGGTAATGAAGAATTAACGACTGTCAGAATTGCCGTTCTGAACAAATACGATAACTGTGATGAGGCATATTTAAGCCTTAAAGAGGCCATTTTTCATGCAGCAGTAGCCAAAAATGTTAAAGCTGAAATAGTATGGATAAATGCCGATGAAGCAGAGGCATGCAAAGATGCCAAGTGCTTAAATAAGCTATTCGAAAACATAGACGGACTAATTGTTCCCGGTGGATTTGATGTTCGTGGCGTAGAGGGAAAGATAAAAGGGATTAAATATGTACGGGAAAAGAAGATACCATTTTTAGGAATCTGTTTAGGTCTTCAATGTGCTGTTATTGAGTTTGCTAGGCACTTAGGATTGGATGAAGCTACTAGTGAGGAATTTGATCCGAACACAAAGCATCCTGTCGTTCATTACATTCCGGGACAAGAAAAAATCACGAAGAAGTCAGGGACTATGAGACTTGGCTCATATGCCTGTGAGCTATCAAAAGATTCATTGGCATATGATTTATATAAAAAGAAGACAATACACGAAAGACATCGGCATCGTTATGAAGTTAACGATGAAATTATCAATGTTCAAGGTTTTGAAAAAAAGGGCATGAAAGTGACGGGAAGAAACCCAGAAACTAATCTAATTGAAATCATGGAGTTAAATCAGGAAATTCATCCATTTTTCATAGGAACACAAGCCCATCCTGAATTCAAATCAAGGCTTCAAAGTGCCTCTCCATTATTTATTGGATTGATGGAAAGTGCAGCAAAGAGAAAGGCTGAGAGCATAAATACAGCATGATAAACGAATATAAACACGATGACCTAGATTTCAGGTCTTTCGTATTAAATGAAAATAGAGCTTTCCTTGGGAAAGAAATCGGCAATATTCTTACATCTCTGCAAGAGATACAAGAAGAAGCCAGTAAAATAGGGACAAAAAATTTAGTTAGGTTCACCGATAAAATTGTCTGTCAAGTTAGAAGCTTGCTTGGTGGTCATTGGTCTGGTGATGATATTAAGTTTTTAAAATCCATGCAAAAAGTTGGAGTTGCTCTTGCCAAAGCGCTCGAAGAAAATGATAACTTGGAGCAAACAATAGGTAGCTGTATTTCCGAAATAGAAGCTACTTTGAAGAAAATGAATGTTCCTGTAAACAACTTGGCTGTCACTCCAAAAGAAGCAGGCCCATCACCACAAATAGAACCAGCTAATACTTTGCCTCCAGCAGCCCCAGAAACAGGTCCAGAAGGCATGTCAGGCTTTACAACTAATCCTCCCCAAAAACCACAGGCACCACTAGGAGAACCACCTATACAATAATGTGTGGGCTATTAGGATACATTGGAACTAGCAAAAATCCAAAAAAAACTGAAGAGCTAGTTACAACGCTATTTGATAAAACTCAAGCCAGAGGCATTGATGCAGCTGGATTTTATTGTGTTTCAGAATTTGAAGAAAACAAAATTTATTACCACAAGCAGCCCGGACCATCTATTGATTTGATCAAAAAGACGGTATTCAAAAATCTATGGGATAAAAGAACTAATCTTGGTTTATTTCATTGCCGAGCAGCTTCTACTGGTGTGGGACTTCCATCCGATAACATAAACAATCATCCATTTGTTAGCGAAGACTTATCCAAAGCAGTAATCCATAATGGAATAGTCATAAAAAATGAACTTGGTTTCCTTAAAAATTTTTACCAGACAAAATCTACATGTGATTCAGAAATAATACTTAGAATTTTAGAGCAAGAAGACAAAAGTTATCTTGATAACTTATCATTTTTTTTGAATTATGCACACGAATCACATTTCTCAGTAGCTTTTACACAGAACAGACAGAATGAACGAAAGCTTGTCTTGTTCAGAAACAAACAAAGACCGTTGTTTTATGCAGACTTGTTGGAAGAACTAGGACAAATATTTTTTTTCAGCACAGAAGAAATATTTCTAAGCTCAATTGATGATTTGAAAAACAAAGGTTTGAGCCTAGGTCAATTTAAAATTACAGAAATAAATCCATATGAGATATTTGAATTCGTTTATAAAAAAAATTGCAACATAGAAAAATATATGCATGTATTGAATCAAGAAAATAAATACATAGACACTCCAAAAGATTATTATTTTATAAATGATAGTGTTAGTAAAAAGTTTGAATCTGATAAAAACAATTATAAGCAAAACAATCTTGAGGAAGATTTAATTGACTGTATTTTTGAACTACAAAACCAACAAACTAAGCTTTTAACTAAAATAGCATCTTTTATACATTATAAAAATGTAGATTGCAAACAATATGAAGATGCTGTTTCAACAATAATAGAAATAAATAAAAAACTTAACTCTCTTAATTTAAGACTATAGGAAATAAATATGAATTTTGATGATCTAGATGATGCTTACCATGTTGAAAAACTAAAAAATAAAACAAAAAAAGTTGATGGTGGTAAAAAGGGAAAAAGGGTCGAGAGAGAAATCGTAGGTATTTTGAATAATCGTTTCTCACACTTAAAAGAAAAAACATTCAGTAGGTCTGTAGGTTCAGGAAATAGATGGGCTCAAGTCAAAAACCTACCCAAGCATGCCAAAGACACGCTAACAGGCGATATTTGCTGCCCAGAGGGTTTTAATTTCGTAATTGAGTCTAAAGGCGGTTACAACAAAATCGATTTAAACTCGATTTTTGAAAGCGGAAACACAGAGCTAGATAATTTCTTAAAACAAGTATCTGATGATAGCAAAAGATGCGGAAAAATGCCTCTTCTATTCTGGAAAAAAGATAGAAGACCTTGGCTGGCATTTCTCCGCACCGAAGATATCAAAGGTGAATATGAGTATAAAATAAACTATAGAGAGTGGACTTGTGTTCCAGTCAAGGAACTTTTAAAGCTCTCTGACGAATTTTTTTTTACTCATAATCCTCAAGCATAAACTTGGGAGATTTTTTTGGAATATGATGAGTATAGTCTTCCGATAGAAACCAATACCATCTTTCTGGCTTTTCGGGATTAACATCTGTTCCTCCCCCATCAGTAACAATCCAAACGGCATCAGGATATTTGCTTTCTGTCTCTCGCATATGCCTTTGAATATCATCCTCTATAATATCGAAAGCAGTCCCTCCTCCAACCGGACAAGCTTCAGGATTTTTGATATCAACATGGAATACATCAGTATTAAAGACATTGAGATTAATGTCAAAATACTTAGGATTCAAACTCATAGCTGCTTTGAAGAATCTATCTTTTAAATGATAGCAGCTTCCTGAAACATCCAAATAGAAATGCAGCTTGATTTTTTTCTTTTCAAGCTTGCAATCTTCATCATCCAGTTCACTAGGAAGAAATAGATTGCGATCCAACTCGCTGTTTCTGCGATGAATTCTAGCCCATTGCTCGGTTTCATAATCAAGATTAGATAAAGCCTTGACTGTCCATTTTTTAATGACAGTCTCCCACTTCTCTTTTTTCTTCGTCTTTAAGATTTCGTCTGGGATTACATATATTAGGCTAGAAGGAGAGGTGCCAGCTTTTCTGCCATACTCATCGTCAACCTGCTTGTCGAGAAAATTCCGCAATTCTTTTTTTTCATCATTGCTTAGCTCCTGATCAAGCTTCTTGATAATATTCGAGAAATCATCACCTTGATCGGAGAATGTATGGCTATCTAAAGTTTTATATGGTTGAGACTTCCCTTTTTGTTTGGAACCCTGACTCGATTCAGGACTAGGGGTTCCTTTTCCTTGACTAGGAGAAGGTGTGCCGTTGTTGTTTGAAGGTGTACCGTTGTTGTTTTTAGATTGCGGTTTTTTCTTACGGAGTAAATTCAAATAGAATTCAGAGCATTGATCATCTGGAACAGGAAATCCCTTGTATTTTTCATTAGGAAATACGGTATCAACCCAGCAAAGTTGCTCATGTTCTGAAATCTGCTCACGAACAAAACCAAACCTAGAAACCAAAGAGTGGTTGACTGCAACATCCATAGCTACATTCGCAATTTCTGCAAGCTCTGGCTTATTGAAGCGTTGCCCATGGTTCAGCAAGATATGCAAAGCTTCATGGCAAATCACAAACATTTTCTTATAAAAAGAGCAGTCATTCCAAAAATTTGGATTGAATTTCCAAGTGATGCATTGTCCAACTTTATCAAACTGTACACAGGCAGTCGGAATCTCGTTGGTAAAAACCGGCTTGCCGAGATGCCACATTTTATAGAACACAGCGTGATACGGCTCAAGCCCTTCGCAAATCTCAAGCCATTCCTTTTTAGACATTTGTTCAACTTGATTAGCAGGCTGTGAGAGTAACATTTGATCCTCCTTGGTTATTGGTAGTGACATCATAAATAGCGTACTGCTTCAAAAGTTTCGCCATCTCAGCCAAGTCAGAATCAATCCTGACTACATCATTGTTTACGCATCGGCTCAAAAGAAATTTCACGACTGAAGCCAAATTTGCAAAATCGCTGCTTTTCAAGGTAGCAACAGAGGATGAGCAAACAATCTTCTGAATGATTTTGAGCAAACCAACAGCAGTATCGCTGCTGATATCTTCTGTAATGTAATTTACTACTCTTTCATAAAGATCAACTTTCTTTTCGATTGTGTCTATTGAAAAAGTATTCATTACTGAAATTCCAGCTGCAATACCTGCGCTGTTAGAATGGCTAGACTTACGAGTCGGTTTGAAAGGCTCAACATCATCTTTTGGTGATGGTTGATAAGGCGCATGATGAAGATCAGGCATTTCAGCTTTGATCTTGTTGATAAGCCTTCGCACCTTCGCTTGCAGGTCAGCATTTGTGCCAGTCACGATATTCTGGAGAATGATTTGATAATCATGAGATTCACGATTACGAACCATATACTCAAGCACTTTATCATTAGTTGACATCAAAGCCATCAGCTTTTCTTTGTTGATAAAAGGTAAAAAGTAGTTGAAATACTCCTTATCGTTGAGAATGTATCTCAACGCACTATTGCAATTATTTTCGAGAGAAAACCAAGCTTTGGTTGACTTTGGTTCTTTTTTGGAAAAAAACTCCTTGAGTTTACTTTCAACAGAACCATTCTTAAGTGAAAGCCTAAGTTTGGTTATATTTGCGCTGATAGGTAGAACGAACTCCATATCCCCGCCATTCACATAATCATCCAAAGCGTACTGAAGGCGACGAGGAGACACCTTGTTCTTTTCGGGTTCAGGAAGTTCGTTCCACCACTCGATAGCAGCAGAGGCAGCAGCATCTCCATAACGCTTCACGAAGAAATCTTGATCGCAAGCATAAGGAAGCGCTACTTGAACTTGAAAACGATCTTCCTGTGCGGGATCGATCTTTTCGACATCATAGACATCGTCTTCAGTAGCAGGGTTTACAGCAGCCCAAACACACTTCAAGTTAGGGAAAACAAGTCCGTTGATTGATTTCTTTTGAATCAACTCCATGACGGCATTACGAACCTTTTTGGGAGACCGATTATACTCATCGAAAAAGATAGCAACAACATTGCCTTTATACAGATTCTGCGGACGGATGATGCCAAGATATTTCTCTCCATTCTGATCCAGTTGTTCCTTGGGCACACCGATGAGATCAACCCAAGGGTCAAGTGTGCTTGCACTAAAGTAGAGATAGGTATCGTTTTGTACCAGACCATGGCGCTCGAAGCAGGCCTGAATCCTAGCGGTTTTACCAACGCCGTGCTTGCCAGAAAGCAGAACATTTTGATTTGTATTGAACCAATGATCCAGACGCTCATCAGTAAAAGTAGCCATTTAAAAATCCTCCATAAGTATTGATATTGAATCTTTCAGAACATCATTAGGAGAAACCAAAAATAGTTTCGCCAGACTGATGACATATTACTAAGCTGAATTATTTTTGACTACTAATTGAAAATTTGCAGTTGGTTTCTTTCAGAAATATAAATGTTATCTCCAAGATCAAGTTCAAACCATATATCATAAATTCCAACTTCCATATCACTAGTATCTATCATATAATATCCAAATCGTTTTTCTCTAAAAGTTACAGGCTCTCCCTCAACGATCATCCTTAAATCTTGCTCTTGTGGCAAGCAAGCACCTGATCTTTGCTCGATAGATACTTTCATCTGTCCGACGATTGCTAAATTTTCATAGTATCTTTGTAAATCTGTTCCTTTTGGCACATTAGGAGTTACTTCAATAATTATGTAACGCTTTGAACCCTGTCTTAGTCTTGATGGTCTAAATGCAAAATTGAAATCGTAAACAACTGGAATTGGAGTTGTATACCAAAGATTAGGATAGATAGTGAATGGGTTTGTAACTTCAGAAACTTCTTCGTAGTTGTTATTGAAATTTACAGTCCAAACATCAACATAATTACCAATAGTGTACTGGTTTTCTTCAACTAATATTTCGGTATAGTATTGACCAGTATCTGTTTGTAATATATCAACAGGTTCAATTGTTTGAACAAGTGTTCTTGCAGCAGGGTCGTTAATCCCGGCTCCATCAGCCAATTTGTAAATATCTATTTTTACTATGCCTTCAACATTTGCAAAATTATTGCTATTGTAAAAAAACAATCTAAGGATGACTGTGTCACCAACGACTGGATTTTGGTATCTCTCTTTTACTGCTGCCATCCTTTATTTACCTCATTGGAAATCATTTTTTATTTTTTTCTAGCTCTTCTTGTTCCATGTTTTTCTGTTCGATAAATCTTTCCATGAGGAATCGTCTTTCTGCAACTTGCATTCTGCCCCATTCCTCACGACTCGTACTTAAATGATATCTAAAGAAAAATATTTCTTCCATGAGGTTTTTCCATAAAATTATGCTTGGGTTTTCTCCTTCTTCTTGCCCCTTGGGAAGAAAAAATTTGCTTCAAGTGGTAGTTCGATAGTGAATTCATCAGATGTGAGAGGAGAAATAACTGTAACTTTGGTATCGATACCAAAAGGAGGTTCTGTGACCAAATTACGCAAATAAGAAACATCTTGAATCGGTAGATTCTTGATCAATATCTGAAGTTCATGTTTATCTGTTACTCCCTGAATTTCTTCGATAAGCTGAGCAGTTCTGTAAATCAAACTATCATCAGAACCATTTTCACCGATGTTTTTTAGTTTCTTCTCTCTGTATTCTTGTAGCGCAATCTCATCTCTTCCTCTACTCAAACGATATGTGACTGAAAGGTTGCTCTTCGGAAGAACATCCATCAAAGTAGGGCCATAATCAACAGGGCAGTTTTCGACTTCTAAAGTATCAAGGTCAATAACAGTAGTAAACTTACGATCACTTTCTGGGTCTTTGATTTCAACTTCATACTCTGTACCGTAAGAAATGCCACGCAAGTAAATCAAGATAAATGTTCTATCAACAGATAAAAGATTTTCCGGCTTTATGTTTTCTTGAATGCACCTTGAGAAAATCATATTTATTGCAGTACCCTTTTTCACAAATCGTGGTGTGGCTAAGATTTGCTCTTCTTCCCCTGTCATAGGTCGAATATGTAGCACCCCATTAGTAGGGCCATCTGTGCCGTCATAAAAGCGCCCCATAGATGGCAAAGTAACTTGCTCATAGTGGCTCGAATGTGATTTCAAGCTTTCGAGAATACTTTGTAAATTGCCACTAAAGTTTTGCGAAAATGTATTTATTGAAGGTGCATTAGTAAAAACAGGCGCTTGTTGTTCAGGAACACCACCAGTCTTTTGTAGGCGTTCTAAAAGCTTGGGGGGAATGTTGCCAGAAATTTTTACTTTTGATTCGTCTTCAACTTCCATTCTTTGGGCAATGTGTGGGGGAACGGGTTCGGGCTGCATGGCTGGGTTAAAAGCCGGATGCTGATGCGGGAGGTTCTGCATTGGATTAGATTGCTGTGGGTTTTGATTGGGTCTTTGTGGGCGATAAATCTCATCAGTCATTTTTTCTCCTAATTTCACAATTTAAGATTATAATAGTTTATGCCAATTATTTTAACTTCGAAAAATATAGAAGATATTATATTTAAGAACAAAAAAATAACATCAAAACTAACAAGGCATAAACATATTTTTGATAATTGGAATATGTCTCAAGTAATTCCAGCTTTGAAGTTTATCAGATCAGAAAGTATTTCAAAATTATTGAAAAACATAGATTCGGATGACATTAATATCTTAAAATATATATTACAAGATGATGTTATTCTTCTTAGAGACGATTCATCATTAGTCCATAATGTAGACGAAACTATAGAAAATCTTGAATTTCAAATGCCAGAAGACTTTAATTGTATAGACTTTTGCTTGTATCGTAAAAATAATTTTATAGGAGTAACATTATGGAAGTAGTGAGTCTTTTGTTGTGTCTCATAGGAACAGTAGGCATGACACAAATTATTGTTGAAAGTGAAATATCTAGCAAATTTAAATCTCTTATAGAAAAAATTGTCCCGGTTTTTTTGATGAAGATGCTTAATTGTTATCAATGCTCTGGATTTTGGTCAGGAATTTTCATGGGACTAATTTTCTTTTTTCCACCACAATTATCTTTTTTTGATGTCGGTAAAGTATTCGCTGTAGGATGTGCTGGTTCTTGTCTTTCTTATTTTTATGCTATGCTTCTTATGTATATTGAGGCTAATACACAAATTAAAGTTCATGAATAATAAATCAACATTTTGGTGTGAAAAGTGTGCAAAGAAGTATTATTATGATACTTCTGAAACTCATTTAGTTGAAATTCAACGAGCAAACTTGCAAAAGAAGATTCCTCACATTGAGCCAGAAACTAGTAAAAAAACTAAAGCGGAATATGTAGAAAGAAAAAGTTTTAAAAAATGTATGACTTGTGGATTTTTGTTGAAGGAAGTCAAAAATGAAAAGCGGTGATATAACACTACTTGATATAAAAACAGCTTTAAGAGATAAAAAATTCAGAGAAAAACTACCAGAATCTGTTCATCCAGATGTGCAAAAGTTTCTTAATAATCCAAATTGCACATGCAATTTTCCAATTTATGAAAAAATAATGCGTGAAGCAAAAAAAGCTTTGGAAGAATATTTCCCAGATAAAAACTATAAGTCATTAGATGAAAAAATAGAAAAGCTTTCGAGAAATAACTGGATGGTTATAAATTGTTCTATAGGTGAGCTAGAATCTAAACTAAAGTCGCTACGCCCCGGTAGAAAACAAATAGCAGTTACACGATACGAAGATCAAGTTACTGTAGTTGTAAATGAACTTGAAGAATTGTTTTGATCTGTGCTTATTACAATTTTTATATTCGATATTGTTTTTTTTACTGAGTCATACATTTTCTTAGCATAGTCTTCATTTCTGTCAATCCATATTGGTTGTGTATCGAATATATCTCTTTTTTGTTTAACGATCATTGCGTTCTTGTAAATGGCTAAAGACTTTTCATAAAATTTGTTGTCAAGTAAAATATCTGCCCATGCACACCACAATTCGACCATAGAGGGAGCCAGAAAAATAGCTACTCCTAAATGCTCCAATGATTTTTTTAAATTTTGCATCTTAAAGTTATAAACTAAACCACAGTAATAACGAATCATGACTTGATTTTGAATTTCTTTAGAATTGTGGAATATCCATTTTTCAGACTCTAGTAAGAATTTTTTGTAGTCTTTTTTTTCATAAATCGAAACTAAATCCTTACAATCGTCATCTAATATAGGACTTTTAAATTTTACTGATGTGTCTTGTAAAATTATTTGTTGAGAAGATTGGTTTTTATATAATAATTTATTAGAAAAAAATCGTTTTTGTTTTTTAATCCATTTTCCATCACTCACACAAACAAAGTTTGTTTTAACTTCGAAATCATCCAAACTAAAATGTTTGATACTTTCACTAGCATTTACTTTAAGTATGCCATCAATTTTATTTTGATAACAAAACTTTTCTAATGAATTTTTATCATTAAGTATCTTTGAATCGAAATATTTGAAGTCTTGATTTGTCGTTAATATTAAATCAGAAAATTTTTTAAAATAAACCTCTTGAGATGGGTCTTTTAAATGATCAATTAATATTGCTATCATTTATTTTTTCCTCAAAAATAGATTTAAATATATCTTTGTTCTTGACTAATGTTTTATTATTATCTAAAATTTCTATAATGTGAATTAAAAGATGTTTTTTTTGCGGATTCCATAAATAGTCGTAAAAAATTTCAAGTATGTTTTTCATTTATATTACCAAAGGAGAAAAATGTCTACTGAATATCTAAACAATAAATCATTTGAGATAATAATAATAAAGTATCAAAAAGCACAAAGAGCCAAGCAGAGGTTAAGCTTTTTGCAAAAAGATATGGAAATGCAAAAACGAATAGCTAAAAATCTTAAATCGCCTTTGATAGTTGATGAATCTGAAATAAGAAATGCCGAATTAGACTATGCAGAAGCACAACGAATTTTGGCAACTGCGTTTTACACCCTGTCACAAAACATAGTTAGATATGCTAAGTTTAGCCATATAGATGAAGATGACGCTGTACAAGAAGGCGTATTGATATGCTTTGAAAGAGCAGAAAAATTCGATCCGGCAAAAGGAAAAGCATTCAATTACATGACAACATGTATCCTAAACCATTTTAGACAGTTATGGAGATCAGCTAGAAATTACCAAGAATTGAAAAAGAGATACAATGACATACAACAAATAAGACTTGGAATTGATTTGATGAATAAAAGAAAAGACAAAATAAATAGTAAAAATTTTGATAAGTATTATGAAAGAAGATAGTTTTATCATTCAATGATTCATATAATAGTTTGTATTTCTTTTATAAGGAAAGGAATGACTGCTTATATGCTGTCTTAATATCATGCGAAAAAATTTTTTAGAAGTACTCGAAAAACAAGAAATTCTTCAAATTTTAGAAAACAATGGTTTCAAAGATAAGATTGAAGCTCTTCTTCTCAATGAAAGCAAAGTGTATACCAAAAAAGGCAGGCTTAATAAAAGCGGAGCATGTCGGATTCTTGGAATGAAGCCTAAAGAGCTTGAAGATTTTTTGAGTAAATGCAGAGAAACAATTAAGGCAGATCAGTTTTTAGACTAGTTTTTATATGCTCTGTCATATTTAATTGATATGTCTACAGTAACAACATCTCCATTAGACATATCTAGAGAGCCAAAATTGGCACTTTCACAATAAGCGCCTTCTAAAATCCAAACATCTAAGGGATTTCCACAACCATCTAAGGTAAAAATCCGACACAACTTTTTATGTGGGCTACTCTTTGTGTAAAGTCCAAAATTAGGGTTGTAAATCTGTAATATCCAATTCCATACCGGATTATTTGATGAAATGTCATATAAAGTTATGTTAATCGGATCAAAATTCGGCCTTGATGGAAAACTAATGGTTTCTTGCAAGTGTGGTACTGTTATTGAGTCAAATTTTATAGACGGTCTTCCAGCTGTTAATGACGGCCATGAAAATATGCCATCATCACAAACATCTGGAATCGTAAATAAATAACGAAATTTCCTCTTGAAAACTGTTTGCCAAGCCCAAGATATTCCAAGTAATTGCGCCACTATAATCCTCCAAGATTATTTATGTTTTGATATGAAAAAAGGCATCAGTAAAACTGATGCCTTTGAGGTATTGTTTAATATTCAGAATCAGCAACCATTGAATACTGGCTGTGCTCCAGCCAAGTTTGTTCTGTTCATGAACTGGTATTTCATGCTCACGGTGATATCGCATTGGTCGTTTTGATCATAACCCAAATCACCAAAATCAACACTCTTGGGCCAGCATAGGTACATCGTGAATTGCTCTAGTCCATTACCGCAACCATCAAGCATGACGAGCTTAGCTGTTGCGGTGTAACCACCGGGACCAGTTGCCCTTACTGCCATTCTTGGGTTGATTGGGCTGCTGCTGGGGGATAAGAAGTCATAGACTCCACCAATCCAGTTGTAAAGAGATAACATGCTGTTATCGCTATCAACGATATCATAGTAAACAACTTCGGCATCACCAAAGGTTGGTTTTCCCGGCATTGGCATATAGCCATGCAAGTGATGCACGGTAACTTCCTGCATATCAACGCTGGGCCTCTTTGTGGTTTTCACAAAGTGATCAGGAATGAAGGCACTAGCGTTGCCACCGATGCCATCGACTCTGAAAACCCATCTAAACTTCCTTTTGAATGTAACATTTTGATCGGCAATTTTGCCAATACCCATATTGTAGGCCATAAAAATCTCCTATCTAGTTATTAAACAACTACCTCAGTATTTTCAGTAAAGCTGCCAGTTCTGTGCAAAGAGAACTCGATGAAGATGAACTCTGCTGCTTTTACAGGCTGTACGCCAATTCTGGCTCTCATTTCGTTTCTGTCGATTACATCAGCAGTATTCAATTCTGCATCACATTTCACGACATAGTCATAAATGCCTTGGTTTGTAACTACATTTTGAAGAATACCCTTGCAAAGATCGACAAAGCGCTCTCTCAACTGCTCGGTGTGTGGGTCGAACAGCAAGGAACGACTTTGAATTCTGATGTTCTTTTCAAGATAAAACATCAATCTTCTTACATTCACTCTATCAAGAGCGGTGGGTCTGCGTTGTAGAGTCTTTTGGCCCCACACTAAGAATCCATCGATGTCGGGATAGGTGATAATTGGGTTGATTGCATTTCTGTTGCCATACATCAAGTCTCTCTCTGTTAGAGTTGGTTGAGAGTAGACATCTGTGATGCCGGGAACAACACCTCTGTTTACACCGGCTGGTGCAAACCATGGGAATGACAAGCTGTCACTTCTGGCGATTGTTGCTAATACGGCACCACTAGGTGGAACCCAAACATCTAGATTGTTGTAAGTGTCACGAATCTTGACCCAAGGCCAGTAAAGTGCGCCAAAGTCAGAGTCAAATCGGACGGTGTTAAGTGGATGAACACCATTTTGCCAGTCTATGATTTCCTGTGGTGTGAGACCAAGAGGAGGATCAACGATTGCCAAGCAATCCTGTCTGAGATTTTGGCAGAGATTCAGTAGAGCCACTACAACACTTGTTGAGGAGTGTCCGGGGACTGCAACTAGATCAATATCAATTTGCTCTGGCTCAGACAAGGAATATAATCCTGTGTATGCAACAGGGCTTCCTATCAAGAGAGCATCTTGAGCATCTGGATCAGTTGGAATACCATCGGTTCCACCAGACAAAGCAACACCAGTTGCTGGGCTGTTTACTGGAGGGGCAGAGATGGTAGTGTTGTCTGTGACTTTGATGTAATCGCTCACTAATGCCAAGTAGGTTCCAACATAGTATTGGGACATCTCATTCTTAGTTAGGTTGCCCCAAGCCTCAACAGGATTTGAGTTGTTGTAGACCTGAATATTGAAAGTTCCACCAGTTTCGTTGGTGATGACTACGCTAGTGCTGTTGCCATCTTGACCGGGGGAATCAGCTAGAACTGTGAATGTTGGAGTAGTTCCGGCAGCTGTTGGGCCGGTGAAGATGCCAGCTGTATAAGCGCCGACTGCATCGGAACTTGTGCTGGGAGAAACACCAGACTGAATGTTATTTGACATACCAAAGACTACATCTCCGGTGCTGGCAGGCTTAACGCTAATCTTGGCATCTCTACCGAAAGTTAGAGTTTTTAGTATTATGTTGTAGCCACCTTCTGTAACAGCTTCAAATCCTCCGGGGAGTTCAGCTGTGATGTAGTTGTTAATTTCATCAACTACATCTTGGGTGGTGTAAGGGCCACCTGACAAGAGGGTTGCTAGGTCAACAACTTGAACAACATCATCGATGTTCACATTGTCTGTGCCTTGAACAACAACCTGTAGTGTCAAGCTGGTAAGTGTGCTGAAGTCCCAAGTGTCTGGGGATGTGGAAGAACCATCATCAGGGAATTGGACGGCTGTGCCGGTAAGAACGGCAGGCTCCATGTCCTCACCCAAGTAGACAGGACTACCGGGACCAACAAGCATGTTTTGTACGCTGACAAACTCTAGAACTGCGCTAGGACCATAAGCCCAAGTAGTTTTAATTCCAACAGTTGGGTATCCGGTACCTTGTACGAAGAACTCGATTCCATCGACAGCATAGTCTAGCTGACTATTAAGTTCGTCAACCAAAGTGCTTGTTGAATAGGTTCCAGCCAAAACAACCAAGGTTTTTGCAGCTAGGACACCATTCAGCTTCCAGCGGAAGAAAGCATCGTCAGCAAAAGTGATTGAGTTGCCAACTGGAGAGGTTGCGGAATAGACGCTAATAACTTGGCCTGCTGGCAGAATAGGAGCGCTGGCAGTCTCGGCATAGGTTGGACTTGCAATATTGGTATCAGCAACACGAACAATCACTACCTCGTTGCTTACTTGCAAGGCAAGTTGGGCAGCGTAAACAAGATAGGGATCGCCAGACTCTGGGTGTGGGTTGCCAAATATGTTTGCGAGTTGTGTTAGTGTGGTAATGGTTGTTGGTGTATTGATTGGCCCCTTCGAGGCAAACCCAACTAAACCTATACGGTTCAAACTTGGTGTGGTTGGCACGAAGCTTAAATCTTTTTCGGTAATTCTTACCGAAGGACTGATTGTGTTGGAGGGAGGAAATCCCTTAAGTATTGCCATGTTTGTCTCCTATACTTAAATGTCTGGTTGATATAAGACCAGCCTTTTCTGCTCTATCTATATATTCAGTTGATCTCTCTTCTTCTAAATGAAAAATATTTTTTCCGTTTCCTATCCCCGGAATGTTCAAAACTGTGAAGCTTTTTGGAGCAAGTCGAGACTTGATTATTAGTTGTATCGGATGTCTTTTGTTGTTTTTTATTTCTATCATTTCAGTTCCTCAACCGCATCTTCCAGCCTGTGTAAAACTTGACTGATTTGGTCTTCATTCAAAGCATTTACTATATCAACCCTTGTTTTGAGAACCGCTTTTTCTCTCTTGATCGGTTGGGCAACATATGTTTCTGCTGTCAAACCAAATTGAAATTTTACGACTCTCAAAGCTTGATCTCCCGGTTCTGTTTGCAGGTTGTTCGCAATCGAACTTATTTTTACGGAAACTTCCCACAAAACGCCTCTTACTTTTATGTATGCCACAGGGCTGAATTTGGTAACAATTTGTTCCAATATCTGATTCATATCTTCTAAGTGCATGGTCCAAGCAAGCAAGGTGTATTCGATGTCTAACGGAATTCCTCTAGCGACACCAAAAACAGTATCTCTTTCGTACTTTTCTGAAGCTGTAAAATTTGGTTTTCCATCAGGACCATTAAGCCAGTTAATCGCCTGATGATATGTGTACCTAGCAGGTGCAATTGCATATCCGGTGCTGCTGATTGCAAGCATAGGAAGCTTTATTCTGTCAACTACCAAAGTCTCATCTTTACGAACATTCTCTTGGACAACAGCAGCAACCGCTCTTTCTTGAGTTGCCCATATGATTGGGACTGGATGCGCTTTACCATCCTCATCCAATATCACAAGATTTCTAAAAAGGTCCATTACTGCTTCATCACAAGCACGGACAGATTTTGCATATCGATAAATTGTGTTTCTATTAGGTGTATTCAAGTCATTTACAATTGCTCCGGTTTGCATAGGGTCGCAATTGTTTTCTGTTCCCAATCCTATTTTTTGTGTGAATACATCTGTGGTCCAGTCTTCAGGTACTGGAATCCCCATGTTATTTTGATTGTCCGGTGGTTTCTTCGTATATCCCGGAGGTGGGTCTATATTTTCTGAACGCCATTGGAAGGACTGTTCTTTGATATCATTCAAAGATTTTCCATAACTGTTTACATTTGGTCCGATTGGCTTCATAAAAATTCCTGTCTTTTATTTATTTATATTATAATGAAAAGTATTTTTAGATATCCGGGTGGAAAAAGTGTTTCCACAGTACAAAAAAGAATTCTTAAATATAAACCTAATGATATAAATGAATATCGTGAGCCTTTTGTTGGCGGTGGTGGAATTTTTTTTGCTATGGATAAAATTGAAAACAGATGGATTAATGATATCGATAAAAATTTGATGACCGTTTATTTGGCACTAAGAGACAGACCTGATGATTTCATAAACAAATGCAGACAAATAGAACCACAAAAACCAGATGAAGAAAAAGTCGCTACGAAACCGGGAGGAAAAGCTCTTTACAATAAAAGGCTTAAAGAAGTTTTTGAATATTTTGCTGAAAACGAAACATGTGATCAGGCATTGAGATACTTTTTTGTGAATAGAACGGTTTGGTATGGCAGAGTAAGATATGGTGTCAAATGCCAGATGTATTACAGTAAGCCAGAGGGTTGGAATATAATTAAAAAAGATTTATTAGAAAAAGCAGCTGTGCATCTACAAAATGTAAAAATAACAAGTACAAATTATGAAGAGCTTTTGTTGCAGCCATCAGATAAAAACTGTTGGATATATTGTGACCCACCTTATTATGTCAATTCTGAATTACCTGAAAAGTTAAAACTGTATGACAATAACTTCAAGTTTGAAGATCATGCAAAATTTGCAGATGTATGCAAAAACAGTCCCCATAAAATCTGTGTCAGCTATGATGACCGACCAGAGATATGGGAACTGTTTTCAGATAAAAGATTCAATTTTTATCGTGAATCATGGTTCTATGGTGGAACCTCAAGTGCCAAATCCATAGAGAACCATATTTACATGGATGATAACAACGAGAAAGTTGGCAAAAAAGTTGGCAAAGAATTGATCATCACCAATTATTAGGCCATGGGAGGAGCACCTGCTGCACCACCAGCCATTCCACCAGTAGCCATCTGTGCAGTACCTTCACCGGGAGATGCAGGCATGCCACCTTGACCACCTAAATCACCTGCTCCCTCTGGAGACTCCATTCCGGCACCACCGGGAGGAACAGGAGACATACCGTTGCCAGCATCTTCTGGTTGTTCTTCTCCCTCTTGTTCATCTCCTTGCTCTTCTTCTTCCCCGCCTGTCATGCTCTTGATTAGGCTGCTTAATTGAGACACAAGTTCTTCAACTTGGTTGCCTTTTTCCTCATCCATGCTCTTGAAGTTGTCAACCATTCCTTGAAGAGACTCAAGTGCTTGGTCAACTGAAGTCATATCGAGTTCTCCTTCGCTAGGAGACACATTGCTTTGATCTTCTTCTGAACCTTCTTCTGGTTGCTCTTGACCTTGAGCGGGGGCAGCTTGTTGAGCACCAGATGGAGCCATATCTCCAGCAGCAGCGTTGGGCATGCCAGCGCCTGCTGGAACTCCACCTTGAGCGGGGGGCGCAGCAGATGCAGCTGCCATTGGGTCTGCCATCTCTTGTTCAAATAGGTTTTTAGCTTGTAGAACTCTATAAAACTCATAAAAACTTTTCATTTGGTTTACCTTTCTTAAACAATTTTAAAATCGACATCGGGACTTTTATTCACCGAAGTGCCACTAACATCATCTTCTTGGAATCTCTGACATATGAGTTGAAGCCTAACAACTCCATACATTTTGAATTCACCTGTTTTTCTTTCTATAATTACCCAATTTTCCTTCAAAAAAGGAGTGAAAAGTCTTGAGCCAATTTTTGGCACATGGCCTAAATCTCTAAGTACTGCTCTATAATTGAGGTCGAAAATCATCTCGTCTGGAGAATCAATTCCGAATGCTGTTTGCATATTTTGACTTGGAACTGGTTCATAGGTCGCATAAAGTTGAACCGGATGTGGATTAAACATCTTGACCCTACTTTCAAGATAAATAGGGTCAACATTATTTGTATCAATATAAAGTTCGTGATAGAAAAGTGGAGTTCCACCTATCTTTATCGATTCTTCGTCCCAAGTATTGAATAAATCGTGTTCGGGTAGTCCATCATCAAATTGCTGCCTTGAACCTGTTGGAGAATAAGGCAGACCGTCATTACGATATATCATTGCCTAATGTCCTCACAAATTCACGAACTATATAGAATATTTCTATATTATCAAATCCAGTTGATTCGGAAACTGCATGAGTTTGGACATCATATCTTCTGCCTAATGTATATGCCTTTTCCCAGCTTTCTGGAGCATCTGCACAAGATTGAACTCTAGAACCTGTTTTCAAAGAAGAAAGTATTGTTCCAAAAATCCATGTATCAAACAAGTTTGTAATAACTTTTTGGATGAAGTCTTTGCTTGGAAAATCTGGCCTGAAAAATTTTTCTGCTAAGCTATGTTTTTTCTCATCATCAGTATTTCCAGTAATCGCTAAAATTTGATCGCAAGTAACAACAGCCTTGGCTTTAAGTGTTCCTTCAGGAGTTTTTATTTTTTCCATAGATGGAACTTTTCCAAGCATGCCAACCTTTTTTTGTTGCAAGTTGGCAGCAGCTACGATGCTGGCAGAGTCATTTTTTGCAGAGCAGTCTAGGTTTGCGACATCAACTCCAAGCTTCATCTTTTCATTGATTTCATCACGGAAATCAGATGGCAACATACAAACAGCTTGTACTGGGGTCATGCAAGTCTTGCCTTTTACCAATCCGAAAAGACATCTTGCAGATATTGCTTTTAGTAAATTATCATCGGTAACTACTTCGTCATAGCAGTATTCTTCGAATTTGGAAATAATCTCTTCTCTTGCCCGTCTTTCAGTTGATGCCCTTTGTACCTCGAAAGCTTTCTTTACACCACCGATACCAACTTGGTGTTTTCCAAATCTGGCCCCTTTTTCTTGTTTTTCTTTTTTGGCTTGCAAAGACTCGTCTTCGACACCACGAAGGGCTGGTTTAACTTGCAAAAGAGTCCAGATAATTTGTTTGTATAAATCTGGTTGAGTTTGAATCATATCCTTGATGTATTCGGAAAAATAAAACGCATAAGAATAATCTCTATATTTTGCAGCTTCTTCTGGTTTTTTAAAGACATTATTAATATCAAATCCTTTTAACTTAGATTGCGTTTGTTTGTAAAGATGGTCAAAACAAACCTTGCTTTTCTCTACAAATATAGGTCCAAGCGTATCCATTAATTTTTGTTTTGCTGCATTTTCATCTCTTGTAATAATGGCACTCAGAACATCACCATCTTTTGAAGCGACAGCAGCTGCTCGCCCCTGTCCACCGTCACCGCCAGTAGCATCAAGAGATTGAACTTTTTCTCCACCTAATTGTTGTGCTGCTTGGATGTCTTGCTTTGAGGCAGATTTTCCACCGTAAGCCAATACTTTTGCAAACAAAGATTGCTTTAAATTTTGGGCGTTATTTGCTAATTTTGTTTTGTTGAGCAATTCATTTAAGTCTGTTGATTGCGGAAGGTCTTCATTAATTATTTTGTTAATTCTGGTTATAATATTTTTAATTCCAAGTTCAACAGCCAACTTTCCTTTTGTTTCATCAAATTTATCAGATAATGCGTCAATGCCCTTATCTTTAAATTCTTGTATTATGGCTAAATCTTGAGACGATTTTACAAAATTGTTTCCAAGCTGTGTGTTGTGATTCAAAATAGCAGTAGCCATTTTTTTCAATTCCGAATCGTACCAAGATAATAAAACTTCAAATTTATCGCTGCTCTCTGAAATTACAGCAATCCATTCTTTGAAGCCTAACCCACTTTGAATACTCATGTTTACCTCTGTATATCGAATATTATATTTATTAAGCAAGCGATAAAGTTGGTGTGATTTGAATTTGTCCACCGCTTGAAGGAAGAACAAATGGGCCACCAGAGAAGGATTCTGCCCATAAAAGAACAGCTGTGGGGGAAGTTGTGTCCACAACATAATATCCCATAACAGTTTCGGCAGCGGTAAATGAAAATGTTACATCAGGAGAATATGTTGCTGTGCTAGTGCCAGAAACTGTAGCAGCAGTCCAACCGGCAGGGACCATAGTTGCTGCTGCATAACCAGCAGCAGTAGCTTCTGTGAAAGAAGCAGCAGTAAAGTTTTCGAGAATATCTCCAGCAGGGCTGGTGTATAGTTTCATCACTTGATTTCTGCTAGGTAAGGATGTAATATCACCCACTAATCTAATCAACATTTGCACTTCAGCTTCGTCTGGTACAACTAATGCCATAATTCCTCCGATTCTACTTTATTTATGTACTATATAAGAATTATGGTCATAAAAAATAAAGATGGGACTACATACCAACTTAGAAGACCTAATCCTATTATGGTACAACAAGATATATGGACTGATTTTGAAACACACAACATGCAGTTTCAAGAAGAAACAGTCGCTAATTCTAATAAAGAAACTATCAAAAATAAAAAAAAGATAAATCTTGGCAAAACTGTTGTGGACAGTAATTTAAACCAAGAAAATAGAGAAGTCATATCAGTACAATCAAAGCCAATTGTACTTGAAGCTCTGCCAAAGGAAACTGTTTCTCAACCAATTGTTATAAAAGAACCAGAACCACAAAAATCTGCTGAAGACTTTGCAGTAGAAAGGCCTCCAAGTGTCAATGCTAGCTTAGCAAATTACAAAAAAACTATTATGCATTGCATGCAAGCTGAATCTAAAACGAGAATAGATGACCTTTATGGTGAAAGAAGCACCAAAATAAAATATATTGGTAAATTCACTTTTGAGTCTATTTTGATAAATGAAGATGACTTTAATTTAGTATTTTGGACACATCTGGATAAGGTCACAAAACATTCAATAATTTACCCACAAAACAAAGAAAAAAGATGGTGGAAGATTAATCAGGTTAAAAATGCCCCAGAAGGATTTTTTATATACTGCATTCCATCTGAGTACCATCCGAATTTTGATTGACATTTGGAACAACAACAGATTGAAATCCCATTTGCTCTAAAGCCTGTCTGTGATTGTCAACAGATTTCATATATCCAGCCTCATAAATTTTGCCAAGGAAATGAGTAACTGCTTCAAGCTCTTGTTGAGTGCTGACTCCTAAGCATATTTTATAAACGACCGCCATGTAGTTTTTAGCTGAATCTCCCAAAAGTCCTTTGAGAGATTCAACTAAAGCTTGAGTTATCATAAAATGAACATACTGATTTGTTTGCTGATTTTCCATCACGAAGTCCTTGCGTTTACCTCGGCTTCTAGCTTGTCAATAATTGGCTTCAAAATTATAAATCCGGGATTATCTTTGAAATATGTCTTAATAGAATTGAGTAATTGCTCCAATTTTTGTTTGGAAAGCAATTTTTTGTTAAGGTTTCCAACAGATGTATATGTTCTAGTAGTCATGATTGCATCTGCCTTTTTATTTTCGGCAGTTATTTCTTTTACCAAATTATCGATTTGATTTTTGATCTCATCAGGTGTTTCTTCTGGATATTTCTTTCCTAGTTTTTCAACAACTGATTTTGCAATCGCTTCATAATTTAAAGGATTGGCATCTAATTGCTGTTTCAGTTCTTGCATGACACCAAGTCCAACCGGAGCAGCAGGTCCAGCAGGTTTGACAATATCAGATGGTGAAGGTGTGGTTGCTGCCGTTGTCACAGTCACATCGGGTGTGTTTCCAACAATTTTCTGCATCATACCAGCAGCCTTTTCAACATTCTCCTTGATTTTCTCATTTATGTGACCAATCAGGCTCTTGCTTAAATCATCTTCATCATTTTCGGGAGAAGCAGACATATATTTTTCGCCAATAGTGGCCAAGAAAGCATCTGTTTCTTCTTTAGCTTTAATGTTGGCTTGTAGATCATCTGCCATAGTCACATCATCATGCATAAAGTCTTTAACAAAATCATGGAATTGATCGTTGTTGAAAGGTTTGCCAGCAAAATTCTGCATGAAGAATTGTTTTGCCTTATCAGGCTCCGGGAAACCAGAGAAATCACCGTCTGATCCATTGCCAGATTTGCCATAGAGCTTACCAGCAATTTTTTGAATTGTTGAATGATCGATCTTTTTAGATGTATCTAAGAAATTAGTACATTTGATAAGCTCGAAGAAAGAGAAGTGTAGGTAAGCTAAGGCTTCCTCAAACATCTCTTGAATTGATTGAAGTTCAGATGCCATGTCTTTATGGCTCATGTCTGCGCTACCGCTCAATGAATTAGCTGTAGCAACAACCTGTGCAACAGCAGCTTGTGCCCTTTTAAGAAGAGAGTCCAAGCTGTATGCGAATCCGCATCGGCTGCTCGTAAGTCTTCTAAAATCTTTTTCTGGAGGGCATGTAACAGATGCAGCATATTTTTGAATATCTTCAATTTCACTTAACTCTACATCAACAGGAGCATCTCTTCTGGTTCTACGGCTACCACGACCGGCAATATTTTGTTGCAATAAGTCATTAATTTCAGCAGCACTTTGTTCTTTGCGTAAATACCTGCCGGTTGCGTCATGAAGTTCCATGCCATCAACGCCAAGCCTCTCCAAAATTCTTTTGAAAACCAAGTTCACAAGTTGTTTCTTGGCACTACGAAGAACCATTCTCTCTGGAAGGGTTCCCTTATAGATTGCTGTTTCACCTTTTTTGCTTGCACCGAAAGCTAGTTGCCTGTTGATGTTTGCTCTGATTTCGTCTTTTAATTTCGATCCGTCTTTATCAGCGTCTGGATTTGGGATTTTATTTCCAGATTCATCCAGCATATAATTTCCATTTTTATCCATTTTGAAAAGCTTGAACAAAGTATTGATTTTTTTCTCGTATGTATCTTGGCTTTCCTTGTGTCTTCCCAAGAACTTTTTGGCATCAGTATCATGGTTAGGATTCATTCCACCAGCCAAACCGTGTGCATCTCCTTGTCTGCTTAGGCCTCCCTCATGAGATGAATCAATGTGGATTGCACGAATCTTGCCAGAACCAGCAATTCTCTTTCCATTAGGATCAATCAATTCTGAATGAATATCGTAGTGAGAGCCACGAAGTTTGTCTTTGATACCATTGAATATCATTTTTTGATCATCAGTAGGGGCCGGATTTGCTTGAGGATTTTGCTCGTAAGCTAAAACGGCATCAACAGCATCAGCTTCTTTTTGTGTGATTCTTCTGAAGAAGTGTCCACCACCAATTACTGGATTCATTACTTTTTTTGTAATCTCATTTCCATTCTTATCCACTTCAGTAATTGTTACTTCCTTATGTGGAATGATTAAGTCATGTATGCCTTCGGAATCAACGGCTTGTCCCTTTGGACCAGAAAGTTTGCCTGATTTCAGCAACTCATTAAAATCTGCTTCTGCGTTACTTTTTGCTTCCGATTTAGGCAAATGAGAATATCTTTTTTCTAGGTCTTTTATCAAGATGTCTCTGGTCATGTTGTCCCTGAGACCTTCAGGATTTCTATTTTTATCTTTGTCTGCCAAATCAACAGAATCTTCTAAGTCTTGGGAATCAAGCTTTAGAATACCTTGCCCAATAAACTTCAAATAGTTTTGAATTGTTCTACGAATTGTTTCTTTAGTGGGAAGTCTGAATCCATCTGTTTTCAGGAATGAACCATAAGTAGTTTTCCCAGTTCTTTCGTTATATCTTTTGGTTACAACCTTTTCAGGATGCATCAAATCGTATCCGTCTTCTTGCCCGAAGTTGCCTTCAAGCTTTTTCACAAGTTCGTTGATATATGGATTTGCTTTAATGCGCTCAACGCCTTTGCCTTTCCTGAACTCAAATATCTCAGGTTTATCTGGAGCGGGATGATCTTCCGGCTTCACGGTGTTGTATGCATAATGCTTGGCAGCATTCCTTGCATGATCGTGCGCCAGATGTGCCTTGACCGAGGGCTGCAAGTTGGAGTAGACAGGATTGCTGTTGAAGTGTTCCAACTCTTGTTGATGATAATCATCAAATCTTTCCTTAAAAGCTGGGTCTCTCTTTTCTTGTAGAGAAGATAAGTAATTATATAAACTATTAAATCCCGGCACTTCACTATTATATCTTTGGTTCAACGCATCTATCCAATGCTTTCTTGGAAATTGCTGTAGAAACTTGACATCGTCTGGACCAAAAAACAGACTAGCTTTGTAGTGGCTACCTAATACGGCTTCATCTAGTCGATGAGCGTGTAAAATTACTTGCTCCAACATACATTTGGATGTCGAAATTCTTGAACGCAGGTATGCTTCATAAAGCTTTGTATTCTTTTGCATGTTAGATTCCTTTTTCTTTATAATGTAGTTATCAACTTTTTAGGAAAATTTGATACATATTTGTATGAGCACCTACACAAATCCAAATACGCTTTATATCAAAAAGCCTAGTCAAAACGCAAATTGCAATCAGAAAAACTATAATTTAGGCGTTTCTGATCCGCTAGATGTTGCAAAATTAAGTTCAAGACCAAATCGATCAAAAGTAAAGTCGCAATTAAAAGATTTCATTTTGTTGATGCTTGGCGCACCAGTAGTAACAATCGAGCTTGATGAACAACAATTAGATGCAGCAGTAGATTTGGCACTTCAAGTTCTTGAAGAATGGGCTCCTAGAGAATTCTTCAGATATTATGTTTTCAATACTATTCCGGGGCAAAGTATTTATGAAATGCCAGCGGATGTTGGTTACATCAGAAATGTTTTCTACAAAGAAACAGGAACTTTTGCTTTTCAGTCAAGTGACTTAGGTGGTGCATTGCCTGTTGAGTATTTTTATCCCGGTGGTGCATATGCTTCAATTCAGGGTGGCCTTATTGACCCAGTACAACCAATATGGGGCAGAATGGGTGAGTGGAGCCTTTACAAGGGGTACGAGCAAACTTATAGTAGATTGGCTTCCAATTTAGGTGGATGGGAATGGTACGGTGGATATCAACATATCAAGCTTTATCCAATTCCATATAGAAACCACAGAGTTGTTGTACACTACCTGCAAAAAAATATGGACTGGCCAAGAGTACAATCTGTGATGCAAGAAGGAGCGTTGGCTTATGCAAAGATCATGCTCGGAAGAATCCGCAGTAAAATTAAAAATCCTCCCGGTCCCGGTGGTGGAGTTCAATTAGACGGGGATACATTATTGACAGAAGGAAATCAAGACTTGAAGGATTGGAAAGAACAGTTGATAACAAGATATGGTGACATCCTACCAATTACTCTTGACTAGTTATAACGGTAGACTAATCATAAATTTTGAGTAAATATTTTATAAAAAATAAATGATCTGCCTTGTTTTGTTTATTGAACATAATTCTCTATAATTTATAGAGGTAATTATGATTTCAATCAAAACTGAATACCCTTTAGCAGACTACAGTAACGACTTCATTTATCCAGAAGGCGTATATTTTGATAACCGTGTTAATCATAAATTTGTAGCTCAAATAGAACACCTTTTTCGAAGGCCAATAAAGTTCTTAGATATTGGCTGTGCTGGTGGCAATTTGGCTCTTGAGTTTCATCGAAGAGGTCATCTAGCTGTAGGTGTAGATGGGTCTGATCAATGCTTGAATCCAAAGCCTGAGATCGTACAACAACGAGGCTTTTTGCCAGCTGGACATGAGAACTGGCAAAAGCATTATAATGAGGTCTTGTTCACTTGCGACCTTTCAAAACCATATCAAATTCAAGAAAATGGCAAACCTCTAAAGTTTGATGTTATTAGTACTTGGGATGTTCTTGAACATATTCATCCTGATAGTGTTGATTTAGCATTACAAATGGTTGCCAATCATTTGGAGGAAGGGGGTATTTTCCTTGGAAATGTTGCACTCTTCAGTAGTTTGGGTCATGGCAACACTCCCGAAATAGAGTACCATCAAAGTGTGTTTCCAAGAGAGTGGTGGGCAGAAAAAATAAGTAAATATTTTTCTATCATTAAGTATCCAGTTTTTGAGCACAATCGTCCAAGCGGTGGTGGCCATTATGTTTTTGCTGGCTCAAAGTATCCAGAAAAGAAATTAAGAAAAACAGTAATAAGTCATTTTTACAACGAAGAATATCTTTTACCTTGGTGGTGCAAGCATCATCGGGAAATTTTCGACCATGGAATTATGATTGATTATGCATCAACAGACCGTTCAGTTGAAATCATAAGAGAACTATGCCCAACATGGACTATTGTGCCGTCCAGAAACAAAGAGTTTTTAGCCTTGCAAGTAGACGAAGAAGTCATGGACATCATGGCTTATATCGATGGATATAAAATGGCTTTGAATACTACAGAATTTTTGATCGGTGATCTTGGTTTCTTAGATCAGCCAAATGCTCCTTCCAAGGTTTATATGCGTTGTTTGGCCATGGTTGATCCACCCGGAGAGTCAGAAAAGATAGCAAACTACGATATTCCTTTGCTAGAACAGAAATATCATGGTTTGAATTTCGAAAACAGTTTTAATTTGCGGTACACACGACTGTTGCATAACAGTCCAGAGCCATATGAGGCAGGCAGGCATTATTGGGTATCTCACCCGGAAGAACGATTGGCTGTCGTTTGGTATGGTTGGTCACCATACACAGAAAAGCTTTTAGCTCGTAGAAGACAAATCAGGAACAAGATGCCATCAATAGACCCTTCTAGCAGAGAATCTATTATCAATGGCGTTCAACATCGATGGACACCTGAAGAAGAGAAAAATGCCTACATGGATTGTGTTTCAAAAACAGAGGATTTGAGACCTATACTTTCGCAGTATGGAATCAAATACTAGGAGACACCTATGAATATATTACTTGTTGGTGGATGTGGATATATTGGCAGCGCTTTGTTTGATCGATTTCGTGATAAACACAATGTTTGGAGTTGTGATCTAAACCTTTTTGGTTGCAACAACTCTATGAATTGGTGTTGTAACTACAATAAGTTAGAAAAAAACGATCTAGAGAAGTTCGATATATTTATTTTGACAGCAGCACACTCTTCCGTCCCGCTTTGTAATGAAGATCATGCTGGTGCTTTGCAAAATAATGTATATAATTTTATAAATTTTGTACAAAAATTAAATAAAAATCAAAAATTAATTTATGCAAGTTCTTCTTGTGTTTATGTCAAAACTGATTTAGTCGGTGCAGTCGAGACCGATTCTTTAAATCCAAATGATATGCTTTCATATAGCAAAGCTACTATTGACCAATATATGCAGACATTTAATCCCTGTGAGTATTATGGTTTAAGATTTGGTAGTGTTAATGGATGGTCAGAAAATTTCAGGTCTGATTTGATGATAAATTCAATGACAGTAAATGGTTTGAAGCAAAGAGAATTGCATGTGTCAAATGGTGCCAATTATAGGCCAATTTTGGGTATGCGTGACTTGCTTAATGCTGTTAATAAAATAGTTGAATGCCAAGAAGATAAGAGAGGAATCTATAACTTGGCAAGTTTTAATGTCAATATTAGAAAAGTAGGAGAAGCTGTTTCTGATATCTTAGAATGTAAAGTGAATGAAACTCCCGGATTGGGATCATATGATTTTTGCATCAATAGTGATAAATTCAAAAAAGCATATGACTTTGAGTTTTTTGACACAGTCGAATCTATTGTCACATCGATAAAAGACCATCAAGAAATTATTTATCATAAAGATTTTCCTGCAAGAAAGGCATCGGTAATCCATGGGAAAATATGATTTATTGAAGGAATGCGTTGCTTGTAAGGAAAGCAATTATCTTAGAGAGTATTTAGATTTTGGATTGCAGCCTTTAGCAAACTCTTATCATCATGGAGTACGGTTGCCACACTATCCATTAGCTGTTCAATATTGTAGCAATTGTTCACACAGTCAGCTTACAGCTTCCGTCGATCCGAAAGAAATGTTCGAGCATTATTTGTATATCAGCGATACTAGTCAAACACTAACAGAATATTTTGAATCAATGTGTGAAAAAATATTGAATAGAAATCAAAATAAGCAACTGAGTGTATTTGAAATTGCTTGTAATTCTGGTTTGTTTCTAGAAATGTTTGCTCAAAAAGGTGCTAATTGTCTTGGAATTGATCCAGCTGCAAATCTGAGAGAATTATCCAGAAAAAGAAAGCTAGATGTTATAGTTGATTTTTGGAATGAAAAAACCGCAGCGGAAGTTGCTGAAGCCAATTCATTTGACATCGTGATGGCAATTCATGTATTACCACATGTGCCAGACCCTGTTTCTTTCTTGGCTTGGTGTAAAAAAGTTCTGAAACCGGACGGAAAAATATATATTCAAACATCACAATGTAACATGTTCTTGAATAATGAATTTGATGCAATTTATCACGAACATGTTTCTTATTTTACTGCTTTGTCTTTTGGACGCATGGCCAAAACTCTTGGTTTTCAAATTACGGGTGCTTGGAAAGCTCCTATTCACTCCATGTGTTTCGTATTTGAATTATCTATAGAAGGTGAAGATTGTGATGAGTACAAGGCTATGATCCTAGAAGAAATTCAACTTAACAGGAATAGTTTTGATTCTTATTTAGGGTTTGCAAAGAACGCAAATAAAATTAAAGAAGACCTCCTCAACCAGATTGCATACTTCAAATCACAAAATATGAAGGTGATTGGTTATGGGGCATCTGCAAAAGGCAATACTCTACTGAACTGGTTGAATAAAAAATTGGACTACATCGTTGACGATAATAGTTTGAAATGGGGCTATCTCACCCCCGGCATGGATATTCCTATTTCTAGCCCAACACAGCTGTATCAAGAAAAAAATCCCGTTGCAATTGTGTGTCTAGCGTGGAATTTTTATGATGAGATACACAATAATGTATTGAAAAATACAGATATATCGCATAAATTTATCAAATATTTCCCTTGTGTAGAGGTTGTTGATTGATTAATCAATCTTTTATTCTTTGTGCTGGCAAAGCTACTAGGTTATATCCAATAACACTTAATTCTCCAAAGTGTTTATTATTGGTAGATGACAAAAATACTGTTTTAGATTTGATAATTGATTGGTTAGAAAAACATGAGATAAAAAAACATATTTGCAATGCTTTTTGGAAAAAAGAATTAATTGTGGAATTTGTTAAAAATTCAACAAAAAATATATTGGTGTCTGAAGAAGAAGATATACTTGGTACATTTGGTGGAATCGTAAACGCTATTGATTTCTTAGATGACCAAATTTGCGTTGTTTATGGAGATGTCGTAACAAATGCAAATTTAAAACAGCTATTTGAACAACACGAAAATACAAAAGCTGACATCACAATTTTATCCGGCAAAAGTGAAACTCCTTGGACGGGAGGAGTTTTATTTTGTGACAATAAAAATAGAGTCCAAAAAATAATTGAAAAGCCAAGTAAAGAAGAATGTACATCTAACTTAATAAATGCTGGAATTATTATTATCAATAAAAATGTTATAGAAAAATATAAGAACGATAATCTATTTGATATAGCAAAAGATTTTTTACCAAGATGTATCGAAGATAAAATAAAAGTTTATCATCAAGAGATTGGAGATGATGATTATTTTATTGATATGGGGACTTTTGTAAACTACGAAAAATTGAAAAAATTATTTTATGATTATAACCAGAACTCCTCTACGAATTAGTTTTTTAGGTGGAGGCAGCGACTTTCCAGCATTTTACGAAGAGCAAGAAGGCTTGGTCCTTGGTGCTACAATCCAAAAGTATATTTACATAAATGTAAATGAAAAATTTGATCAAGATGTTCGGGTTAGCTATTCGAAAGCAGAAATAGTTGAAAATAGTAAGTTGATAAAACACGATATTGCTAGGCAAGTTTTATTAGATTATGACATTCAAAATCATTTTGAAATTTCAAGTATGTCAGATGTCCCTAGTAATGGAACAGGCATGGGTTCAAGCTCAAGTTACTGTGCTGGGCTGTTAAAAGCAGTTCATTACTACAAGACTGGTAAAATTTTAGAAGATAAAATATTAGCAGAAAAAACTTGTCAATTAGAAATCGAAAAACTTGGTAAGCCCATCGGAAAACAAGATCAGTATTTTGCTGTTTACGGTGGTTTAATTTCTATAAGGTTCAGTAAAAAGGAAATATCGGTCAAGAGAATCAATTGCAAAACAAAAACATACGATGCCTTACAAAAAAATTTGTTTTTAGTTTATACGGGGATCAACAGATCAGCTGATGATATTTTATCTGTGCAAGAAAAAAATACACGCACTAACGCTCAAACGAAAGAGGCAATAGGCAAAATTGTTGATATGGCAAAATTGCTTGAAAAAGATATACTGGAGGATAATTTAAGTAACTTTGGCGCACTATTAGACGAAGCTTGGAAACTGAAGAAGAAATATGCTGAGAATATATCAAATCCAAAAATTGATGATTTGTATCTGTTTGGAAAAAAGAACGGTGCTTCAGGTGGTAAGTTGTTGGGTGCTGGTGGTGGGGGTTTTATTCTTTTTTATGTTAGCGAGTCTGAACAGGAAAGATTTTTAAACAATATGAATGCATTCAAAGTCTTGCCGGTTAGATTTTCACATACGGGAAGTGAGATTATTTTCAAGCAATAAGTTCGACAAACCCTTGATTTCTTTCTAAATTGTGAGCCACCGCTGTCTTTCCGTCTATTCCGGGTTTGATGTCATTCACCAAAATTCTTTGTCCTCTGGTGGCATTCATAACCAGAACATCCCAGAAAAGCCCGAATGACCGTAGTTGCCTTTCAGTTACATCTCTCATACTTTCTCTTCTGCCAGTAAGGAGGATAATTTTATAAGCCTTTTTGTCCCACAAATCGAATTGTTCTTTTACATTAGGACAAATCTCAGGCGTTCCCAAAATCATATTTGGTAGATTGCCCATATGTTTAAAAATGCATCCATCAATATCGCAAACTACTGTCTTAGGTAGTTCTTCTAGTGTTTTGACATCCATTAGATTTCCTTGAGTCCGGGGGTATCTGAAGTGAATTTAACTAAATCGGCCTTAACATAAACGATCTCATGGAATTTGCAGAAATCATTTGGATAAAAGTTTTTGATTCTATTTAACTGGAATCTAACTGGAGTGTTTATGTATCTTGCCTGATCGGATTTGCAATAGTACCAAAAACTGTTGCTATTCCAAAATGAAACATGAGTTGGGTCTTGGAATGCTCCTCTTCCGTCTGTTGATGGAGTCATAGTTAGAAACCAACCATTATCTGCCAAGCAACGATATGCTTCTTTCATGGTATGAATAGGATTTTTAAGGTGTTCTAGTGCGTCATGTGCTCTGAACAAACCTACTTCACCATCTTCAAACGGCCATCGTTCGTTTAAATCAGCTATGATATCACCATTCAGCATATCAACGCTGGTATAGCCCAAAGGCTTGCTATGACCACCACATAAGTCTACTTTCTTGAGACCTTTTTCGTCACACCATTTTTCAACTATTTGATAGATGTATTTATCATGTAGGTCAAGAGTCATCTCTTGAATCTTAGCATTTTTTTCACCATAGCATGTGTTTTCATCATGTAGATGATATAAGTATAGGCACTTATTGATATGATACATTTTTCCATGAATATATGTTCTGCAAACAATATCATGATCATCACAAACATCTAGAGATGTGTCGTGTCCTCCTATGCCATGATAAAAATTTGCTCTCCAAGCACGAATGTGATTGGGTGCAAACCATATCTTGCTTATGGAAGTTGCATCAGGAGGAAATGATACATTTTGTATGAGTTGTCGGCCTTTGTAGTTGCATGGACGGGTCTTCCAGCCGAAGTCTGGACCAAATGTGCGTGAATTCCAGTTTTTATCTACATCAACGCAGTTTGAGTAGGCAAAATCAATAGTTGGGTCTTGAAAAGCTTTTGCGACTTCTTCCAAGCAATCTGAGAATAATTCGTCATCATGATCAACCTCTGCCAAAATATCACCAGTCGCCTTTTCGCAGGCAAATTTTTTCAAAAGCCCAATATTACCAGATTGATCACAAGGATAAATTTTTATTCTATCATCTGGAGGACTTAACGATATTTCTACACCATTATTTGGCACAATAACCCATTCCCAATTTTGGTAGGTTTGGGTTTTTATGCTATCATATAGCCTTTGTAAATGAATTGGATTATGTGTAGGAGTGAATATAGAAATCTTTAGCATTTGAGCCTTTCTTAGCAAGTTCCATCAGTTGAACATGAATCTGGAGTGGGCAAAATGTTTTCTGCATCGATTGCATCAGACTTTGCACTCAACTGATTATCTGAAGCATGTTCTTGTTCTATTGCCTGTTGTGATTCTTGGGTGGAATCATTTGTTGGAATATCTAGATAAAACACATTTACAATACTTGGATCAATTGAGTGCCAGAACCATGGCTTAACGAGCACCATGTCTCCGGGAGACATGTTTAATTCACATGTGACATCCCATGCCGATTTGTTGTTACAATTTTTACTTATAAACTCTTCTATATTTTCTTGAACTTGTATTACTTGCGAATAATTTTTTTCTTTATGTCTGTAAGTGTAGAATTTAGTTTTGCTTAAAGCAATTATTGCTAGAAAGAATGATTTAGGTTCAAAATTTTCAAAATGAATAAATTCATATGGCTTACGAAAACACCCAGAGTGTTTCCCAAGCGTGATACTTGTATTTAGTATTTGAGAAAATCCATGTTCTATACCTTGCGGAACAAGATAAAAATCTTTTATTTGTGTTCCAAATGTTTCTTGCTTGTAATCTAGCTTAGAGACAATATCGTATATTTGATTTGCATTAGAATAAAAATTTTCTACAAATGTAATCATAAACAATTTTATGGTGTCGGTGGTACACTTGTCAAATTTTCTTGTATTTTTTTAGCAACATCATAAGAATCATATGGACCTGCAAGACATTTAATCTCAGGAGAAGTTTCCAGACATACAATTTCAGGTTGATTATTAGCTCCCTCAACAACATAAAAAGTAAACTGAAGCTTATCTTGTTGTAAATCATTTTTTAACAATCCTGATTCTGCGACTGTTCTTTCCATGAAAGCTGCTGGTGGGGCAAACGGAGGAATAGGAGGCAAAGGACTTGGGGTGGGTGTGGGTGTGGGTGTGGGTGTGGGTGTGGGTGTGGGTGTGGGTGTAGGGGTTGGGCTCGATTTTGGAGGTAAAAATATCATAACTCTTCTCATGCTGATATATCTCCAAATAGCATCCAAGTATCTGTTCCAATCTTAATTATAGATGCGCCTGAATACTGTGCTCTTAGCTTATTGCCCGGAGTATAGTTCAAGGTTACTCCCACATCCCCTGCGATAGTAACTTGTCCAGCACCAAGTTGTGCGAAGTCAATATGTGTACCAGTTGGAAATGCGACAGATGAATTGAGTGGTACTGTCACAGAAATTGGTGAGCCATTATTTAATGTAATTAATTTGCCCGCATCAGCCAAAGCCAAAGTATATGTTGTGCCAACTTGAGTATTTATTAATTGAACATCGCCTTGTATTGTGCTAGACCAAGATAATGTTCCAGAACCATCGGTCTGCAAGAATTGATAAGAATTTCCATCATCAGCAGGCATAGTTAATGTGTAATTGGAACTTATAGATGAAGGAGATTTGATGACTAAGTAATTACTGTTATCAGAATCATAAAGCCGTAAACCCAGCTGGCTCATAATCCCAACATCCCCATTATCAACACGAATGCCAACGCCACTAGGAATAGTTGTTATGGTTCCAACCGATAGTTCTCCAGTTGATAGCACACGCATCCTAGGAGTAGCGTTTGTTGAGACAATAAAAGAGGAAGCGCCTCTAGTGCCAACCGCAAGGCCAGAACTATTAGTGTTGGCACAAAGTTCTGTTAAGGAGGCTGCTTGAACACCAATCAAGCCATTGCCTTGGTGGCCAGAATTATAGGCACTAAAAACCAAATCGGTATCAAGAGACTTTGCACCAAATTGTAAGCGACTTTTTGCAGCAGAACCTGAGTTCGGGTTTTCGATGTAAAAACCTAGTTGGCTATTTGCATTCAAATAAAGATGTAAAAGCCCATCTGGAGCTTGTGTTCCAATTCCTACATTTGTTCCATTGTCGAAAGCCAAACTATTTCCAATTGCAGTAGAACTAGTGAATTTTGCAATAAAGTTTTGTGTACCAGAAACGGAACCTGCTCCTTGGGCTCCCTGTGATCCTTGGTATCCTTGGTTTCCTAAATTACCCTGAATTCCTTGAATTCCCTGTGATCCTTGAGCACCTGATCCTTGAGCACCTTGAGCGCCTTGAGGTCCAGAGCCCTGACTTCCTTGATTACCTTGATTACCTTGATTACCTTGATTACCTTGGTTACCTTGGTTACCTTGGTTGCCTTGGTTTCCTTGGTTTCCTTGGTTACCCTGTCTCCCTTGAATACCTTGTATACCCTGTATACCCTGTGCTCCTTGAGCACCCTGAATACCTTGGGCTCCTTGAGGTCCAGAACCTTGAGCACCCTGAATACCTTGGGCTCCTTGTGGTCCAGAACCTTGAGCACCCTGAATACCTTGTGCGCCCTGTGGTCCAGAACCTTGAGCGCCCTGAATACCTTGGGCTCCTTGAGGACCAGAGCCTTGAGCACCCTGAATACCTTGGGCTCCTTGAGGACCA